TCCAGCCGGTCGTGGCGTTTCTGGTCGGACAGCCGGCGAAACAGCCGGTCCATCCACCAGCCAGGAGACAGCCGAGTCTCGACGTTGATCGCCACGGGCACGCACGCTCCTTCCGATGTCGTGGAGCAGTGCTACGCTGTTCACCCCCGGCCGGGGGTGAACAGCGAAAAGGAGAAACGAAGATGCGGAAATGGCTGCAGGAGCGGGCATGGCAGAAGATCCAGAAGAACTGTCAGGACTCCGACGATCCGAAGCTGCGCAACCGCCTGATCGACCTCGTCGACGACATCGTCGAGGCGGCCGTGGCGGGACAGACTGCCGACATCGAGCACGACAGCGAGACGACTCACATCACCGTCGAGCTACCCCTGGAGCCGGGCGGCAGCGCCCAGCGAACCATCCACAGCGACGGGCTGCGCCAGTACGCCATCTACACCGAGCGCCGGCGACTCAGCCCTGTCATCGGTCCGTCACTGTACATATCGACCCTGCCCGGCCACCCGGGCGCGGTCCATTTCATGCCCGGCAGCGGGTTTGCCACCGCTGGGGACTTCCTCGGGCATGTGGTGGCCGTGGTCTACGGGCCGTCGCCGAGCCGCTCGAAGTAAAGATCGAAGGCGTGCCGCAACTGCACCACGCACCAGGGATGCCAGATGCCGCGCCCGGCAAGCCACCGGCGGCCACAGCGCAGACACATCGAGGCTGCGATCCGTGGCCGCAGATCCCCGCGGCGCACGGTCTCAGCCGGCGCGGGGACGGCCGGAAACCACCTGCGGAACGCCTTGCGCATCTGCTCGCCCCTTCCGGGCAGCCGCCGGCCGCAGCGCATTTCGAACGCCACGGCCGGCGGGCCGTTCTCAGACGGTCGGGGCCGGCTCGCCGCCGTCGGCCGGCGGCGTGTCGGAGCCGTCGGCGTCACCGACCGCCACGTCCAGGTCCACCAGCAGCTGGCGGGTGGCGTCGGCCTTGCTCTGCGCGGCGTCCAGCGCGGCCTGGCCGTCGGCGGAGAGGTTCTCGCGGTCGGCCTCCATGGCCGCGCGCAGCGCCTCGTAGTCGGCGTGGATGTCGGTGACGGCTGCGGCCAGCTCGTCGAACCGGCCACCCAGCTTGCTGATCTCTTCGGCCTGCTTGGCCATGCTGCTCAACTCCTCGAGGTTGTGAATGATCTCCAACTGAGCGAGCCGGGCCAGGTCCTCACCGATTCCGGTGAGCATCCTGGTGATCCGCCGCAGGTGGGAGTGCAGATGTTCGTACTCGGTCTCGTACGTGCAATCGCGCATGCAACGGCTCCTCGCCGCGGGAGGTGGACTTCCTGCCAACGACCAGGCCGCGCTGGAGTCACGCAGGCCCGTCGAAGCGCCTGGGCTTGCCGGGCATTAGCGGACGCGGCGCGGGATGCGCTTGGGCCGGGCGCCGGTTTTTACCCCGGCCTTGATCGCGTCGTTGCGGGCCTGGAACGCCAGCACCGCAGCCATCGCAGCGTCGATCTTGCGCGGACTTTTCGGCAGTTCCTTACGCAGAAGATCACCCTCGGTGGTTTTGCGGACGTAGCAGTTGGCCAGGTGCCGGCGCAGCACCAGCGCCAGGTTCTTGCCATCATCGGGGCGGTCCTCCGGCGGCACGATCGACAGCTGGCGCTGCTCCGGGACGCCGTCCGAGGCTGCCTTCGCGGTCGAACGGACCGCCAGGTAGAACGCCTCCACCGCGGCCGCCATCCGGGTCCGGATGTTCGACCGGAACTCCAGCGGCTTGCCGGCGGTGGCGCGGGCCTTGAGCTGGCGTTCGTAGCGGGTGTGCCACTGCGCGATCCAGCTCGACCACATCGCCGGGTCGCAGTAGAAGCCGACCACCTTGTAGGTCGCGAACGCCACGTGTACCGCGGCGTCGACACCGGCCTCGTCGACGCTCCACTCCTTGTGCGCCGGCAGGTCAGCTGGGCGCTCGTCGATGTGCAGCAGCTCGAGGTGGCCGTCGCTGACCCGGCAGGCAACCAAGGCTGTGCTGTCGTCGTTGATCGAGCCGTCGAAGCCCAGGGTGACGATGTCGCCCTTCTGCAGGGCCTTCGTCGCGTCCTTGCAGGAGTCGATGTCACGTAGCGGCAGCCAGGTGTCCGACGAGCTCGTTTCGGCGTTGAGGAAGTAGCGCCGGCTGTCGGCCGGATCCGCCTTCAGGCTGTAGAACTCGTCGAGGATCGACGGAATATCGTTCCACTCGATAGCTTCGCCGAAGGCGTCCCTGATGGCCTCGACCAGCTGTTCCTCGTTGGTCAGGTCTGGCGCGTCGCCCCAACGGTGGTCGTAGAGCATCCTGATTCGGCCGCGTTTCTTTTTCTGCGTCCGAATCAATTCCGCCTCGCGGAACGTGGTCTCGGCGACCGAGTCCTCGCCGGGGGCGAACATCGTGGTGGTTTCGATGTACCACGGCTCGCTCGCGGTGCCACGCAATTTGACCAGGTTGCGGGTTACCGTAGTGTGCATTCGCCTAAGCTCGGCGGTATTGTACAGGTGACTTTCGTCAAAAACAACGATATTTCAAACCTTTGCCTGGTCCCCCATCCAGGCCACCTGAACGGGGGACCAGGCAAAGGTTTCCTTACCACCGTCTTTCGCGGCTGAGCTGGCGGTCGACGGCATGACGAACCCGCCGGCAGGCAGGTACACCCGAGTCCGCCCCGGGTCGATGCCGGGCACATGCGAGAGGGGGCAGTCCTCGTCGGTCAGGTTGTAGTAGATCGTGTCGTAGACGTTGCCGGTGTTGTGGGTCGGCACCGCCCGGCGGCCCACCAGGAATAGGTGGTCGTCGGTATCGATACCGATGCACTTGACCGGGACGGATTCGACCCGCTCCACCAGCGAAACGTGCCGGCGGCGCGAGCGCGCGTTATCGCCCAGCATGTCGAGCTTCGCGACCTTGTGCGCCAGGCGTGCCGGCGGCTTGCTGGCACAGGCGACAAAGTGCACACGTCACGCCGTAACCGACTCGCACCATTGTTCCGACCACTTGTAGCCCAGGGTGGTCAGCAGCTCCTCGATGCCGTCTATCAGCCGTCGGTCGGTGTTGGTGAATGTTGCGCGGACCGCGTTGTTCGCCCGAGCGAAACCGCCATCGGAGTCCATCAGCCCTTGCAACAGAGAATGCCGCTGCGCGGCAGAAGCGCGCAGGTAAACGCTGGGCACGTGCTTGTTGCCCAGCAGGCCGGCATTACGCAGGCGCTCGCGCAGAGTCAGCGCGGCAACGCCTTCCGGGCGCTTGCCGCGGCCGGCGTTGGTAATGCGCCGACAGGGCCCGCAGCTCAAGTGGATCGTGTCGGCGCTGTACTCGTGACCGTAAGCGCACAGGCCTTTGCGCCGCCGGATCCGTACCGTGCCGGAGTTACCGGCCGGATTGGAGAAGATCAGCTCTTCGTGATCTGCGAGAAGCGGCTTGAGGAGCACCTCGTACTCATCGCGCAGCCGGTAGTCGAAGGCGATGCTCGCATCGGACTTGCTGCCGTCGCCGAGCCACATCCCCAGCAGATACGGGTCGATCGGCAGGTTGACCTCGGGTGTCTGCCACTCGACGCCGGCTCGGGTGCGGTAGCGCAGCCCGGCGGTGCCGCCCTGACCACCGCCGCGGATATAGTCGCCGGCCAGCTGCTCCGTGGTCACGGTGGCCTGCTCGAACGCAGTGCCTTTGCCGGTGCGCCGTTCCAGGGTCCACAGGTGCGAGCCGGAGCAGACGATGCGTTCTCCGTCGGAGAAGGTGACCGCGTAGCAGTCCAGTCCTTGCATGACTCGGGTCTCGCGAACCACCCGTCGCGGGTAACCCTCAGCGTCGAACACGGTGTCGCCGACGGTCAGCTCGCCGACGGTGGTCCACCCGGCCGGGGTCGGCACCGCCGTGTCGAGCGCGAGGGGCTGTCCTTCTTCGGTGGCCATGATGCGAATCATAGGCACATGAACCGCTTTGCCCATGGGCTCGCCGCGTTCATATGTGTATGAAAATCCCAAACCCCAGGGGTCCTCGTAGACCTCGCCGCCCTCGGCGAAGCCCGCGAACCGGCACGGCCCGAGCGCTTCGAAAAGGGCGAGATATGAAGCCAGTCCGCTTTTGTTGGTGCCCTTCGGGCGGGACAGGAAACAGTGGTCGTAGCAGCGTTTGCCGTCGGGCAGCAGCGCGTAGGCGTCCATGATGAAGCCGGCGTACTCGTCGCCGAGGGCGATCTCCATGCCCTGCACGGCGCCGGGGCCGTGTCGGACGAAGTGTTCGATGAAGGCGATCGCGAGACCGCCGAGCGAGCGCAGTCGATCGTGCCCGGGTGCTCGCACGAGGGTGCGGGGCATAGCGGCTCCCATGCGGGAAAAGGCGAAGGCCCGCTGCCGTGACGGCGTGCGGGTCTTCAGGGTGGGAATGGGTCCGGCTCAGCCGGTCGGGGTCGAGAAGTCCACGTAGAACAACGTCAACTTGATCTGTCCGGCGGTGAATGTCGCCCCGGCGATTCCGCCGACCAGGATCGAGGTGGTCGACAGGTAGTTGCGGGGGTTGACCTCCGTGCCGGCCTGGTGTGCCGGGGTGAACGCGGATCCCGCGGCGGTCAGCACCCGGGCGCAGAACCGCGCGTCGTCGGCAGCCACGCCTACCTTGAAGCCGGTGGCGCCGGTGATCGCCTGAGTGAGGACGCCGGAGACGCCGAGCACCAGCGCGCCGGCGGGGATCGCGTTGGTCCAGGTGACGCTGGTGCCGGTCAGGTTGAGCGTGACCTGCTTGCTGCGGAAGATCGCGCCTGCGCCACCGACGGTGGCGCCGAAGTTCTTCATGAACACGGTGACTGAGTCGTCGACCGTGGTGGCCGAGCTGTTGATCATGGTGACGGACATGGTTCCGCCGGATCGCAGCGCCTTCACGATCGAGTTGGTCAGGGTCAGTTCGCTGGTTACGTTGGAGGCCATGGTCAGGTCCAGCGACGGGGCCATGAACCGGTTGAACGTCAGCCGATCGGCCAGGCCCGGAACCGTGAAGGTGCAGGTGATCGGGCTTGCCACGCCGGTGATGATCGTCAGGTCCTCGAACGTGAGGTCGCTGACGGTGGCGTAGTGGGTGCTGCTGGCCAGCGTGTTGACGTAGATGTCCCCGACGGTGGCGCTCGAGGTGGTCTGCGCCGAGCGGTCGATGACACCGCTGACCCGGATCCGGCGCAGCGTGATCGTCTGTTCCCAGTCGAACGGGTAGGTGGCGCCCGGCACGGTGGTCGCGCCGGAGTTGATCCGGAAGCAGCCCATCCGGTGTGCCACCGTGTCGGTGGCCACCACGTGGACGTCGATGTCCAAATTCTGGAAGGTGGTGCCCGGGTCGACCCGGCTCAGTGAGATACCGCAGGCCATGGCGCTGGTCTGCATGGTGGTCGAGCCCATGTCCCGGACCCGGATCTTGCCGTTCGCGCATCCGCGCGAGGTGCCGGTGCCGGTCTTCGCGTCCGTGATCAGCACCGCGGTGTCGCCGCCGGAGATGCAGTGCGCGAACCGCACATCGGCGTCGATCCCGTCGATGCCGGCCAGGTAGGCGGCCCGGTCGACGTTGGTGGCGTAGACCTTCAACTTGACCGAGCTGGCGTTGTAGAGCGCCACCGGGTAGCCGATGTGGTCGCCCGCAACATCCAGGTCCAGGTTGGCGCAGCCGCCCAGCGCCTCGTTGGCGTAGTCACCGGACTGGACCGCGTACCGGCACCACTGGATGTTGTTCAGCCGGGCCCGCACGCCGGTGGTGCCGGACAGAATCCGCGTGATCACCGCGCCCTTGACGCCGATCTCGGTCGACGGGCTGGTCAGGGTCCGACCCAGGTATCCGCCCAGGCGCACGTCGACGTTCGTGCACCCGGACAGATAGAAGATCGCCGGGAAGGTGCTGCCGGTGTAGAGGACATCGTTGATGATCCGCGCGCCGGACGCGTCGACGACGATGCCGGTCTTGCCGGTCATCGCGAACAGGTTCGTACCCTCGGCCAGGGCGATGGTGTAGTCGCCGGCCGGCAGCAGGAACTTCTGGTAGCCGGCAGTCAGGCCGGCCGCGAAGGCGGCCTGGATCGCCGCGGTCTGATCGGCGCTCGAGCCGGGAACGACACCCTGCTCAGCCAGGTTGAACCATTCGGAGCTGGCCGGGCCGGCGGTCAGCCGGATCGTGCCCGCGGTCCGGGTAATCCGCCCGTACAGGGTCACAATCCCGTCGGGGAACCAGAACGGATCCATCCGGCCGTTACGGTCCAGCGTGACCACCGAGCCGGTGACGGCCGCGCCGACCACGGTGGGGTGAGCCGGGTCGAAGACCCGGATGTCGGCCAGCTGGGTGCCCGCCTGGTCGGTGTACAGGGTGATCCTGCGGTTGGCGAACCCGACGAACTGCGGCGTCCGCGGGTTGAGCAGCTGAATTGTCCGCTGGCTCTCGGCCGGGCCGACTGCGCGCACCATCGATTACGTCCTCTCGCCGCGGCGGATCAGTGGGCCAGTACGGCGAACGTCACGCTGGAGGTCACCGACCACGAGAGCGCGACCATGTTGTCGGCGTCGCGGTACGCGGGGTCGCGCGGCACGACGACGAACGCGTCGGTGCCGTTGGTGACGGTGCGCGTGCGGTCGGCGACGGCCAGATCACCGTCGACCGTGGCCGGGGTGACCATGGTGATGACCACGGACGCCGCGTTGCCGTTCTTGACGTGCAGCACGTTGCCCGGGTAGACCCGGTCACCGCCACCGCTGGCGGCATAGTAGGTGGGCGCCAGCACCGTCTCGGTGAAGTTCTGGGGAGTGCGGTCAGCCATGATCGCTCCTAGGTCAGCCCGCCAGGCGGGCGCGCCGGCTCGGCGCCTTGCTGATGTCCTTGACGTTGTTGCTCGGCGCCGCGGCCGGCGCGCCGGCGCTGACACCGTTGGGGAACTCGTCCGGGAACAGGGCCGGGTCGACGTAGCGGATGCCGAGCTTGCGGCGCTGCTCCATGGTCAAACCCAGCAGCGCCAGGCGCTGGCGTTCCTCCGAGAGCAGGTTCGCCGGCAGCGCGCCGCCGAACAGCTCGCCCCAGATCTGGTTCTTCAGGACCGCGACCTCGATCGCGTAGATCCAGTCGGCTTCGGTCCAGAGCCTGCAGTGCGGCATCTGCCGCACGATCTGCCACCAGGCCACCGTGGTCTCGTACCAGGGCAGGCCGGGGATGTCCGGCAGGTCGCGGTCGCTGCCGGGGCCGGTGTAGGGCGCGTCCGGCACGTCGGTCCATTCGCCGCCGGAGTGGCCGTGCTTGACGACTTTCGGTGCGGGGCCGGTCTTGGCCATGGGTACTCCCGTTTCGGGAAGAGCGAAGGCCCGCTGCCGTGGCGGCTGCGGGCCTTCATCGCGGGTGGGAAACGATCAGGTGAGGATCTTGTTGGAGTTCGCGTCGACGTAGGTGGTGGCCTGGTCGCCGCCGCTCACCGTGCCGTCGAAGATCAGCACTGAGCTGCCGACGCCCTGCGTGCGGCTGATGTTGTTGACCACCACGCCGTTCTTGGTCGCGTTGAACGCGTAGATCGGCCGGGTGATGGTCTTGAAGATGTTGCTGGCGGCGACGAACCCGTCGACGTTGGTCATCACGATGCCGGCGCTGGAACCGCCCTGCGTGATCCGGTTGCCGATGATCTGGCAGTCGGTCGACGCGGTGGCGCTGTTGCCCAGGATGAAACCCTGGGCGTTCGCGGCGTTCGAAATCGTGTTGTCGGTGAAGCCGCACCGCACGGCCTTCGCGATCGACATGCCGCAGTCGCGCATCACATTGCCGCTGACCTTGCATTCGGTCAGCGTCACGGTGGCGGTCGCGGTGCGGACGCCGAAGCTGGACGCCGCGTTGCACTGCAGCATGTTGTTCGAGATGTCGCACTGGTTGATGTTGGCGCCGGCGGCGAAGTCGATCCCCAGTTTGGTGGTGACCCCGGACTCCTCGTCGGTGCCGACCACGTTGCCGACGATCTGGCAGTAGTCGAGGTTGCCGGTCCGGATGCCGGTGCCGACGTTGCCCTCCACCCCGACGATGACGTTGTCACGGACCACCGTCCGGACGTTCTTGTGCAGGTTGACCACCCCGGCGGCGTCGCCGGAGAGCAGGATCCCGACCGGCGCGGCGGAGTTCCAGCCGCGCATCCGCCGGATCGTGTTGCCCGAGACCAGGCCGTTGTGGCCGGTGTAGACGATCGCCTGGTAGGCCACCACCGCGCCGTTGCCGGGGTCGGTGGTGTTGAAGCCCTCCATCACGTTGCCGGTGATGATGATGCCGGCGTTCGTCTCGGCGACACTGAACGCGGGAACGGCGCGGTTGTCCACGAACACCGCGAAGATACCGACCCGGGTCGAGGTGACGGTGCTGTTGAAGTTGTAGAAGACGTTGTTGCTGATGACCGTCGACTCGAACTTGTTGCCCGCCGAGGCACTGTTGTTCGAGTCGTCACTCATCGTGACCTTGCATTCGAGCCCGGCGTTGCCCTGCAGCCCGATGAACCGGTTGTTGGCCACCACGCAGCGGTGCCCCGACGAGTAGAGGTCCACGGCGTCGGTGGCGGTGTTGGTGACCGTGTTGTTAACGAACTGGCCGCTGGACTGCCCGCTAATGTGACACGGCTCGTTGGTGTTGGCGTACGAGCAGTCCCACCAGCTGCCCTGGATCAGGAAGTCGTCGCAGCCGGACAGCTGCAGCCCGCCGACGCCGAACCGACAGTCCGAGACCCGCATCCGGTCCACGTCGAAGGCGTCCCAGGCCAGGTGGTTGCTGATCCCGGTGTCGTGCAGGGTCTGCACCCGGGTCCAGCGCACATCCGTGCAGTGCGCGGAGATGACCGCGGTCGAACTGGACGAGAGGATTCGCAGATCCTGCATGGTGATGTTGCTGGCCGACAGGGTCAGCTGGGGGCCGTGCAGGATCGTCTTGGACATCCCAGCGCCGACCAGCGACGCGGTGATCGACGGACCGGTGTGCAGGTAGGTGCCGGCCGGCAGGACGACCGTGCCGCCGGCCGCCGCGGTCATCGCGGCCACCAGCGCTGCCGTGTCGTCGGTGGTGCCGTCGCCCAGCGCCCCGTAGCTGCGCACATCGACGGAGGTGCCGCTGCCGGTAACCGAGGCGGCGGCCGTGGACGCCGTCACGGAGATGATCGGGCCGCGCGTCACCCGCGCGTACAGGGTCGTCGCGCCGTCAGGGAACCAGAACGCGGGGGTGCGGCCCGCGGTGTCCAGCGTGGTGTACGAGCCGGTGATGGCCGAGCCGACCACGCCGGGCTGGGCTGGGTCGAACGCCCGGATGTCGGCCAGCGCCGTCGCGCCCGCATCGGTGTACCAGGTGACCCGGCGGCCGGCGTAGCCGAAGAACTGGCCGGTGTAGCGGTTGAGAATCTGGATCGTCCGCTGGCCTTCGGCCGGGCCGACAACGCGCGCCATCGTCGACACGCCCCCTTTTCGTGTGCTGGTCGTGGAGCTACTTGGCGACCCAGCCGGTCGAGCCGGTGCCGGATTCCTTGACGTAGAACGAGGTGGCCGCACCGCCGTCGGTACGGCGGTAGGTGGAGCCCACCGGTGCGGTGACGACACCCTCCGGCGACCCCGTGCCGGGGGTTGCCTCGAACGGCCCCGCGGCTGTGCCGTAGACGACCTTTCCGGCCATCAGGTTGTCGCGGGCGGAGATGTTGTAGACGGCCCAGTTGCCGGAGGTCGGCTGGGTGGCGCCGAGCGCCAGGTTGGCGTTGGCGGTGCTGCCGGCCGTGACGTCGTCGATCCGGACACCTTCGGCCCGGGTGAGGCTGCCCGCGGTCATGATCGGCGAGGAGCACCAGAGGCCGATGGCGCGCGAGACCGCAGCAGCGATCTCCGGCTGCGCCTTGAGGCTGGCGAACGTTGTCAGCGCCGAGCCGGCGACCGGGCGCGAGTTGACGCCGTAGGCGACCCCGCCGGACCCGGCGGGGGTGTTGCCGACGAACATGCCCTGCAGGTCGTTGGTGAAGTTGGTGACCGGCCCGATCCGGAAGCCCTTGTTGCCCAGCCCCATCGCCGTCTGGTCACTGATGTGGAAGACCCGGTCCGGCTGGTCGACCAGGCCACCGGTGTAGTTGGTGGCCTGGCTCATCGCGATCAGCGTCGTCCCGACGGGGTAGGCGCCGCTGGTGTTGACCAGGCTGATTCCCGAGGCCGCGTTGGCCTGCAGGCTGGAGACGACCGGCGCGTTGATGAGGATCCCGTTGCCGCCGTCCAGCTTGATCCCGGCGTTGCTGCTGCCGTTCGGTGCGATCAAGCGCGGGCTGGTGATCGTGACACCGATCCCGCGGTCGACGCTGATGCCGTTGCCGACCGATCCTTCGGCTCCGCAGCCGGCGAACGCGATCGACACCGCGGAGCCGCTGTTGTAGTACACCTCGTATCCGTGCAGGCCGTTGCTGTCGGACCCGCAGCCGGTCAAGGTCATGTAGTTGCCGAAGATCTTGTATCCGCTACCGGTGCAGGACCCGGCGTAGCACCCGGTGAAGTTGATCGAGGTGCACAACGCGTCGGTCAAGAACGCGTTGGTGGCGTGCAGGTAGCCCTCGCACCGAGTGACCGTGGAGACGTAGGTGTCGCGCAGATACAGGCCTCGGTAGGTCCCGTAGGTGGTGATCTCGGTCAGGTTGGCGGCGCAGCCGAACCCGCCGCCGTCGATGTGGATCGCGTCGCCGGCGGTGTGGGTGACACCGGACTTCTGCGCAACGGCCAGGCCTTTGATCGTGATCGCGTCGATCGTGCCGGTGTCGTTGCCGACGAACGACAGGACGTGGTTGCTCGTTCCCTCGTTCACCAGGACCGTGGCCTGCTGGCCGGAGCCCTGCAAGGTCAGCCCCGGCTTGAGCGTGATCTGCCCGGTGGTCCGGATGCGGCCGACAGGCAACCGCACGACAGCGCCGCGCCAGTCCGAGAGCAGTGTGAATCCGCCGGTGTCGGTCGGGGCCGCATCGATCGCGGCCTGAACGGCCGCGGTGTCGTCGGTGACCCCGTCGCACTTGGCGCCGTAATCCCGCACGTCCAGCGACACCGGCACACCACTGCTGGCGCCACCACCGGCCTGCCCGGCCGTCACGGGGATGACCGGTCCGCGCGTCACTCGCGCGTACAAGACCGTGACCCCGTCGGGGAACCAGAACGCCGGCGTGCGGCCCGCCAGGTCCAGCGTGGTGACCGACCCGCTGATGGCCGCCCCGACCACCGACGGCTGGTTCGCGTCGAACGCCCGGATGTCCGCCAGCGCCGTAGTGGCCGCATCGGTGTACCAGGTGACCCGGCGGCCGGCGTAGCCGAAGAACTGGCCGGTGTAGCGGTTGAGAATCTGGATCGTCCGCTGGCCTTCGGCCGGGCCGACAACGCGCGCCATCGAATCGTTCCTTTCGCTGCGCGGCGAGCCGCCCGGTCGATGCCCTGCCGTCAGCGCGGCAGGAGGTCAGAAGAAGGCCGAGAACATCCCGCCGCCGGTGACCAGGACACCCGCGGTCACCGTCAGCGAGCCGTAGCTGAGTGGATTGCCGCCGGTGACCAGCACGCCGCTGCTGATCGTCAGCGCGCCAGGAGTGGTCAGCGCGTCCGCCAGCGTGTAGGTGCCGCTGAACGCGGCCAAGGTCAGCGCCTGGGTAAAGCTCTTGCCGGCCGAGGTGATCCGGTAGGTGCCGCGGCCGCCTAGGGTCAGCGTCTGAGTTCCGGAGACGGTCATCCCGGACGCCAGGGTCAGCGACCCGAAGACCTGGTTGGCGGTGCTGGAGAACGCGGCCGTGCCGGCGAACCCGGTGAAGTCGATGCTGCGCCCGAGCCGGGGCATGTCCGCGGTGATCGTGCCGGTGGTGCCAGCATCGACGATCACGTCATCTTGCGGCAGCGGTACCCGGCTGGACCACTTGGTAACGTCCGACCAGTTCCCGCCGGCGCTGGCCGTGTGCGTCTGTGCTGCCGGCGAGGTGAAGGTGATGCCGGTGTTGTTGCCGCAGTCGCCGGACCCGCCGGCGGTCGCGCTGAGGTTCCAGGAACCGGCGCCCGCCCCGGTGATGTCCTGCAGGTCGGTGTTGGACACGGTCACCGTGCCGGCGCTGATCGTCTGGCGGACCCCGGGGACGGTGGCCCGCACCTTCAGCCGGTTGATCTCCGAGTTGCCGGCAAGGGTCAGCGCACCGGTGACGGTGATCGTGCCGATCAGGACGAAGTCGGTCACCTTCGCCGCGCTACCGGTGATCGTCAGGTTGGTGCAGGTGAACGGCTGTGTCTGCGCGCCCTGCCCGACCGCGTTCCAGTTGACGGTGCCGAGCGTGACGGTCGAGCGCATGTAGTTGGCGGCGCCGTTGAGGTTGACCGTCGAGGAGGCCGCGCTCCAGGTCAACCCGGTGGAGGGGATCGTGTCGAACGAGGTGGCGTTACCAGTGATCGTTACCGTGGATGTTCCGAAGGTCACCGACCGGGTGCTGGTGGTGTTCGACGCGAACGCGCCCCACGAGCACGCCACCCCGCCGGTGTTCAGCGCTCCTGCGGCCACGCTGACGGTGGCGCCGGTCCCGACGGTGTTGGCGTCGGCCAGCAGGTAGCTCGAGCCGGCGCCGTTGATCGTCCAGTTGCCGAGGGTCTTGCCGCCGGTGGTGACGCTCTGCTGGGTTGCCGACGTCGAGGCGAACACGATGGCGCTGGTGGCCGCGTTGCCCAGCGTGTAGGTCATCCCGGACACCAGGGTCAGCGCATTGCTGCCCGCGCCGGCGGCGGCGTCGCCCAAGGTCAGTGTGACCGCGGCCGCGTGGGTCAGGGTGCCGGTGTAGCCGGTGCAGTCGAGGCTGCGCGCCACCGCGGCCGCGTCGATGGTGACGTTGCCGGAGCCGGCGCCGAGCTGGACGTCGTCGGCGGCGGTCGGCACGACCGCGCCAGTCCAGGTGCCGGTCGCGCTCCAGTTGCCGCCGCCGGCCGCCGCGGTGATGACGGCCATCGGCTACGCCTCCTGCGCGACGCTGATGACGTCCCACTTGGTGTCGTTGAGGTTGTAGACGGCGCCGACGTACAGCGTCTTCGACACCACGGTCGTGGTGGGCAGGGAAACCCCGACACCCCGGTAGATCGCGTTCCAGGCCAGGGTCCGTGCGGTGCCGTTGTCCTTGATCCGGATGATCAATTTCTGCCCGTGGATCGGACTGCCGGCCGGCGCCCCGAACGTCGCGGTGCCCGCCAGCGCGGTCACCACGTACATGTCGTCGGTGGTCGCGCTGGGCGTCGGCGTCGAGGACGACGTCGTGGCGGTGACCCGCACCGCGGACGCCGGGTACAGCGTCTGTGTCCAGCCGGACAGCTGTGTCGGGTCGGTTCCGGTCAGCTCCCACCGGGTGGACAGGTCGGAGCGCAGGCACCAGTCACCGGGCCGGCCGGTCAGGGCCAGCATCGCCGCCTGGGACGCGGCCGAGCCGAGGTACGAGGACATATGCCGGTCTCCTAGGCGGTCGGCGCGGGCAGTTCGATGTACGACAACGACACCCGGATCTGCCCGGCGGTGAAGTTGCCGCCGACCGCGGTCGCCACCAGCGACGAGGCCGTCGACGGCGCGTACCAGGGCACCTGCTCGGTACTGGCCCGCTTGTCCAGGCCCAGGCCGGTGCCGGCGGTCAGGGTGGTCGTCGACAGGTAGCGCGCCGGGTCACCGGTCACGCCGACCTGCAGCGTGGTGGGTCCGGTGACCGAGGCGGTGATGTAGCCGGTCACCCCGAGGATCAGCACGTTGGCGGGGATCGCCGAAGCCTGCGTCACGGTGGCGCCGGAGGTCAGGTCGAGCAGCCACTGCTTCTGCCGGATCAGCGCGCCGGCGCCGGCGACCCGCGAGTTCACGGAGCCGGTGTTGCCGATGTTCGCCGTGCCGGTGATCGTGCCGATGGTGGAGTCGACCAGCTCGACTCGGCTACCGCCGGTCACTCCGATGATGTTCAACTCTTTGAGCACCGAGTTGACCAGCGTGACCGGGGTGGTGGTGTTGGTCAGGACCTCCAGGGTCGCGGTCGGAGCGCTGACGTTGCGGAACATCACCCCGGTGCCGGTGATGCCAGGCGCCTCGAGGTAGCACATCCGGGTGACGCCGGAGCTCTCCTTGATGACCAGGTCCTCGTAGATGAGGTTCTCGATCGTCGCCGAATGCGCGACCAGCGTGTCGTAAGCCCGGACGAAAATCGTGCCGGCGGTGTTGCTGGCGATCGTCTGGGCCGACTTGTCGATCACACCGGAGATGCTGATGTTGCGCAGCGTAATCGTCGGTTCCCAGTTGTAGTCCGCGACCGGCGTGGTCAGCGTCTTCGCGCCGCTGGTGATGGTGAAGGCGCCGACCGTGCTGGACTGGGTGTCGGTGCCGATCGAGTGCACCCTGACCTTGATGTTTTCGTACGTGATGCCCGGGTCGACCCGGCTCAGCGCGATGCCGGCGCACATCGTCGAGCTCTGGAAGACCGAGGAGCCCTTGTCGATCGAGGTCACGTCGAGGTCGGCGCAGCCGCGCGACGTGCCGGTGCCGGTCTTCGCATCCGTGATCAAGGTGCAGATGTCGGCGATGTACTGGTTCTTCCACCGCGCGACACCACGCACATCCTGACAGCCGGCCAGGTAGGCGACCCGGTGCACGTCGTCGGCGTCGATGTCGTAGCGCACACCCTCGGCCAGGTACAAGGCCACCGGGTAGCCGCAGAAGCTGGTGCGCAGCTTGACGTCGACGTCCCGGCAGTAGCCCTTGGTCTGATCTGCGTACTCGCCGCTCTGCACTCCGTAGCGGGCATTGGTGATCCGCGCGTCGATCCGCGCACCCACACACCCGTTGATCAGGCGCACCAGGGTGGCGCCGCGGTAGCCGAGGAAGCTCGTCGGGGTCGGCAGGGTGAATCCGACGTAGTGCCCGACGTTGACCTCCACCTCGCGGCAGTTGTCGAACAGGAACATCGGGGTGATGGTGTCCGCGGTGTAGGAGGTCGGGTTGGAGATCGTCGCCTCGGCGGCGTCGATCGTGACCCCCGTGCGGCCGGTGAAGGTTCCCAGCGTGGTGCCCTCCGCCACGCCGGAGACGACGTAGGTGCCGGCCGGGAAGTAGTAGCGCCCGGCGGAGGCGGCCAGGGCCGCCCGGATCGCCGTCGTGTCGTCCGTGACACCGTCGCCCTTCGCGCCGTAGTCCTGAACGTTGACCACCGTCGAACCGGCGCTGGTGTCCTGCAGATCCCCCGACACCCGCACGATCGGCCCGCGCGCGACCCTGCCGTACAAGATCGTGACGCCGTCGGGGAACCAGAACGGTGCCGCCCGGCCATCGTGGTCCAGAGTGATCGCCGAGCCGGTGATCGCCGAGCCGACCGTGCTCGGCTGCGTCGGGTTGTACGACCGGATGTCCGCCAGCTGGGTGCCGGCCGCGTCGGTGTACCAGGTGACCTTACGGTTGGCGAACCCGCCGTACAGGCCGGTGCGCCCGTTCAAGGTCTGGATCGTCCGCTGGGCCTCCGCTGGGCCAACTACACGCGCCATCGCCGGCGCTCCTCTCTGTCGAGCTCGCCGGTAGGCACATGGGCCGCTAGGCCACCAGAACGTTCTGGTGGCCTAGCGGCTGGTCAGAACCAGGTCGTGACGATGACGATGCCGTCGGCCCCGGCGCCGCCGGCGCCGGAGGCGAAGCCGTTGAGGCTGGCTCCGCCGCCACCACCACCACCGCCGTAGATACCGCCGGAGCCGCCGGTCTGCGCCGCGGTGGTGATCGATGCGGCGCCGCCGCCGCCGGACGAGCCGGCCAGGCCGGAACCGGCCGGCTGAGCGATGCCGTTGCCGGGCGCTGTGGTGTCGACGACGCCGCCTGCCGGTCCGGCAGTGCCGGACACCACAGGGCTTTGGCCGCCGCCACCGCCGTTGCCGGCGACATCGCCGCTGGTGATACCGCCGCCCGCGCCGGCGCCGCTGGTGAGCTGCCCGTTGGTGCCGACGTTGCCAGCACCGCCGGTGCCGCTTGCGGCCCCACCGATCGGTGTGCCGGCGCCGGAAAGGTTGCCGAAGCCTCCTGCCCCCGCCGTTCCCGCCGTCGCGGTTCCCCCACCGCCGCGGGTGTTGGCTCCGGTGCCGGAGCGAAGATTGGATCCGAAGGAGCTGGCGGCGCCGTTGGTGCCGTTGTTGCCGTCGGTGCTGTCTGTGGTGACGGCTGCACCACCGGCGCCGCCGGTGCCTACCGTGACGGTTACTGTCGAGCCCAGCGTCGCCGCGGGGATCTTCGCGAAGGTGACGCCGCCACCGCCGCCGCCACCGCCGCCGCACCGTACCGTTCCGGCTGCCCCGCGCCGGCCGGAGCCACCGCCGCCACCGCCGGAGACGAGCAGAACCTCGACCACCTTGGCCCCGGTCGGCTTCGTCCAGGTGCCGGAGGAGGTGAAGGTCTGTACGTCGACCGACTGCGGGCTGCGAGCCAGCCAGCCAGTGTTTCCGGTGCCGGTGACCTTGCCGTAGACCAGCGTGTCCGCGGCGCCGTCACCGCGCAGGTACATAGACCCGACGGGGGCCGTCACAGCCCCTTCCGGCGTACCCGTTCCCGCCTGCACGATCGGCCCGCCGGCGAACAGCAGGCCGCGGTCGGACAGTGCCGTCGACCAGGACCCTGGTGACTCGAACGGGTTCGCGGTGGACGGATAGGCGGCGAACAGCGGCCGAACCACAGCGCCGGAGGCGGTATTACGCGCCCGATACATCGGCAGGTCTTCGGGTCCGTACAAGTCGGCTGTCCGGTAGCTGGAGTTCTCCACGGTATTGCCTGCGGCGATGCCGCTGGAGTGCACCAGGTCAAGATTGAACAGCGGGTTGACCGGGTTGCGGATGGTATTCTCCGCCACCCCGACACCCGCGGTGTTCAGGTAGATCCGGTGCGGCCGGGCGTACCGGACGGAGGTTCCGGCGGAACTGAACGTGATCGCAGATCCGCCCTTATTGCGGGAGATCGAGAAGGTATTGGCGTCGGCGACACTGACCACGTAGTAGGCGGTCAGGCTGTTCATGCCGCCGGGGTCGACGGTCGCGGACGGTACGATCATGTCTCCCACGGCAAGGCCGTGGGAGGTGGCGGTGAGCGAGGCGCCGGAAACGGTCACCGCTGTGGTGGCGGTGCCGGCTTCGAATCGGCAGCCGGCGAACGAGTTCTGAAAAGCATCCTTGAGATAGAGGCAGTACTCGGAGACGTCACCTTCGAAGCTGACTCCGACGAAAGTGTTTCCGTCGACCTTGTTAATGCCCGCCCCGTCGATTTCGACATGTCGGTAGCCGGTCAGCCTGGTGCCGCCGAAGAAGCCAGCCGACTGCTGAATCCCGCCGGCAATGAAGGTGTTCTGGTTGACCCACCCGCCCGTTGTCGGCTTGATCCGCAATGCGACTTTGGCGTAGGAGATCCATCCCAGAAAGACCGTGTTGTAGGTGGTGCCGTTGCCGAGCCCGGTCAGGTGCACACCGGTCTCGAAGTACGCCACCCGGCCGAACGCAAGGTCCGAGTTGTCCAGATTCTGCACGACGACGCCGATCGAGCTGGCCACGATCGAACTACCGGTGGCCTTGACGACGTCGGGCAGGTGGATGCTCGCGTTCTGCAGAATGCTGCCCGAGGTGGTGTGCCCGACGGTCAGCGTCGTACCTGCGTACGCCGCCGGCGCGATCAGTTCCGCACCTTCGGAAACCACATTGCAGCGTACGGGGATGGCGGCTGCCAGGCTGGCCAGGTTGAACCGGCCGCGCAGGTGCACCGTAGCTCCGGGGTGCACGATCGTTCCGGCAATCCCGGGGCGGGCCATTGCGTTGGCGGCGGCGAAAGCTGCCTGGATGGCCGCGGTGTCGTCTACGGTGCCGTCACCGACGGCGCCGTAGTCCCGCACGTCGATCACCGTTCCGGCACGGCGGCCGGCTACCCGCCAGTTCGCGCCGTCGGAAATGACAGTGACGGTGGCCTGTGCCGTGCTCAGCGCAAAGCTGGCCACCCCGTCGATGGTCTGGCTGCTGGTGGTCGCGACGGCAACCGCGTTCGAGCCGGTGTCTACCTTCTTGATCGTGTAGGTCTTGCCGGTGACGCCGACCGCCGTCGGTAGCGTGACGGTGAAGGCGGCGCTGGTGGCGTCGGCAGTGACAACCTGGTCGACGGTGGTCAGAGTGTAGTTGGCCGTCTTGGCGACCAGCGGCACCACTGCGGCGCCGGCGACCCGCAGCTGCTGGCCGTTGCGCCATTCCTCACCGCCGGCGTCGTCGATCAGCACGTTGTGGGTGGCCGTCGAGTTGATCACGAACGCGGACGGGGCACCGATCACACCGGACTGCCGGCCGCCCAGGTGGACGTGGGTGTAGTCGACGCCGGAGGCGATCGTGACGTTCTTGGCCTGGTAGCCGCGCGCGCCCGCCACCGTGTTGCGCGACTGCTGCATGTCCACGCCGGTGTGGATGTAGGTGGTGACCCCGTTGTCGCCGTGGATAAGCCCGCGCAGGCTGTTGCCGCCCAGGTTGTTGACCGTGGGCGCCACGAACCGGTAGAAGCTGGTCCCCGAGGCCGCGCCGCTCTCCATCAAACAGTCGAAGAACTGGAAGTCGCGGATGACCGACGTGTTGCCGGCGTGGTGGAAGAAGGTGCCGCCGGTCGGCACGTGCAGGTTCTCGAACCACCACGCGTCGTAGAGGTTGTCGTGCGGCGTGAAGCTGGCGTTGCCCTCAACCACCGCCGCGCCGGAAGCGCCGACGTCGGCGCTGGAGAGCATCGAGCGGAATCCGATTCCGCGCCAGCGGTTGCCGTTGCACTCGTTGGCGTAGAAGTACGGTACGTCGTTGAGCTTCGCGCTGACCGGTGTGGAGATGACGATGCGCTCGAAGTCGCACAGGTAGACGGCGTTGCCGGGGGAGGAGGCACACTCCAGCCCTGGCCCACCGGTGTTCATGATCGAGATATCCCGGAACGTGGCCGATGACATCGCGCTCAGCCGGATACCGGCGTTGTTCTTCGTCGCATCGGCCACGTTCGAGCCGACGATCGCGACGTCCGCGAGCGGGGTCAGCTTGCCCTTGAAGCTGCTGGCGGTGACGTACCCGGTGAAGTCGAGCACCGGGCCGGTCTGGGTCGTGGCCTTGATGACGCTGCCGGTCGGCGTGCTGCCGTTGAGGCCGGCGCCGCCACCACGGATCTGGGCGCTGTAACCCGACAGGCTCAGCCCGTTGCCGACGTCGATGGTCAGGCCCACCGGGACGCGCACGATGGTGTGCCGGCCGAGCGTTTCCGCCGCGTTCAGCGCGGCGACGAACGCGGCGCGGGTGCCGGGCGTGCCGTACGTCGGGTCGGCGGCGTTGACCTCGCCGGCGGCGCTGCCGGTAACGAAGCCGGACCCGCCGGTGCCGCTGGAACCGCCGGAGAAGCCGCGTCCCATCAGTGCCGCACCCCCCGGACGGAAACCTTCGGCGTACCCGAAGAGATCAACTTGACGATGGTGTCGCCGGAGGAACGCGCCGGGATGCTCAGGTAGCCGATCGCGGCCGGCAGCACGTTGCAGCCGTTGCCGCCGACCGTCGGCACGCCGGTGGCGCCGACGGTGAAATACACCGCGGCCGCGCCGTCGACGTTGACGACCTCGACCTCCGGGTAGTCGTCGGCGAACGTCACGGTGGCCACGGTGCTGGCGGTCAGGGTTACGTGCTGCGGGTTGTCGGCCGACAACGCCGGCACCACCCCGCCCACCCAGGCGCTGGGGTTGCGCACGACGTCGACCACCTCGGACGGCATCGCGGTGTGGTCCGTGCCGGCCGCATAGACGACCGACCCGACGGTGACAGTGGTGGCGAGCGCAGTCAACGCACCGGCCCTCCTTTACGGTATGCGGGTCAGTGCGGCGGGTTCAGCGGTTGACCAGGCGCTTCTCGTGGCAGGAACACACGCAGCGCGAGTCGCAGAATTTGCAGCGCCCGGGTCGCTTGGCGCCCTGCTGGCCGGTCATGCTCTGGCAGTACTCGTGGTGGCCGTGCAGGCATCCGGTGGACAGGTAGATGTGCCGCCGCGGCGCGACAGGTTCGCTGGTGCTGCGCCGCCGGCGCCAGCCGAAACGCATGATCAGCCGACTCGCTCCTGGTCACGGTGGTCGACGACGATCCAGTCGTAGTCGACCCGGTGGATGTCCGGCCGGCACGGGCAGTCCGGCTCGAGCTGATGCTCGGCGCCGTCGTCCGGCACGACGTGGTGCAACTCGAACCTCTCCCCGCCGTCGGCGAGCTGCTGCACGAAGTCGCAGCCGCACTCCTCGACGTCCTCGCGCTGCTCGGTGAACGCGCTCATCGCCGCAGGTTCCCGCGGCTGAGCAGTTCGTCGCGGCGGATCAGCACGGCCAGGTCGAGCCAAACCATCCGGGTCGCACCGCCGTGACCGTGGATCAGTTCGATGTCGACGGCATCGTCGTACACCGCGGTGGAGTGGTGCTCGCCCAGCCAGCGCAGTGCGCAGGTGCCGTCGTCGAACTGGACGCCCTGGGCCACCAGGCCCGTCCCGGAAACCCCGCTGACGTCCTGATCACGATGAAGCTCGAATCGGCGCATCCCAGGCTCCCTCCCAGGCGCTGGGATGCGCCGAGTCTGTGCAGCTCAGAGCTGTTGTGGTGAACGCGGGCACAGGTAACAGGACGTCCTAGGACGTTCCGTGTCGTGCGGCCCTGACCACATCGTCCGGGCTGACCGTGGGTGTCTCGGTGAGCGGATCCGCCTCCGGCAGGCCGTCGCCGGCCACCAGCACGCCGACGCTGTTGGGGTCGTCGACGGCGAACATGTGCACGATCTCGAAGTTCTCGGGCAGCCGCAGCATCCGGTGCATCGCCTCGGGGGTGATCACCAGTTTGATGCGCCGCCGGGCGGCCGTCGGCGCCGGCGTGCTGCCGACCGCCGCGATGATCGCCCGGCAGACGGGGCATTCCGCGACGTGGCGTTTGAGGCTCGGCCGGCGCTCGACCGCCAGTTTCGTGCGGGCGAAGTCGGTGCGCAGTGCGTCGTGCAGCGCCGCCGGGTTGGCGGCGTCGAACCAGACCTGGTCGGTCATCGGGAACCGTTCGTTGAAGCCGGCCATGGGTGAGGTGGCCTTTCCTTGTCGTGCGCGGCGCTCAGCCGTATGCCGGATGGTTTTCGACGTTGCGGTCCGCGCGGGCTTTCTTCGCGGCGTGCCCCTGTGCGGAGCTGCGTTTGAGGTGGTGGAAGTTGCACAGCAGCCGCAGGTTCTGCAGCCCGTGGTCGTGTTTGTCGCCGACGTGGTCGACGTCAGTGCCCTTCGCGGCGCACCGGCGCCCGCCCTCGATCCACCGACACCTCGCCGAGTCGCGCGCGATGATGGCCGGGCGGATCCGCGATTCCCAGTCGGCAGGTAGTTCGTTCTTCCGGTTCGACCCGGCCCAGCCGCCGCTCAACCTCGTCACGTCCCCCCAGGTTGCGGGTCCGCCCGTCGCGGGTCGTCAGCCGCTGGGTGCCTTCGTCGTCCCAGCGCTGCATGCTGCTGGGTTCGAGGTACGGCTCGGCCCGTTCGAACTGCCCGCCGGTGGCGTCGAACCCGAACGGCAGCGTTTTCGCCGCGTCACGGGTCAGCTGGTAGATGCGCATCACGTGCTCGACGACAGCCGCGAGCGGCTCGGCGGATTCGACGCTCACGCTGTGCCCGCCGACGGTGATCTCCACCTTGTTGGTCCCGGGAGGCGGCGGTGCCTCGGCGGCGTCCGTGTCGTCGCCCATCGGCACCGCCTGCCTCGACCGGGGGTGGGGGTTGTTGCCTGCTGTGTCTATGCGGCGTTGTCGTCCGGTGTCTGATCGCCGGGTCCGGCGTGGCGGGCCACCAGGGCCTGGCGCACGAAGGCGTCCTTGGCTTCCAGAAGTTTGCGCAGCCCTGCGGTCAGTTCCGGGCCGTCGGGCAGCGTGGTGGCCACGTCGTAGGCCAGGTCGTGGCAGGGCGAGCTGACGGCCTGCAGGAACGGTGGCAGGTGCTCGAAGGCGAAAAAGCCGAGCAGCTGTGTGGTGGCCGGGTGCCGGGTGGGCTGAACCATGAGGATCCGTTCGTCGTGGAGGTGCGGGTGTGGTCAGGCCCCGTCGGGCCGGGCGCCGCGGCCGTCCCAGTAGACGGCGAGGCCTTCGGCGACCAGCAGGTCCGAGAGGTTGCGCCCGTCGGGCAGCACGACCTCGGCCATCCATTCGCCGGTCTTGCCGTCGGGGGCGCCGTACTTGTAGCCCTTGCCGGTGGTGACGGCGACCCGGACGCCGGCGGTCAGCGCGAGAACCCGTCCGGCGCACCGGAAACCCTTGTCCCGGTTGGAGGGCTCGGCGTTGATCCGGTTCAGCCGCAGCCGTACCGGGAAGGTGGCGCTGGCTTCGAAGCCGAGGTCGCGGGTGAGCATCGCCTCGACGGTGTCGCCGTCGATAACCCGGGTGATGACGGTGTTGGGCCAGTCCCAGCCGGGCATCAGGCAACCAGGATGGTGTGCCGCCGGCGGGCTCGCGGGTTGAGCCGGGTGTCGCGTTCGGCCTCGAGGATGTCGCCGAGCCGGTAGCGCAGGGTGCGCCCGTCCGGTGACAGCTGGGTGGTCAGAAACCGCCGCTCGCCGGTGGGGGAGGTCCAGCCGCGGGCCTGCCATTTGCCGATGGTGTCCGGCCGGACCAGGGTGACCATGGCGGCCTGCGCGCGGGTGACCATGGCGTCAGGGTTCACGGCAGCGCCTCCGTCCATCCGGGCCCAGATACGCGAAAACGCCCGCGACCAGCAGGTCAGCGGGCGTTTCAGGTCAGCGGGCAGACTCCGCTTGCTCGCGCCATGATGACAGTCAGAGGGCGGCAAATGCAAGCTTTGCGCGCTAGTTTCTTATTGACCCTTCGTTCGTTGTGTGCTTTCGCGCGCGGGGGAATTCAGGGGTCGACGACGAAGTAGAGCTTGCCTTCCGGATCTGGGCCGGTCTCCAGGTGCCCGATCAGGTGCAGGTCGCAGTTGGTGCAGGTGGCGACTGCGACCTCCCGGGCGGAAACTTTCATCTGCGCGCCGGCCAGGGAGTGGCTGCCCAACGGGCGAGCCCGCAAGCCCCGCTTGACCTCCACCGTGCTCTCACCACCGCACTGCGGGCACCGTGACATGGCTAGCGTTCCTCTCTCGGGTTGTCCTGGTACCACCGGGATGCTCAGGGATGGGGGTGCCGTGAGCGGTCATCAGAAGCTCAGCACCATGATGGGGAACGCGCCGGGCGTCTGCTCGGTGACGCCCCAGTTGAGCCACCAGCCTGCCTCTTCGATGTCCTGGCACTCGTAGCAGGCCTCGTCGTGCTCAGCGCTGCCGTACTCGTCGCAGTGCTCCTGGAGCACTGCCCACAGCGGCTTGACAGGCGGCCAGCTGTCGGGCTCGCTCAGCCCGTCGACGACGTCGTCCAGGCCGATGACGTGCCGGGCGAAGCGGTTGAACGCCTCCAGGGTGTCGCCCGGATCGTGATGTCCGAGCGCTACCCAGCTGTCCCCGTCCTCGCCGACACAGCAGACGTCGATGCCGTTCCAGTTCTGGAACCCGAGCAGGTCGGGCAGCGCCACCTCAACCCTGTCGGCCATCGGTTCCCCGTCGCCGTCGAACTTCTCTTTCATGATCTCTCTTCTTTCCGGCGCAGCGGCGCCTCGGTGATCCGCCACGCCCCGTCGTGGTAGCGGATGTGCTGGTCCCGGCCGGAACGCCGGGACCGTTGCGCAGCGTGGCTCAGGGCGGCGCGCACATCCATGCGTGCGCACCGACCACGCCCGCGGCAGCAAACTCGTAGCAGGATCATCAGGTCCTCGACAGTGTCGGCATGTTCAGGTACCGGGCCCAATGGTGGGGCAGCGGCCGGGTTACGCGCTGGTTGGCCAGGTTCACCAGAATGATGGGCTTGCCGACGCCGGCTGCCTTGCGCAGGCAATTGCCGGTGCCGGAACGCAGATTGGCCGGCGCCCAGATCGCGACGACAGCCTGGGTGCGTTCCAGCATCCAGTCGTTGCGGGCGTGCAGCAGGGCCACCCGCTCGTTGAAGGAGCGCGGGTTGTGCGCGCTGACCAGCTCTGCGCCGCCGGTGTCCTCGGCGTACTGCCGCAGCCGCTGCCAGTCGGCCTGCTGCTGCTTGGTCCAGCGGGGCCCGAAGTGGCCGTCGGTGCCGTCCAGCGGCTGGTCCGGGTACGGGATCGCGGCGCGCAGCGACCGCTGCTGGGCCATCGCGACCTGCCCCCAGACGGTGTCGCCGCCGGTGGCCAGGCCCGAGGTGGCGCGTTCGAGGCCGTGCCCGTCGGCGAGCTTGCGCATGACGTCGTAGACCGCCCGGTAGAGCCATTCGTCGACGCTGCCGCGGGGCAGCTTACGGTGGGCGGTCACCATCACCTCGGGCCAGATCTGCGCGGCGGTGTCATCCATGCTCGCCGCCGGCCGCCTCATGGATCCACCACCGCAAGTTCATGATCGGGTCGCGGCCCACGCGTTCACGGTGGCGTTCGACGGCGGCCGCCGCGGCATCGCGCTGCCGCGGCTCCATGCGGCTGGTCATCGACTTCCAGTCGCCGTCCAACCAGCAGATGTACATTGCGGCGTCTTGAGCCACGATGTCGATGTGCTCAGCGCCGGTGCTCAGCACCACCATCCGGCGCGCCGCGGGCCGGGTGGCGCCGCGCTCGACCGCCGCCGGCCAGTCGATCCAGCCGTCGCCGGTATGGTCGTACCAGTGTTGCTGGTAGCGCCGGTGTTCGTCGAAGTGCCCTTCACGGTCGTCACGGTTGAAGATCCGCGAGCATCCGTCGTCGAACTCGCCACCGTCGACGTACAGCCAGGTGTGGTCTGGCGGCTCTGCCGGAAGGTCCACATCGGCGACGGCATAGCGCAGATGATCCTCGCGTACCCAGACCTGCATCTCGTCGGTCCTGGAGTAGAGGCGCAGCAGCGCGCCGACGCCGGCCTTCGAGCGCAGTACTTCGGCCCGGACCATCACCTGGTCGCCGACATGGATCGGGTTCCCGTCAGCGGCGCCCCTGGCCAGGCCGCTGTCACTCATCGCCTCAGGAAAGGTCTCCTGATTCACGCCGGTGGCTCCATTTCGTGCGTCAGGCGGATGACCTCCGCGGATATCTGGGCGTTCGTGGTGTTTAGCAGGCTCATCATGCAGACCCGAGCCACCCTGTAGTCCCGATCAACCAGCGCCTGGAAATATTGTTCGACCAGCTCACCGCGCGGCGAGTCCGGGTGAACGCCCTTGATCCTCACTTCGACCCCTCGGTGGCCGCGTAGTCAGCCGGGTCGGCGATGTCCCAGCCCCAGCTGAACTTGTTGTCGGCCTCCTCCTCGGCGAGGCCGTCGCAGTAGGCGCCACGCTCCGCAGGGGTCATCCGGTCCCACTGGTCCCGGGGGATCTCATAGCTGTCCTCGGAGTGCCCGCCGGCGCCGGGCCAGTTCAGGTGTACTTGGACCACGACGGGCGGCCGGCCATCCTCGCTCGCGTCTGTCATGTCGAACAGCTTAGCAGTAAACTACGACAGGTCCGAGCCGCCCCGCGCATGGTCAGAACCCACGAATGGTCTGCATGTCGAGGTATCCGCCGCCGACGAAATCGCCGTAGCGCTCGACGGTGAGCACCCGCATCCACTTGATCTCCCAGGGCTCGCCGTAGTCGCGTCCCTGCGCCAGGTGGCCGGTGACCTGCCGCCGGATGTCCTGCAGGCCGTCCAGTTCTGTCAGGGCAAGCGCCAGGACGCCGCTGTCGCGACCGCCGCCGGCCAGGTGCACCTGGTACTCCGCTACGTGGGTTGCGACGTCGCACTCGGCGGCGACCGGCGCCTCCAAAGTCACAGTCATGATCTTTCTCGCTTCCTGTTCCCCAGCGCCTCGTGCGCCGGCGGCCACGCCCGGGCTCGCACCCGGGCGCACCGTCACGCGCGCGCAGCGTTCAGGCCAGGACCGCACCCTTGCCGAGCAGCTCCTTGATCTCCGTCCGGAACTCCACCCCGGGCAGCACGGGGAAGCCGGGCAGCGCGTACTGGGTCTTCTTCCCCGACGGGGTTTCGACCTCGATGCGGGTCGGCCGTTCGCCGGGGTGCCGCTGCAGGATCAGCTTCAGCTGAGCCACCAGCGGCTCGGTGATCCGCGGCTGCGGGATGCGCAGCACCACCGGGATCTCGCCGTCCTGCAGGTTGAGCACCAGCACCCGGTCGACCATGATGTTGGCGTCGCCGTCGTATTCGCTCAGCCGGCCCTTGATGCTGACGATCATGTCGTTGCCCAGCGCGCCGCCGAGCAGCTGGTAGGTCTTCGGGAACACCACGCAGCGGATCGAGGTGTCGATGTCCTCCAGCTCGAAGGTCGCCATCGGGCCGCTCTTGGCCATCAGGACTGCGTAGCCGGTGATGATGCCGGAGATGTGCACGTCGCCTTCGAGGACTTCGCTCTCGCGGACCTCCAGCAGCGTCGAGGTCCGGTAGGCGGCCAGCACCTTCTCGGCGCCGTCGAGCGGGTGACCGGTGACGTACAGGCCGAGCCGGGTCCGTTCGAACGCCAGCAGCTCCTCCTTCTTCCACTCCGGGAAGTCCGGCATCACGACACCGGCCACCTCGAGGCTGCTGGGCTTGTCGTCGAGGGTCTCGAAGAGGGTGAACGCGCCGCGCGCCTCGGCCTTCTTGTCCTTGGCGGCCGCCTCCACCGCCTGCTCGTGGATCATCGTGAGGCAGCGCCGCGGGGTGCCGAACTCATCGAAGCCGCCGGCCTCGATGAGCCCGAGCACCGCCTTCTTGGTGCAGCCGGCCGCCGGGACCCGGGTGATGAAGTCGAAGAACGACTCGTAGGGCCGGTCCTGGCGGCCCTTGAGCACCGCGGCCACCACCCCGGAGCCGACATCACGGATCGCGCTGAGTCCGAAACGGATCTTCCCGTCGACGACGGTCATCGCCGCCTGGCTCTGGTTGACGTCCGGCGGCAGCACGCCGATGCCCAGCCGGCGGCATTCGGCCAGGTACAGTGCCGCCTTCTCCTTCTTGTCGCCGACGCTGGTCAGCAGCGCCGCCAGGTACTCGGCCGGGTAGTGCAGCTTCAGCCAGGCGGTGACATACGCCAGCCGGCCGTAGCAGGCGGTGTGCGCCCTGTTGAACGCGTACTCCGCGAACGGGACCAGGGTGTCCCAGAGCGCGTCCACGGCCTCCTGGCAGAAGCCGTTGGCCAGCATCGCCGTGCTGAACGGCTCGTACTCCTTGGCCAGCAGATCCTTCTTCTTCTTGCCCATGACCTTGCGCAGCAGGTCAGCCTGGCCGCGGGTGTAGCCGGCCACCAGCATGGCTGCGTCGATGACCTGCTCCTGGTAGCAGATGACGCCGTAGGTGGGCGCGAGCACCTCTCGCAGCGGCTCTTCCAGTTGCGGGTGGATCGGGGTGATCGGCTGCCGGTTGTTCTTGCGCAGCGCATAGTTCTCGTGGCTCTTCATGCCCATCGGCCCGGGCCGGTACAGCGCGCCGACGGCCATGATGTCCTCGAAGGTGGTGGGCTTCATCATCCGCAGCAGCGACTGCATGCCGGAGCCCTCGAGCTGGAAGACGCCGGCTGTCTCGCCGCGGGCCAGCATCCGGTAGACCTCCGGGTCGTCGAGCTCGCCCAGCTGCTCCACCGTGACCCGTACACCGTGATTCGTCTCGATCATCTTGATGGCGTCGTCGACGACCGTCCAGTTGCGCAGGCCCAGCAGATCCATCTTCTGCAGGCCCATGCTCTCCAGGTCCGGGTACTCGTGCCCGGCCAGCAGCGCCTCGACCTTGCCTTTCCTGCGGTCGGCCTCCTTGGGCACGTCCAGCCACACCGGGATCTGGCCCAGCAACGGCTCGCTGGAAACGATCACCCCGCAGGCGTGCACGCCGGTCTGGCGCACCCGGCCCTCCACCAGCCGGGCCACCTGCAGGATCTGCTCCACCTCCGGGTCCGCCACGACCATGTCCCGGAAGGCCCGACCCTCCTCGAAGCGGGCGTGCGTCTCGTCGAAGATCTCATCGAAGGTGACGCCGAACCCGGCCGCGTCCGGCGGGATCGCCTTGACCGCCCGCTCGCCGGCGGCGTAGGGCAGCTGCTGGATGCGCGCCGAGTCCTTCAGCGAGGCACGGGTCTTCAGCCGGCCGAAGGTGATGATCTGACTGACGTTCTGCGCGCCGTAGGTGTCCACCACGTACTGCACGACCTCGTCGCGGCGGCGCTCGTCGATGTCCAGGTCGATGTCCGGCGGCGAGATGCGTTCTGGGTTCATGAACCGCTCGAACATCAGCTTGTGCTTCAGCGGGTCCATGTCGGCGATCTCGAGCGCGTACACGACGATCGAGCCGGCGGCCGAACCGCGCGGGCCGAACCGGATGCCCCGCTCACGCATGAACCTGCACAGCAGGAACAGCATGATGAAGTAGCCGGCGAAATCCAGCGGCAGGATGATCTTCAGTTCGTACTCGGCCCGCTCGCGGGCCTCGGCAGGCACCGGCGCGCCGTAGCGCCGGGTCAGGCCGGCGTCGACCAGGTGCCGCAGGTAGCTTTCCTCGGTGAACCCGTCGGGCACCGGCGGGTGCGGCATCCGGTCGCGGAAGGCGAACATCTGCTCGTAGGAGGTGACCATGTCGGCGACCAGCAACGTGTTGTCGCAGGCGCCGGGGACCTCGTCGTCGAACAGCGCGCGCATCTGCTCGGCGCTCTTGATGTAGTAGCCGCCGCCGTCGAACTTGAGCCGGTCGGTGTCGGCGAGGTAGTTGCCCGTCCCGATACAAAGCAGGCAATCATGGCCGTGGGCTTGCTCGGCGTAGACGTAGTGCGCGTCGTTGGTGGCCAGCGGCGCGATGCCCAGCTCCTGGCCGATCTTCAGCAGGCCGACCCGGGTTTCCTTCTCGAAGGACAGGCCGTGGTCCATGACCTCCATGAAGTAGTTCTCCGGCCCGAACAGCTCCCGGTAGTAGCCGGCGGCCTGGCGGGCCTCGTCGTACTGGCCCAGCCGCAGCCGGGTCTGCACCTCGCTGGATGGGCAGCCGGTGGAGGCGATGAGGTGCTGCCCGTGCCGGCCGATGACCTCTTCGAACAGGTCGCGGTCCATCCGGGCCTTGCCCAGCGGGTACTGGCCTTCCATGGAGGCGCGCCCGGTCAGCTCGTAGAGCATCCGCAGCCCGGTGGCGTTCTTCGCCAGCAGGGTCAGGTGGGTAAAGCGGCCGCCGCCGGCGATGTCTTTGCTCTCACCCTCGTCGGTGTCGCGGTCCTTCTTGGTGCGCCGGCCGCGCGGGTCCCAGAACTCCTGGGTGCGGTTGAACCGGCTGGACGGGGCGATGTAGGCCTCCACGCCGATGATCGGCTTGACGTCGGCCTTGGTCATCGCGTGGTAGAAGCTGAACGCGCCGAACATGTTGCCGTGATCGGTCATTGCGACCGCGGGCTGGCCCAGCTGGCTGACACAGGCCGCCAGCTCCTTGTGTTGCTGGTAGCCGTCGAGCATCGAGTACTCGGTGTGATTGTGCAGGTGCACGAACGGGTCAGTCACGACGATTCCTTGGGGTTGTTGTCGTCGGGTGTGGTGCGGAGCTGGTCGTATCTGGTCAGGATCTCGGCCAGGGCGGAGACAGCACTACCGAAGCGGCTGTGAGCCTTGCCGGCGCGACGGTCCAGGATCTCGATCAACTCTTCGGGAACCTCTTCCGGTCTCATCGGCCGGCCATGCCCTTCTCCGCGGAATGGTCGTGATCGGCCCTGCAGACTGCGTCGCGGCCGCGCGCGTTCCACGACTCGCCGAGGATCTCGTCGCAGCAGTGACCGCCGTGCAGCTTGATGCGGGTGCAGATCGGGCCGGGCTTGTCAGGCCGGCCGGTGAGGCAGAACGTGACGACGACACGGGTGGGCGGGCGCAGTGTCGTGCTGGGGGTTGCCGTTCTCACGCCAGGTCGATCCCTTCAGGTCAGGCGGATGGAGTTCTTGATGAACTGATGGCACCTCTGGCATGGGCGCAGTTCGTGGATCTTGATGTTGCGCCTGGGGTTCCATCGGCCCATCAGGTGTGAGGCCCGCTCCTGGTCGACGACCCCGGGCAGGCCACAGACGGTCACCCCCGTTCTTCCGACCATTCCCGGGGATCCGATCAGGGCGAAGGACAGGTGCCTCAGACCGGGGACGTAGTCGGACCGCCCTGGTCGTCGTACCCGGGTGCACAACTCAGGAAGAGTGTTTGACTTGTGGGACACCGTATCACAGCACAACCGACAACGGGCCAGGAGTCACAAAATGCTCCTGGCCCGTGTTGCCGCAGCACACCGGCCGCATGGACCCTCCCAGTGGATGACTTACTCACCTCAGGAGAATCAACGCGCGAACCCGGCAGCGGTCACCAGACTTCGACCCGGTGGGGGAGTGGCGCATCCTCGTCAAGGTCGCCCGCCGCAGCCTGAGCCAGCAGCTCCCGCAGGTCTCGCCGGGCCTGGTGACGCTGCGCCCGGCGGTCGGCCTTGCGCTCGCGATGGCCGGTGCATAGATGGCAGCCGCAGTACAGGTTCTTGATCGGGGCCAGCCCGGTTTCCCACGGCCGCGCCGGGTAGCGGTAGAACAGATGACGGTTGTGTGGATCAGCCAACTGCACGGCCCACGGGCGGTGCACATCGGTCCTGGACATGTGAACGACCTGTCCTTCGGCCGCCGGCGGAACCTCCGCCGGGCTAACGCCTGTTGATCACGTCGATCACCTCCACGGTCAGCACGCGGTCCACTCATTCTCGAAGGCATTCTCCGACAGGTACTCGAACTTGCGGCCGTGCTGGATGACCCACCAGCCGAACGGGACGTAGACCTGGTCCTCATACTCGCCGAAGGCCAGGCCGGCGACGAAGGAGTTGCTGTACCACGGGTCGCCGTCACCCACCCAGGTCAGGATGGCGCCGAAGTTCCGCTCGTTTACCTGGACCGCGAAGCCGACCTCGCCGTCCTCGTTGCGGTACTGCTGCGGGTCGATCCGGTAATTCTCGGCCTGCTCGGCGTAGAGCCGTTCGGTCTCGGGACTCAGCGGCATGGACGTTGCTCCTTGGTGTCTCGTGCCCGGGCGCACGTGGCGCCCGGGCTGTTCGGTTACCACCAGGCCCAGGCGCCCTGGTGGCGGTGCTGCGCGGTCTCGACGACGACGTCAGTGTCGCCGGCGGCGCGGTACTCCTGCCGGGCCCGGGTGAGCTGGTCGCGGACGCGCCGGCGTTCCGGGGCGGTGAATTCGATGCGGTTGAACCAGGGCGGGCTGCTCCAGCCGCCGCCGGTGGTCATGCCGTCCCAGCTGGGCACCCAGATGCAGCGCTTGTGCAGGCCGGTCATGCGCCGACTGCGGTACTCCGCGGCGACGATCGGGGCCGGTGGCAGGTCGCAGTCGCGGCGGCGGATCCAGGAGTGCTGGCAGCGGTAGTGGTCGGGCTCCCACCAGATGGCGCGGACCCAGTGCGGGTCGGTGTTGTCGGTGCGGGACATGCTCGGCTCCTCGTTACGAGGGCCGCGATCTGCGGCCTCATAACAGCCGGAAGTGGTGCATGCGCATGCTCAGTCCTCCTTCCCGGCCAGGGCCGCCCGGGCGTGCACCGCGATGACCCGCACCGCGTCGCGGGGGCCCAGGTCACGCAGGCCGAGAACCAGCCGGTAGGCGGGCAGGTCGCCGGCGGCGGGCACGACCAGGCGCACCATGTCGGCGTCCGCGTGGATCCAGATCCCGGAGCCGGCGTGTTCGACGTAGCCGTCAGCACCCTGGACGAAGCTGCGGCCGCCGCCGGCGGTGAACCCGTCGCCGCCGAGCAGGGCAAGCAGCTGGGCGGTGCGCTGGCTGTGCAAGGCCGTGGACATGGCGAGCAGCCTACAACTCTGTTGCGATGCCGCGGATTCTGGTCCGCAGCCGCTCGGCCTCACCGTGCAGCCGCTCGATGCGCGCCAGCGTGCCGGCGTATCGCCTGTTGTCGTACTCCCAGGCGACCGGGTTGGACAGCAGCTGCAGCAGCGTCCACCCGTAGCAGACCTCATTCACCTTCGGCCAACGGCGCTTGAACTCGCTGAGTTTCTCGCCGGGGCGGTTGAAGCTGGCGTCCTCCAGCTCGAGGATGTCCAGCTGCAGCTTCGTCAGCGGGGTCAGCTGCTGACGCAGCGCGGCCGGGTCGTAGCCGCGCTCGGCTTCCGCGGCCAGCGCGTCGAGCTGCTCGTCATCACTCACGAGCCTTCTCCTTGCTCATTCGTTACCCGGACACACTGCCGCCGCGCCTGTCGACGGTCGAGTCGGTGGATTCGACGTTTCGCGCCCGCCTTGCTGCGGTGGTAAGGGTAGCGAGATATCGCCGCCAGCTCCCGCCAACTCAAATCGGCCAGCAGTTCGGTGTTCCAGCGCCCCCGTGGAAGATGTCGCTTCATGCTCGCCGCCGGTGGGTTCTGCGCACCGCATCCAGTGACACCGTCTCAGCGAGCCCCTGCACGTAGCCGGCGAACTCCTCCGGGTGCGCCGCGGCCAGCGCGGCCAGCGCACGCAGCTCCCGGGCGAATAGATCCCGCCCCTCATCGCCGTCGCGAGGAAACCAGCCGCACCGCTCGGACTCGCGGCGAATCACACCGACCGGGTCCTCCTCCCACGGCTTGCAGTTCGCCGCGGTGGTCGCGCAAGTGCGGCACACCGTGAACCGGGTGCGCTGCTGACCCCACTCCCGAATTCGGGCGAGGTAGCTGCCCCGGGTGATCACCGGATGATTTGCGACCGGCAAGCCACACTCGGTCAGCTCAGCCCCACGCCAGGGCAACGGCCCGCGCTGCACATGGTCGAGGGTCAGCTTCTCCGGCTTCTCGTCGCGAACAGGCACAACTCTCCTCAGATGGCGTGGACGGTGTCGGATTCCCGGATCTGCTCGTCGTCCATCAGGAAACTCCCGGCGGCGGGTCGGAGTTCTTCCCGGCCATGAACGTCCACGCCCAGTTCTGGGTGTAGTAGCAAGTACCGACCGGGCAGTGCCAGCCGGCGGCGGTGGCGACCAGGCTGATCCCGCCGACGTGTGCTCCCTTCGCGCCCTGCCCGCAGGTGAAGGGGTGGAACTCGCCTTCCTTCTGGTAGAGATTCAGGGCGTCGACGGTCTCGTCGTTCCACGGCGGATAGATCTTGTTGGGACTCCGGTCCTCGGCGTCGGCATTCACCGTCGGTGGCACTGTCACCCTCCGATCCGTTCGTACTCCCGGCGGCGCGGCGCCGGCGGGCGTGCATCGGCCTGATCTCCCGGCAGGGCGTAGTCGCTCAGGCGCGCCTGCGGGTTCAACCACATCAGCAGCGAGCACAGGGCGTCGACGTGCAGCCCGAGCCCGTCGTTGAGCCGGGTGAACATGCTCGGGCCGACGTTGATGGCCCGGGCCACCTCCCGGTAGCTCATCTCGTCGGGCGCGCCGGCCCGGCGGGCCCGGTCCACCTCCCGGGCCAGCTTCGCGGTGTCCAACCGGTAGGTACTCATCGCGGCCTCCTGACAACACCTTGCTCGGCCTGCAGCAGCTCGGCAACCGGCGTTGCGCAGACCTCGCCGTCGATGATCTGTGCGGTGCAGCAGCTGTCACACTGATGCTCGCGCAGTTCCTCGTGCAGACGGACCTGCTGATCGTCGGGATCGGGGTGCTCCTGGCCGTGCGAGCAGCGGCGGGTCAGGAACCCGCGGGTGTCCCAGCGCATCGGCGAACGGACGAGCGGGTGATCGCTGGGCCAGTGGATCGGGCACGGCGGCCGGCAGTTGACCGGTGAGTGGACCCGCAGGATCTCGCCGTCATCGTCATCCTCGCCGGGCACCCACACCGCGTCGACGCGCTCCACCGCATGCTCCTCGACGGTGGGTAGCCAGCCGTCGTGCAGCCAGGTGCGGTACTCCGCCCAGGTCAGACCCAGATAGACGTGCAGGCTGACCGGAGCATTGCCCAGGTGCCACGCGTCGATGTAGTCGTGGATCTCCCCCGCAGTCACCTCGCCGGCGTGATAGAGGCTCAGGAAACGGTACGGCCGCAGCTCGGCGCTCACAGCGCGCTCGAAATCTTCCAGCGATCCCTGCCGGAGCGCAGGAAGATCTCCTCGATCACCGTCACCCGCAGCCGCAGGATCGCACCCTGGCCGACCGCCTGCTCCTCGCGCGGGCCGGGAACCTGCTCACCGAGCCGGAACCGATCGGTCATGTCCTGCTCGGTCGCACCGATGCAGGACGGCTGCGAGGCACCGAGGTCGAGCCACGCCCAGTAGTCCTCGTCGGCCGGGTCGTCGGTTTCGGCCAGCATCACCCGCAGGATCCGCCGGGCGCTGCCGTCCTGGCGGGCGTACCCCAGCGGCCCGAAGTGCCGCAGCGGGTTCGGAGAGTGCTCGCTGTCGGCGGCGGCGAACATCTCCCACATTCCGAGATCACTGCTCACGGCGATGACCGCCTCTGCCTGTCTCATGCGCAAACCTCCGAGTTTTGAGACAGCTTACAACATCAAAAGCGACGCGCCGGTCGGTGTCACCCCGGCCTGCGATTAAACGAAAAACCCCTCGATAGCGTTTGCCATTATGGGGATTAAGCGGACTTCCCGGGCATGGCAATTGCCATGCCCGGGGTTTTTCGTTTAATCATCTTCCCAGCTCAAGGGTCATCCGAAAAATCAGGAAACCCCAGGATGGCAAACGCTATCGTCAAGATTCTTCAAAAACCTGCTGATGGCAAACGCCATGCAGGGGTTTTTCGTTTAATCGCGGCGTGCGGCGGCCCGGCGGGCGCGACACGGCAGCGGTAATGTCCTTGCGCCGGACGGGCCCGACCCCTACGGTGAGTGTCAAGCACGGCTGGACATGGATGAGGAGTCCCACGATGTATCGGTGGCAGGCCACGAGCAACCCGCAGCACATGCTGCCGGGCTCGGCTGCCCGCGCCTGCGGGACGATCCCCTTCGCCCGCCGTGATGAGCAGAGCAAGCCCGCGCACAGGCGGCGCACGTAAGCGCTGAAGTCCAGCGAGACGCTGACGCCGCCACCGGACCCCGGCAGGCGGCGTTTTTCGTCGGCCGACAACTGAATACGCAGGTCAAGTGGGTGTAGCTCAACCGGTAGAGCTCCGGTCTCCAAAACCGGCAGGTGCGCGTTCAATTCGTGCCACCCGCGCGTACGGTCCCCCGCCGCGGCGGGCACGGACATGGCATGACTTGAGAACTGCACAGTGGAATGGCATGAGATCGCCCCGGACGGTACGCCGGCCGGGGCACCATGGGGCCTTGGCGCAGCTGGCAGCGCGTCTCCTCGGCAGGGAGAAGGTCGCCGGTTCGACTCCGGCAGGCTCCACTTGGCGATGGTCGAGCCGTCCGGGCTTCCGTTGGGTGGCCCACAGACGGTCCACCCGGATAGCCGGGCGCCGTCAGGGCGTAAGTCGACCAGCTAAAACCTCGCGCCCGTGTAGCTCAGTTTGGGAGAGCGCTGCCCTGAAAAGGCAGAGGCCGCCGGATCGAAACCGGCCGCGGGCACGTTGCCGTCAGAAACACCAGGGGCGTGTTCCCCTGCCGGCGGCAGCTCGAATGGGCCAGCGGCAGCAGTCTGGAGTGCTCGCCGCCCTCTCAAGGCGGAGATCGCCGGTTCAAATCCGGCCTGGCCTACAACGTCCCCGGCGCCGGGGACGCCAGTCACAAGGCGATCCCGTTTGACTCGAGGTCCGAGAAAGCGATGCCAGGACGGCCGTCCTGCTCGCAGAGGATTTGACTCCCGGCCGACGCCAACCCTGTGACGCTCGCGGATGTAGCTCAATCGGCAGAGTCCCAGTCTTCCAAACTGGTTGCGCGGGTTCAATTCCCGTCGTCCGCTCTTCGCCCTGGTAGCCCAACGGTAGAGGCGCCGTACTCAACATGCGGTCCAGTGGGGGTTCGAGTCCCCCGCGGGGCTCTCCTGCCGCCGTAGTTCATGCGGTTGTAGCGCAGCTGGTAGCGCGCCGCCTTGCCAAGGCGGAGGTCACCGGTTCGATCCCGGTCAGCCGCTCTCGTCGCCGGTATCTTGATCGCATAAAGGAGGTGAACCCGGTGAGTGATGTTCTGGTCGTCAACGCCGACCTCGGACCCCTGCACCGCGTGAGCCTGCGCCACGCCATCAGGATGCTGGTCCGCCAGGTCGCCGAGCTGCACGAGTTCGAGAGCGACAAGCTCATCGGCGTCTTCCCGAAGCCGAAGGTCGTGCGGCTGATCAAGTACGTGTACACGAAGTGGCGGCACACCGCCGGCCCCACCTGGTCCCGCAAGGGCGTCATGGTGCGCGACGGCAGGATCTGCGGCTACTGCCGCGGCGCGGCCACCACGGTCGACCACATCCAGCCCCGCTCCCGCGGCGGCCGCAACAGCTGGAAGAACACCGTCGCCTCATGCGACCGGTGCAACCAGCACAAGGCCGACCGGACGCCGGCCGAAGCCGGCATGGTGCTGCTCGTCAAGCCGGCCGCACCGACGTGGGCCTCGCTGGCCCGCTGAATCACCCAGGTCGCCCGTAGCGCTGCGGGCGCGCCTGGCACCTGCCTCGCGGCGCTCGATACAGGAACGTCGCGAGGCCGATCCCCGATGGTCTAGCTGGCAGGACGGCGGAGTCTGGTTCCGCAGGGCTGGGTTCGAATCCTGGTCGGGGAGCGCTGACCCTGCGCTGACATGCTGCCAGCCCGCGAGAGCCGGGCCGGGGTCCACAAACGTGCCGAGGTAGCTCAGCGGCCCAGAGCACCTCCGCCTCTTGCTCGCTGCGCGGTCCCGGCCGGACGCGCTGAGCCCGGGTGTACAACCGGTGAGGTTCTCAGGAGGAGGTCGCCGGTTCGAATCCGGCCCCGGCCACCAACATGCCGATGTAGCTCACCTGGTAGAGCAGCCGCCTCGTAAGCGGCAGGTAGGGCGTTCAAGTCGCCCCTTCGGCTCGGTTCTCGGTCCGGGAGCGTGGCCCGGCGTCGCAGAGCGCAGACGGTCCCCGACCGCTAGCGCGAACTTTGGGAAGAGGCAGCACGCGGCCGATCTGGTACGCCTGACCCTCGCCGAGAACCGCACGCGTCTGTGGTGGAAGCAGGAGGTAGACACGCTGGTCTCAGGAACCAGTGCGGGGTGACCCGCGTGGGAGTTCGACTCTCCCCAGGCGCACGAATGCCCCGCCGTGGGGCCGGCCCTACTCGACACCTGGCGAGGTGCGGCGTGGGTGAAACCGCGGAACCCGGCAACGACGCGACGCACGCGGCGACCGGGATCGGGAGAGGGCGGGTGAGGACCCGCGCCGTGCGCAACACGGAAACGTCGGTTCGACTCCGGCCTCCCGACCATGGGGGTATAGCTCAGTCCGGCAGAGCGCCCGCTCCGCAAGCGGGAAGCCGGCGGTTCAAATCCGCCTTCCTCCACCATGTCGCCGCAGAGCAGATGGAGTGCTCGCTTCCCTGTCAAGGAAGAGATCGCGGGTTCGAGTCCCGTCGGTGACGCTCTGGAAGGATCGCCTAGTCTGGTCAATGGCGCCGGTTTGCTAAACCGGAGAGGTAAAACTCGCGTGGGTTCGAATCCCGCTCCTTCCGCATGTCGTCGTAGCTCAGTCGGTCAGAGCGCAGAGCTGATAACTCTGAGGTCAGTGGTTCGACCCCACTCGACGACACAGCCTGAGGGTAGGCTCCCGTCTCATGGCCCCCTTCCCGACCATCGACTTCATCCTGCTTCTCGGAACTTCGCCGGTAGGCATCTGGTGGGGCGGCTACATGATCGGCATGCTTGTCAAGGAATGGGCCCGGCGGGCGGGACCACCGAGGCTGGGAACGTTTTGAACTTGCCCGTGTAGCTCAATGGATAGAGCGCCGGATTACGGATCCGGATGTTAGGGGTTCGAGTCCCCTCAGGGGCGCAGTACCACGAGTGAGAAGCGCACGCCCGGACAAATGGGACCGGAAGTCCGGGAATAGCGCCCCGGGTGGGAAGTCAGCGGGTTGCGACACGCCCGGGTATTAGCGCAGCTTGGTAGCGCGCTCGCTTCGGGAGCGAGAGGTCGCCGGTTCAAATCCGGCATACCCGACTCATGGAGGGTTCCGCGGGGATGGCCTGCGCCCGGTCTTGAAAACCGGTGGGGTCGCGTAAGCGGCGGGGGTTCGACTCCTCAACTCTCCGCCAACCGCCGTTAGCTCAGTCTGGTCGGAGCTGCGCACTCTTAATGCGAGGGTCGGGGGTTCGAATCCCTCACGGCGGACGTATCATCGCAGGTCATGACCGATGACGCTCAAGCCGTACTCAGGAGCCAGGATTGGGCCGGCGCGGAAGTAGTCTACGACCGCCCCAGCATCAAGGTGGTGCACTCCGTGAGGCTTCCCGCCGAATGGTCCGAGGCCCTGGAGGCCGAGGCGGTCCGACAGGGGACAACCCCCTCCGAGCTCAGTCGGGCCTACATTATCGCCGGTCTCACACGCGTCAAAGACGTGTCCTCGTAGCTCAATCGGATAGAGCAGCGGTTTCCTAAACCGCAGGCTGGCGGTTCGAGTCCGCCCGGGGACACTATGGGCCGCTAGCTCAATGGATAGAGCTGCGGACTTTTAATCCGTAGGTTCTGGGTTCGAGCCCCAGGCGGCCCACCAGGTCCGGGTAGCTCAGTGGAAGAGCGTCCGCTCGACAAGCGGAAGGCCGGGGGTTCGATACCCCTCCCTAGACACGTATTCATGGGGTCGTGGACGAATGCAGAGTCGACCGGGCTTTCAACCCGGGAATTGCGGGTTCAAGTCCCGTCGGCCCTACAGCTTACTTTCCCTCGTGGCTTAATTGGGTAGAGCACTGGATTGTTAATCCGGGAGGTGCTGGTTCGAGTCCAGCCGGGGGAGCGCATCCGAAATCAGGAGGCTTGAAAAAGTGACCGGATACGGCAGTTACCGGAAACCGGTGGTGACGCCGTGGGAGGCCCGGATCGTCGGGCTGGTCGCCGCCGGGCTGCGTGACGAGGACATCGCCGCGCAGCTCGAGACGACGGTGCGCACCGTCAGCACGCAGATCGCCAGGATCAAGGCCAAGGTCGGCGCGCTGAACCGCGCCAACCTGGTGAAGGTCGCCTACGAGATTGGGATCTTGGACCTCGCGGATTCCGCGTCCTTGCCCGTATAGCTCATCGGGAGAGCGCCGCTTTCACACAGCGGAGGCACCGGGTTCGATCCCCGGTTCGGGCACTGTGGCTGTAGCTCAGCTGGTAGAGCGCCGGTTTGTGGTACCGGTCGTCGCGGGTTCAAGTCCCGCCAGTCACCCCATGCCTCTCGTGGACGGGTGGTCGTCCAGCGGCCTGTAAAGCCGCCGCGCTGCGCGCATGCCTGGTTCAAGTCCGGGGAGGGGCACGCCTACGAGGTCACGGAGGCCGCGATGTGCAGGTACATGTTCGACCGGTATCGGGATCACTGGGCTTGTCTGCTCTGCCGGCGTTCGGTGAAGGACTACCTCCCGCAGGATTGCCGCCGGTGTCGGCAGCCGATGATCCGGATGGGTCGGGATTTCCACGCGCCGCGACACGCCGATCTGGCGCAGTGGCGCAAGCTGGAGATACTGGCAGCTGCGGGCCTGTTGTTCTTCTCCTGCGGATGCTCCGGCCCCGGCCAGCGCCCGCGGACCTTGGCGGATGCGAAGTCGCAGTTCGGCCGGCGGCGTTCGGCGCGCCGGCGGTATGCCGAGCGGCCGCACGACCGTGGCCGGCGGCAGTTGTTGCCCTTGTAGCTCAGTGGATAGAGCGTCCGCCTCCGGAGCGGAAGGTCAGGGGTTCGATCCCCCTTGAGGGCGCGCATGGCCTCGGCTCGTCGCTGGTGCGGCGCCTCGCCTGCAAAGCGGGTGGTAGCGGTTCGAGTCCGCCCGAGGCTTCTTTCGAGTTGCGTGCCGTTCCGCTGTGTGTGCTCGGCGGCCGGGAGCACCGGCGCTCAGCGCCTTTCATACGGGCGCCTGGCCCGGTTCGAGACCGGGGGCCGCTACCGAGCGATAAGGCGATCCGGCCGGGATACCCTATCCCGGCCGGATCTGATCTTTCATGCCCGCGCTTGCGGGAGTGGGGGGGGGTTATGGCAGGCGCCAACCCAGCAGCGCCAGGCCATTGTGAGACCGGAAGATGTCCGGGTCAGCCTCGAACTCGCCCCTGAACATCTCGTACGCCCGATAACGGCGCGGGGCGATCGTTCCGCTGACCGCCCCCACGATGTTGTCTGCATCACAGGTCTGCACAGTAAAGATGTGACGCTCGTCAGCCAGCATCGTGTCGATGTCGGCCTGGCTTACCGGTCGATGCTGGTGAATGAAGCTTTCACGGTGCCGCTGGTAGACCTCGCTGATGGCCTGCATACTGACACAGGCAGCTGCATGCAGTGCCTGCAGCTGCGCCTCGTTGACCTGGCGTACGCTCTCCGGGCTGCGACGAGTCACGGCCTCCAGCCAGCTGCCGTACGGTTCCGGCTCGGTCACCAGTGGGCCGTCGAAAACGGTGATGCGCTCGCAACCCAGGCCGAGCATCAGCTTGAAGGAGTAGGCGTGCACGTCGACCGCACCGGGTTGACGGTCCAGGATCTCATCGATCTCGTCGATGGCACCGGTAGCGAGCAGGCCCCGGCGATGCAGGAAGTAGCCCAGCGCGATCAATTCGCAGTCGGCGCTAAAAGCCATCCGGAAATCGTGCTTGATCTCTGTCATCAGGTTCCTCTTGTCTCTCACGCCCGCGGCGGCGGGACTTTGGTCTATATAGCAGCGTAAATGATTAGGCGAGCCGGCCGGGATACCCTTCCCGGCCGGCTCTTAAAGTGATCACGGTATGTGAGTTGGCCCGTCTCGAGCGCCCGTACGTTTAAAGTCGCAGGTCAGCTTGAGGTCCGCAGGGTTTGCCATTAACCTATCCGGCCATGTTTGGAGGCCGGAGCTGGACTCGAACCAGCATCGTGCGGGGTTGCCTGGACTGGTAGACCGGGTCGCCGGGGCCCTTCGTGTTGAGTTTTGAGCGCGAGCTTGAGTCTTAAGACGCGCCCCGCCGCCTCTGCCATTGGGCTACCCCGGCAGGTGGAGCCGGGGGCAGGGATCGAACCTGCACTGTGTCACGGGGTGTGCTTTCAGGCTGATCTTGATATTCAGTTTTGTGCTCGCCCGCCGCACGTCATGCGCGGCGGGACATCTGGGGACCCTACCGCAGGTCGGTAAGCAGGTAACCGAGCAGGGCGGCGCCGGGCTTCGGGTCGATCACCTCGGTCATGTTGGCGCGCTCGCGGGCGAACTTCACGGCGTCGGACAACTTGGTCAGCCGCTCGATCAGCCTGTCGACCTGGTCGGCCTGCATGGCGCCGGAGAACTTCGTGGTCCGCCAGTAGCCGACGATGACGTCCTCGGTGTACATCTGCACCTGGGCGGCGTGCTTGTCGGTGGCCGCGGCCAGGACATGGTTGCGGGGGACCTTCGTGGTGCGGGTCGTCTTGACCGGCTCGGCCGCCCAGGCGCCGGCGGCCTCGTTCCAGGTCCAGGTCTCGGAGGGGTCGAGCACCGGCAACTTGCGCACGATGGTCTCGACGTCCTCGAGCTGCTTGGCCAGGAACAGCAGGTAGGTGGCCGGCACGTCCCGGGCGAGGGCCTCGCCGTCGACGACGATGTCGGCCTTGGCGATCTGGTTCGTCCAGTCCATCGCCGCGGTCACGTCGAACAGCCTGGCGAGCTTCGTGCAGATCTGGCGCAGGATGTCGGCGGCGACCAGCTGCACGCGGGTGGACTCGCTGGGCAGGTCGGGTTCCGCGTCGTTGATCTTCTCGTAGGTGCGGGCGATCCCGGACAATCGCGGCGCCTTGACAACCTCACGGTGCAGTTCGGTGACGCCACGCCGGGTGTCTTCGCGAACGCCGTCACGGACGGCGAGAATCTGGTTCAGTGCAGTGGTGGGTGAGGCCATGCGAGCCGATACTCCTGATCTTCAGTTTGAGAAAGCCGGGCCAGCCTACCGGCCGCCACCGGCGCGAGCGCGCGATTTTGGAGGCGGTGTCACCCGCTCGGCGCGTAGCCTTCCCGGCCATGGGGATGCAAGCCGGGCGCGCGCAGCGCTGGCACGACACCGACCACGGCCAGGACCGGGGTAAGCCGCTACGGCCGAACCGGTTCCGGATACCGGTGGTGGATGCCGGGTCGCCGCCGGTCTCCAGCTGCTGGTGTTGCTGCGAGATCTGCAACCCAGCCTGGAATCCCGAAGGGCGGAACAACCCGTTCTGGCGCCGGGCTCAGGCGGCGATGCCGGTATCCTGAGGCGCGGCTAGGCCGCGGTGTCCAGTCAGTGATGTAGCGCAGGAAACAGAACAACCCGGGGTCCACCAGCAACCCGGGTTGTTCTGTTTCCCTGGAGCCGGTCACCGCTCCAAAGGTAGGATGCGGGCGTTTGCGCAGGTCAGCGATGCAGGTCGTCGAACGCGTCAAAGCTGGTCGTCTCGATGCCCAGGCCCTTGATCCGGGCGTTAAGCAGCGCAACCACCCCCTCGATCGACTTTTCAATAATGCCGTTGTGCCAGGCGCTGATAAGCGCGTCGCGTTCCTGACGCATCACGAGCGCGTACTGCTCCGGAGTTACACCCACTCTTGCAACCAGGTTCATGGTCACTCCTCTTGGTTAGATCGGGCTGACCAGCGGTTCGAGCTCATCCATCAGGGCAACCAGCCGGCCGCGGAGCTGGTCACCGCCCCAGAGGTAAGCCACCTGCAGCCGGTCGGCCTCGCCGTACATGGACAGGTCGTAGAAGAGGTAGCCGGCGAGGTCAGGCTGCCCGGTGGCGACGGCATTGAGGACCAGGCTCCAGATGGCCGGTTGATCGCCGGTCGAGTCCAGGCCGAAAGCGGCGCTCATCGGGTGGGCCGCCCGTCGCAGACGAGAATGCCGTCGCGCACCTCGCAGGGGATCAGTGTTTCGGCGGGCGCCGGGGCGTTCGCGCGGGCATGGTCGGCGGCGAGCGACTGGTGGATGCAGATGCCGGTGATGATCGCTGCGGCACCGGCGGCGCCCTTGGCGAAGTGCGCGATGTTCTCCGCGGCGCTCATCGACGGGGGCCCTCAACGACCTTGGACGCGAGGTAGTCGAGGCCGAGGTCGAACACGTACTGCTCGCGGCCGCCGACCGTCTCAGCCTCGAGGCGGCCTCTGTCATCGGCGTCCGTGACGGCGCGCAGGAGGATGGCCCGGCCAGCGTCGTCACCGACGGACTCGCGGAACAGGTCGCCGGTGCGCAGCGTCGAGAGGAAGACGAACCGGGTCTGCACCATGCCCTGGTCGGTCATGGTGTTGGCGTACGGGGAGGCGCTGACCCGCATGGAGCCGATTCGGTTGCCGCTGCGGGTAAGGACCGGCGCCCAGAAACTCAGATGAGGGTCGCCATCGGCCTCGGCCTGGGCCACGTTGTGGAGAGTGAAGGTGGGCACGACGATGGTCCAGTCAGCGCGCTGGTCGGCGATCCCCCGAATGTGATCTACCGGCTCGCGGAAGACGGGGTCGTCGGTGAGGACGACGGCGTACTCGCCGTCGCGGTTGCGTGAGCGGACCGTGCGGCCCTGCTCGAGGGCGTCACGGACGGGCTCGTCGAGCCCGAGGCAGGATCGGCTGAGAACCTCGGTCATGTCGGGCACAGTATTCTCCTTCATTGATCATGCCCGCGCGCGGCGGGTCTTGGGCCAGATTACTGGCCTCGTACGGGTAAACCGGCAGGGCGCTCAAAACCGGGTTCCTACTTATCGCCGTGGACACCGAGGAGCATCAGGTGCATGTCCTGGCCGTCCAGGTTGACCGCGGCGTCACGCTCAGCGTCACTCATGCCGTACTGGTCGTCCGACAGGACGATCAGGCCGACCTTATGCATCTCTACCAGCACCTGGTCGAGATGGGCCGGCCAGCCCATCTCTTCGCGCAAATGCCAGACCCGCACGGTTGCACCTGGCCGTTTGGTTATCCGGTCGTACGCGTCGAGAACCTGGCCTCGGGTAATCATGGGCTACTCCTGTCATGGTTCATGCCCGCGGCTGCGGGACTTGGTCAGGCTGGACTACTTCGGGAACATCAGGACGGTGCGACTCTCCGAGTCAACCTCGCAGCGGTACTCCGGTACGGCCGGAGCGTTCGGGCCGAATTCGCGCCAGGCAACCTTGCTCGCCCCAGCCAGTTCCGGGAGGCGAGTCGGAGGCACGATATCGACGTTGTCCCAGACGACGACGGTGCCGGCACCCATGGAGCCCATGTGGGATGCCGCGCTGATGTCGGCGGTCATCTGCAGGTTCGGGTTGTCTTCCGACGGCCACCCCTCCTGGTGCTTGACCAACTTGTGGTCGGCGTCGTAGAAGGCGACCCGATAGACGGTCTTCGTCTCGGCCGGCATGGGTGCGTAGGTCACCGGGTTGATCCGGCCGGCGGGCAGGTGTTGCTGAGTCATCGTTTTCCCTTTCGATTTCGATCTTTCATGCCCGCGGAGGCGGGGCTTGGTCGTGCAGCAGCGTAGCAGTCTGGTGCGACTCAGTGGCGGCGCCACTGCAGCAGCTCGCCGATCACCCCGACGGTGATGAGGAGGACGCAGAGCGCGCCGGTCGGCGTAATGCGAACCTCGACTGGCGGCATCACAGCGAAGATCAGGTCATGGATAGGTGTCCAGTACGGCATGACGGCAGCGTACGCCGAGCCCTGTAAGACCCGCCTAGACGAGCCGCATAATTCCGGTTATGCACGTGGTAGAGTGCTTTTTGCCGTCAGCCGACGGCTGATCAACGAAAGGAACCAAACCGTCATGAAGACCGACTGGGCCATCCAGATCGTCATCCGTCACCCCGAACGTGACGAACTCATCGCGCTTCGGGACAAGCTGGAAGTGTCGGCTATGGACGCGCGGCTGAACAAGCTCGACCTGCGCTTCGACAAGCGCTGGGAGCTGACGATCTCGATCGACTCGCCGAAGGAGTTCGCGACGATCTCCGAGCGCATCACCGAGATCCAGAAGCAGGGCTGATCATGTCCCAGAGCGTGGCCGAGTCCCGAATTCTGTGGGCCGCCGGTATCGACGGCGAAGTTCAGCTGGCCGACGGCGACGACCTGCGGGACCCGACTAAGGGATTCACTCGCGAGTCAGCCAAGGCGAAGGCGGCGCAGCTACGGTCTTCCGGTGAGCGCGACATCGAGATCCTGATTCGCCGAGTCGACTTCGACGAGAACGGCCGGGCGATCCGGTACGGCAGCTGGACCGAGGCCGGAAAGATCGTGACCTGGTCCGAAGCACTCAGCGAGATCGACAGCCTCTGGATCGAGGAGGAGCGCTGATCATGCCGTTCGTCGTCGCGGTCGAGACGAGCAGAAACGGAAAGGCGGTAGTGATGCGGCTTTCCGGGGTCCCCGACTGGTTGCGCGACCAGGTCGAGGACAACATTCGCGGGTTCGACGAGGGCGATATGCCCTTGGAGGGGCGGCTGAGGTTCCGCGCAAATGACGGCAGTTTGTCGGCGCTGCGCTGGGCCGACGTCAAGAAAATTTGGATCGAGGAGCGATGACTGACAAGGAGCTGACTCAGGCCCTGCGGCGCCTGCTGCGGCGCAGCTTCCAGGAAGGCCAACAATGCTCCGAGGTCGTCGACGGCGATCTCCTCGTCAAGGCGTACGCCGGCGGCGTCTTCAACATCGGCGCTCGCGGTCGCGAACTGGCCCGTGAGGATGTCGACGCCGTCCGGGAAGCGCTAGCCGAGCTGGGCTACGTGGAGGTCAGGTCCTGGGTGGCCATGCAGGGTGTTTCCTGGCTCTCGCCGGGCCTTCCCGCCGGCGTCTCCTTCGAGGTCCGACCCCAGTGATGAGCGACCGGGAGTTCGGCGAGGCAATCACCGCGCTTCACCTGAAGGCCGGCGCACCCAGCAGTAGGGCTGTCGCGAGCCGCATCGGACAAGTCAGTCACGACACGGTCAACCGCACTGTCAAGGGGAGGACCATCCCGTCGTGGCCGATCGCCGCCAAGATTGTCTTGGCGCTCGGCGGAGACCTTGACGAGTTTCGCGCCTTGTGGATATCAGCTCGGGAAAAGGCCAGCAAGCTCGGCCAGGAGTTGAATCGGGATGACTCCTGGATCTCGATCCCGGCCGAGAATCTTGCTGTCGGAAACGAGACGATTGTTGACGGCGGGTGGGAATTGATTACTGGTACCGGAACGGACTCCTCCGGCCATGTACATGTCTACCTAGGCAGGATTGAGCTGATTTTCGTCCCCGGCTCCTTCGTAATAATTCGCGCAGCCGAGGAGATTTGATGATGAGCGACCGGGAGTTCGACGAGGCGATCGCGGAAATCGACAAGGCGATCAGCAGCGGGAAGATCCAGCTCAAGTTCTGGGTCTGTCCGGTCAAGCACCCGTGGGACCGCTTCCCCGCTGCCGGCACTGTCGAGTGGGACGGCGACGTCGCGCAGTGCCTGTGGCGCGGCTGTTTCCGCCGCTCCGACGACTCGGTGCCACGCGGCTGGTGCTGCTGCGAAGAGTACGACTGTCGCGGCGAGTGCTGCGGCGGCCAGTGTTCCTGCAGCCAGATCGAGGAGTGATGATGTTCACGGAAATGTTACTGCTTCACCCCGACGCCGAGGTTCCCTCGCGGTTCGCACATATCGAATCGCGAAGGAGGCTCGTTCAGGTCGATATGACCCCGTGCCCGTGCGGGGTGCCGTTTCGTGGGCACGACTGGGTACTGACCGTCAAGGGCGAGATCACGGTGTTGGCCTGCTCGCGGGAGCGCCAGCCTGAGCGGTGGAGCATGCCCGATCCACCCGGCGCGCATATCCGGTCCGTTCGGACTAAGGACGGCCGCGAGTGGCGTTCGATGACCGCAGACAACTCCATGTGGAGCGATGGATATGGCGGCGAGGCGCACTGGGACTGGCTGGTCTACAACCGCGGGCCGCTTGTCGAGGAAGGCTCATGACCGCCGGGGAGCCGCTCTTCAAGTCCGCGCATTCCTGCCGGGTCTGCAACTACTGGTGCGAGGGCGACTTCAGGCTGCTCAGGAAGCAGGTGCTGCGTGAAATGGCGCGCGGCTGCTGCGACCCGTGCTGGGAGCTGATCGAGGCCGAGTCGCCGGTGGTCGGCACCTGCCTTGATCACTTCGGCGTACACGTCCGCAATACCTACGTCTACGCCGATGGCGACCCGACGTGCCGGCAGTTTCGTCGGATCCCGCTGTTCGAGCACGGCTGCTCGCAGGTCGGCAACGCGTTCGGCGCCTACAACTGCTTCTGTGGTGAGCCCTGGCTGGACAGGGGATGCATGGCCGGCGGGCTCACGATCGAACAGCTCGAACCGTTGTTCACAGCAGCCAAGGAGAAACGGTGGACACAACGAACGCGCGCATCGTGATGGCCGGCCGGCGCGATGCCAGCGCCTACAACCGGCCGGACGTCTACGCGCCGAAGAAGGTACACGTCGCCGGGGACGACCAGCGCGCGGCGTGCGACAACGACATCATCCTGCAGGAGCGGCTGGTCGAGGCCGAGCGCATCCCGCCCGCGGTGCGCTGCCGCCGGCCGGGCTGCGCGAATCGCTGGCCGGAGGTGACACCGTGATCGACCTTGATGACGTCAGCGGCTGCCCGCTCGACTCGAGCTGCATCTGCTGCCGGGGGACCGCCAAGCAGGGCCTGAGGGTGTGCACGGTCGGTTCGCCGGTCGGCGTCTTCTGCGTAACCATGTGCTCGGCCTGCATCGAGTCGGACGAGCTGCCTAACTTCGCGGTGGTCAGCGCGGTGCGCGCCGTGCTGGAGCACTGCAGCCACCTGGGTATCGACGCCGACCAGATGGCCGCGGCTCAGATGACGGCGGCGATGCGCCAGGAGAGAGGTTGGCCCACACCGCTGAGAGGTGCTTGTGATGACTGAGGTCCCCGAGTCGCGAGAGGTCTACGAGCACGGCGATCGCGAGTTCGATTGGCTCGACGAGGAGTACAGCCGGTGGGAAATCTTCCTGGCGGGGATGCTGGCCGGCGTCACGCTGATGTTCCTGCTGGAGGTGCTGTCGTGACCGAGATCGAGATGCTCGAGCCCGTCGAGGGTGAGCTCGTCGAGCACGATCCGCTGGTGGAGTTCACCGAGCGGTGGCTGCTCAACCGCCGCTTCGCGGCGAACACCCGCGAGGCGTACCGGCGCGACGTCAACCAGTGGCTGGCCTGGTGCGCCGAACGCGGCGTGGATCCGCTGCGGGCCGGCTGGCCGGACGTCAACGACTGGGGCCGGGCGCTGGAGGCGCCGGATTCAGGGCGGCCGGCGTCGGCCAGCACGGTGTCGCGGAAGATGTCGGCGGTCTCCAGCTGGTACGCGTTCCTGGTGAAGCTGGCCGCGGTGCCGGCGAACCCGGCGGCGGCCGCGGACCGGCCGAAGGTGGACCGGGACTTCTCCCCCACCGTGTCGTTCACGCACGAGGAGGCCGCGGCGATGCTCGCGGCGGCCCGCGAGCGGGACCGCTGGATCGGGCCGGTGGCCGAGCCGCTGGCGACGTGGCTGGTGGAGCTGGGCACGCGGGCCAGCGAGACCACGAAGGTCACGGTGGAGGATCTGGGCTGGGACCGCGGCTACCGGATCGTGCGGATGCGAGCAATGAAGGGTGGCCGGGACCGGATCCGGGTCATCCCGCCGCCACTGGTGCCGCTGATCGAGCGGTATCTGCTGTGGCGGGCCGCCTGCGACGACTGCGACGTGGAGGATCTGCGCGGGCCGCTGTTCGTCACCGAGGAGGGTTTCACGATGGACCGGCACGATGTCTACCGGTTTGTGCGCCGGCTCGCGCACAAGGCAGGACTGCCGAACGCCAACAAGATCACGCCGCACAGCTTCCGGCACGCCTGGAACGGGATGGCGCGCCGGCGCGGCGCGCAGCTGGAGGACCGGCAGTGGGCAATGGGCCACAAGGACCCGCGAACCACCCGGCGCTACGACCAGAACGACTCGGCCTTGGAAAGCGACCCGTCGCTGCTGGTCGCAGCCGCGGTAGCACAGCCGAGCGCGTTCGACCGTAGTTGACCGAACGGATGTTATCGACCCAGGAAGGTCATCCAGTGAACCCCGAGGACTGCGTTTTCTGTGCGATTGTGCAAGGCCGGGCACCGGCGGCCGTGATCCGGGAGTGGGGCGACACCGTTGCGATCAGGCCACGTGGAGGCGTCAACCCTGGCCACATACTAGTCATCCCGCGCACCCACGTGGCCGACGTTGGCGAGCGTCCCGAGGTGTCCGCCCAGACAATGGCCCGCGCCGCCGAGCTAGTAGCGGAGATGCCCGCGGCGAACGTCATCACCTCCAAGGGTGCCGAAGCCACCCAGAGTGTTTTCCACCTTCACCTCCACGTCGTCCCCCGCCGCGCCGCCGATGGCCTGCGCCTCCCCTGGACCCCGCAGCAGCTCGCCGGGGGTGCGGCGTGACCGTCACCGTTGTCTGGGCTCGCGAGCCCATCCCCGCCGGGCCGTCCGTGTTCCTCGCAGGACCGACTCCCCGCGCGGAGACAATGCCGTCCTGGCGTGCCGGAGCTATCGCCACGATCGCCACGGCCTGGACCAGGGTGGAGCCACTCGCCGTGCTGACCCCGGAGTCGCGGGGCGGCAAGCGGGCCGCGGAGTATCACGACCAGGTCGACTGGGAAACCGCTGGCCTCGACCGTGCCTGGGCGATTCTATTCTGGATACCCCGCGACATTGCCACGCTGCCCGGCTTCACCACCAACGTCGAGTTCGGGCTGTATGTGCGATCCGGAAAGGTCGTTCTCGGTTGCCCGGCGGATTGCCCGAATCCGGAGCGCAACCGGTACCTGATCTGGGTCGCCAAGCGGCACGGGGCACCCGTGTGTGACACGCTCGTGGCTACGGTCGAACACGCCCTCGCGCTGATCCGTGCCGAGTTGAAGTAATCAACCAGGAGGAGAACATGGGCCAGGCAATCGTGCGGGCATCGCGAGACCGAGACGATCTTTACCTTGTATGGTCGTCAATCGTTGACGCCCCCGTGGCCGGCGGCGATTCGCGCCTGCATGGTGGAGTACGCCAAGCAGGTATGGCAGCTGGATGCCGAGGCCGACGAGAACGGATCCTCCGATCGTGCGATGGCCTTCGGCTGGTGGGACGACGAGGCGCTGCTCGTCATGGCGGGATCGCCTTCCGACGGCTGGTACCACATCCGGCGCGAACGTCTTGTGGAGTACGCCGAGGCCCTGCTGCGCAAGGATGATCAGGCTGCCGTGGCCCTGCTGGAGTGCTGGCAGCGGCATGACGGCAGCTAGGAGCTCAGCGCGAGCGGCGGTTGGATCGAAATGCCAGCGCGCCGGCGCCGGCAACGGACAAGAGTCCGAAAAGGCTGTACCAGATCCACTGCATTAGCGTGATGCCCGTCATCGCCTCAGTGTGACAGAAAGCAGGGGACCCCACCGTCGACGTGGGGTCCCCTGCTTGTGGCGGAGGCGGGATTTGAACCGCGCGACCTCTGGGTTATGAGCCCAGCGAGCACTCCGAGCTGCTCCACTCCGCACCGACCAGGATAGCGGCTGCGTACCGCGACGCTAGGCAGTCACACAATCGGGGTCGACCTGCAGTTCGCAGTCGACGGCTGAGGGGGTGGCGGTGGGAGGTGTCGCCTGCGTCGTCGGCGACGTGGTCGGCGGCTTCGTCGTCGTGGGCGCGGTGGTCGGCTTCCGCGGCATACCGGTGCTCGTCGGTGCCGTCGTGGGTTTGGTCGCCGTAGGGCTGATAGGTGCCGTCAACTGCGTGGCGCTGACGTCGACCTCGGCGACGAAACCACAACCGGTCTTTGCGGTACCGGCCAGCGTGAACGCGGCATGCACCGCCACGTTCTTCTTCGCGCCGGCACCGACGAGCACCTGATCAGCGTGCGGCAGGCGGTAGCCGGCCGGGTTGACGGCCAGTCCCCTCACCTTGCCGGTGCAGCCGGCCGGCGCCGCCTTGCGTAGGCCCCCGACCAGGGTTACCCGGTCGATTCGGGCAGCGAACGCATTCGGGTTCCGCACGCTGAACAGCAGGTCGGCGGTGCTCCCGGGGAGGAGTGCTCGGCTGAGCCGCACGTTGCCGACCTGCAGGCTGGAGTTCTGCACGGGCGCGGCGCGCAGAACTCCGCGCCCGTGCAGAACGATGGCGGCACTGGCGACCCCCGCCAGGATCACCAGTACCGCGCCGAGCGTGAACGTGAGCACCACCCAGGTGGGATACCGGCGCTTGAAGTTGCGCTGACGGCGGGCTCGCCGGCCGTCCTTGGTGGTGTAGATAGTGCTGCTCACGCCCTGCCCCTCTATCTGCGCCGCGCCCGTAGGCGGGCGATCGTTCCGAATACCACCAGTCCCAACCCCGCGGCGGCCCAGGCGGTAACGGGTAGGCCGGTTCCAGGAAGGAGCCGGCCGATCAGTTTCCCTGCTGCAGCGCGTCGACCTGGATCGGGAAGGAGACCGCACAGGTCTGCGTGGAGGCCTCGGTCAGGCCGATCGCGGACGGCACCTCGATGGCCACGTTGGTCTGGCCGGCGTCGAGGGTGACGGGCGCGGGCAGTGCGACCGCGGCGTCCAGGGCGGACAGCGGACCGTTGATCTCGGCGGTCTGGCAGGCGCCCGGGGCGGCGACGTACGCGCCGGTCCGCTTGATCGACAGCACCTTGACCTTGAACGAGTTCGGGTTGCTGATCTCGAAGCTGACCTTCGAGCTCGTGCCCGGCAGCATCGGCACCACGGTGATGTTCGCGATCGTGGGGTTCTGCACCTGGGCGGCCGCTGCGGTGGCGGTGCCCTGGGCGGTCAGGGCAATGAACGCGTAGGCCGCGCCGGCCGCGAGCACCGCGCCGGCGGTTGCGCCGACGATGGTGCGCTTGGTGAACTTCACGATTTCTCCCAGAGAAGTTGAGGGTGCGACAGGGGAACGTAAGGGCTCAACGAGGTGCATCCTGGGCCGGTACTCGTCCGAGCGGCCCCGGTCGGCCCCCGAACGCACAGCAGCCCCGGTCGGCATGGACCGGGGCTGCTGTGCGTTCGGGGGTTAGAGGCGGCGGCTACTCCCCCGGGTCGCCGGCGCGTGGCCGGCGCTTTCCGTACCGATGGCGGCAACGCAGCAGCCGGGACAACCGGCAGCGCGCGCAGCGTACGACGTGGGAGAACAGCATTTCGTCAGTGTTCCAGTCCAGCGGCAAGATCAAAACCTGGTCGGCATCATCAGCCATTCGTCCATGGAACGCCGCCCGGCCCGCCGGACGCAACTTTTCACGTATCGCGCAGCTGCTCACGCAACTGCATCAGCATCGCGCCGAGATGGTTCAGCCCGCGGCCGCCGTGTGCGGAACAGACGCAGATCCCCCAGTGGGTGTCGTGCCAGGTGGTCTGCTCGACGAGCTCCGCGGTGCCGGTATCCAGCAGCAGCCGGCGCAGTACCGGGTCGGCGAACTTCAGCGCCAACCCCTGCCGCATCACCTCGTAGCGCACCGAGTTGTCCCAGCCGGGGCGCAGTTGCACCGCGCGGCCCCGGCGCTTGGCTTCCGCGGGCGTCGTAGCCGAGGCCACATACCAGCGGCTGTTCAGGTCGATGGTCTTGTGGGCGTTGAAGAAGTGCTCGTTGGTGCGGTACTGCATGCCGGTGACCCCCGTCTCCTCGTGGACCACCACCGGGGCTGGGCACCAGCTCATCGGCGACGGATAGAAGTTGCTGAGGAAGTCGCTGGCGAAGCCGAACCGGAGGGTCTCGCCCATCTCAGGCGTCCGGTTCGAGCGCGAGCGGGGCCGAGGCCACCACTCGGCCGTTCTCGGCGACGACTTCGATGCGGATCATCTCACCGGCCTCCAGCAGGCGCACTATGATGCCGAAAGTGTCGATCACTGCGGTCAGGGCAAGTTCGTCCGGAATCGACGGCTGGCGCTTCTCCATCAGCCGGTCGACCTCGTCGACGGCGGCTTCCAGCCGGGCGCGCTGGCTCTCGTTCAGATCTTTCATGGTTTTCTGCTTCCGGTATCTCGATGCTCGCTGCGGCGAGCCGGTCAGAATCCTGTCTTCTTGATCTCTACTACGGTGCTGGCCGGGAACGCCTTCCGCTCCGTGATCCTTCCGCGGCCGGTTGCGACCTCGTACTCGACGTCGAACCAGGCGCCCGGCTGGGCCGCCAGTTTCACGGCGTCGTCGTAGTCGATGTTGGTCACCATGTAGATGCCATGGGTGCAGTCGATCTGGATCACCGGTTTCTCCTGCTCTGATCGGGGAGGCCGAGATGGCCTTCTTATGGTGCGGGGCCTTCGGGCGACGGTCAGAAGATGACCCGGTCCAGGACCGATGTGATTTCCAGGGCGAACAGACCAGGGTCGCCGACCCCGCTATCAACGAGGATCCCCTCGACCGGGCCGGTGGCGACCAGCCGCTCGAGGCCGATGCTGATCAGGAAGGACTCCATCCGGGTCGGATCCTCGGTCGGGACGTGGTGTCGGCCGAGAGCCGCGGTGACCGCGTGCACTGTGCGCGGCTCATCGGGAGCGTCGGCGTCGGCGAGACCGAGGACGACGTCGCCGACCGCCAGTTGCTCGAGGGGGATGTTGGTTTCGACGTCGAGGTAGCCCTCGATGGTGAAGGCGCGGGCGCGAAAGCTCATGTTCTTCTCCTTGTTCCTGTGATGATTCAGCGGCCGAGGCGCGGCCTGGGGAATATATTAGGGCCGCTTCCAGGCTTCACCCCGAGCCAACCGCTGGATTTGTTTACGGTCGACTCCAAACTCCTTGGCCAGCGTTCGAGCGTTGCTGTCATGCGCGCCCTCGCAGGACGGAAAGATGTACCGGCGCCTGATCTCCTCAACCTCCTCTGCGGTCAGTTTTGCTCGGCCGTGACGCTCACCATCGACCTGTCGGCCACGATCGACCTTGTCGGCCACGTTCTGCTCGTGATCTCCGAGGTATAGGCAGCCGCCCGAAGCATTCACACACGGCGGATTGTCGCAGTGATGCAGCACCCACTGTCCGTCCGAGACCGTGCCGAAGGTCAGCGTCCAAGCAAGGCGGTGCGCGCCCCAGGTCTTGCCTTCCCAGCTCACTACCCCGTAGCCCTTGTCATCCACTCTCCCCGTCCATACCCGGCATCCGGAGGCCGTCTCTTCCGTACGCGTCCAAAACTCCTGCGGATCTCGGTCGACAGGGCGATGCCCCTTTCGGTAGAGGCTCTTGCGAAGCGCGACGAATTCGCCGCACCCGCAGGCGCAACGCGGGGCTGGCTTACGCGCCCGCGGCGAGTGTCCGGGCAGATATGCGCCCGGACCGCTCACCTTGTACCCGCACGCGCAGCCACACGGCTTTGTTCTGCGAACGACCTCTACGGACTTCACTGATCTCCTTCGACTGAGGGGATCGACTTGGTCCGCCGGCGCGGTCTGGGCTTGACGACGGGGATCAGCTCCGCCGGCGTCAGAGTGATCACGTTGTCGGCGCTCACGTTGGCCAGGAAGATTTCGTGATCGCCTGCCAACGAGCCAAGCGTGATGCGCCCCCGCGCGTCGACAGCCAGCATCTTCCGGGACTTTGCCATAGGTGGACAATACCACTTCGCCCCTTAAGGGAGCCTCCCATGTGCCCAGTATGGGCAATTCCCAAGTACCCTAAATCGTAGGCACAGCGACAACCAGAACGCCCCGGCCCGGCGGCGCCGGGCACCCCCACGGGGTACCCGCCCAGGGGTCGTCAATATTTGCGAATTCAAATTCAACCACCTAAAGGTCTCGATCGCTCCACACGCTACGATCTTCAATTTTCGAATGTGGATTTATTTAAATATGCGATCTGATTTTCTTCCATGATTCTATTCACGAATATGTGCATATAATCATATCTAAGATCAGTACGCATTGATGCTGCGCTCACTCATGACATGTCGATTTGACAATGTAGCGCATGATGTGCAACGCGTGCGTGTGCGTTCCTATTATTTATTCATGTGATACATAGTTGATCTTATTTATTGTAGAACAGTAATATATAGAAGGGCTTATATAGAGGGGGCTTATAGAGGGGGCTTCCTCTGCGATCCAGTAACCGTCTCCCCGGATGAAATCGAGGATTCTCGAATTACGGAAAAACTAGTCGCTTGTCATCGGCTTATCGGTTCGTGTGGCATCGGGTAAAGGTGCTAGAAAGGGTCGGAAAATGACCGTCCATATAGGGCAAAATGATCGCTGAACGCCGATTGGTTCACCCGTAAGTGAAAGCGGGTGTGTCGATGGCGCAAGTCGCTGACCAGGGGAAACAAGAAAAATCCAGAAAATGTCTAGTCCGACTTGACGCGGTATGGGTCGGAGGCGCCTACTTGTTCTGTCGCCGAGGCAGGGCGGCAGCGGGAATCCCATCCTCCGGCTAGCGCAGCGGGGGGATGCGGAATCGGTCCCGTTCACCTGACAACACAAGAGCACGTAGCGCGGTCCCCGATCTGAACGGGGCGGCGATGCGGTCCCGATGGTTGAGGAAAGCGCCCCTCTGCGGCGTACATCCCACGGGAGACCGGTCACAGCGCTGGCTCTGGAATAAGGCGGAGGTGTCCCCTGCACGTGGGGGAGGTTCCGCCGAGGCACCCGAACGCTGTGAAGCGTACGGACGTGTGAGAGAAGGCGGAAAGTTCATCGCTGATCAGCGATCCCGTTCTCTCCTATCGATCAGTACTAGACCCATCTGAACTGACATCGATATTTCTGGCATGAGGGACAGCGTTCAGGTCCCCGCCCCCGGAACGGTCCCGCACGGGATCGGCGCTAGTAGATAGCTAGGGGACAGACAAGCGATGATCAAGCAGTGGGCGCAGGACAATCGGGCGGAGCGGGCAGAGGTAGATGATCGTAAACGTCACGGCGTGCGATGAAACGGTGCGAATCCCGACGCTGCATCTCTATATGGGCAGGCATTCATACAAGGCTCTGTGTCTAAGCTGCTCATCTCGCGGACGATCCCCCGGCCAGCAACCGGAGTCGTCACGCAGCACATTAACGCGACCGGATGCAAGGTCCGGGCATCGGTTCACGACGTGGCACGAGGGGCAGCGTTCAGGCTCCCGCCCCCGGAACGGTCCCGCAGGGATCGGCGCTAGCAGATAGCTAGGGGACACGACAAGAGTCGATGCGTAACCCAACGGTGCAGTGTATGAGCAAGGCATGAGCAAGGGTGATTGTCTGATCATCGCGATACCCCCGTCATAGACGGTCCTCGCTCCATATGATCGGACAATCGCTCTGCCTAGGTCTTGGGCAGGACAGGAGAAATTCGATGAAGGCAGCATCCATCCGCCGAGGCATGGTCATCGGCGGGCGCACAGTCGCTACGGCAACCGACGGAGTCGGCACGTTCACCGCGGTCAAATCGACGTGGTCGGCACCGGCACGGATCGTCACGTTCGCCGACGGCGGCCGGGCGCATTTCGAGCTGGGCACGGATGTCGATGCCGCCGGTTGGGCGGATCCGCTTCCGGCGGGCGGGGTCGCGTCCAAGCATGTGAAAACGCCTACGAAGGTGCGCGCTCATGACGGACGATGGAGGGGCGAGTCTGTGCGCGGCATGACCGTACGGGCGCACGACATGATCGCACGGACGAACATGTTCGACGTGGGGCGCGTCAACGGCACGGTCGGCGCGTCTCGCAACGGCGTGGGGTCGGCGCGCGACACCGGTCCGTCGTTCCCGCCGCAGGGCGCGTAAGACGGCTGTGGGTGTGATGGTCCGGCCGGAGCATGCTCCGGCCGCTGGCCACCGGCACACAGGCCGGAGAGAGACAGGGATCGACATGGTTAACGATGGACTGCTGGCCGATGCCAAGGGATCGACCGGCGCGGTGCGCGCTGACATCCTGGCCGAGCTCTTCGACCGGTTGCGCTACGGCAACACCGACGAAGAGTGCCGGGTGCCCCGCGCGGTCGCCACTACCCGCGTGCCGCTGTCTTGCGGCACCTGCGCTTACACCACCTACACCGGGTTGATCGAGGCTCGTGACGCCGAGCACCTGCGTCACGATGGCGCGCATGAGGCCGGTTGGTACGCCGAGGATGAGGCGTACACCCTGGTCCGCTCGGACCTGGACTTGATCGGGGTAATCGTCGAGCAGGTCTGATCCATCGCCGCGCATGGATGGTGCGACAGCGGCCGGCCGAATCGGCCGCTGTCGATGCCACCGATGCACGGGCATCGGAGAGGGAAAGCGAGGAATTTACATGGGTCACATCACCGATGAGCACGTGGCGGGGATCAATGACCGCATCGCGCAGGCAACGACCACCATGCGGGCGTTCGACATCTTGGGTGTCTGCACCCGCACCATGATCGACAGGTTGCTGGATCTCAACGGCGTTGATGTCACCTCGCTCAAGGGGTACGGCATCGAGGCGCGCCGGGAAAGGGTCGCTGAGGCGCACGGCTGGGACTGGAACGAGCGCGGCGACGACCGGCCCGCCGATGGGTACGGGCGGTGTGATCTGCCCGGGTTCGAGGCGCACAGCCGCCGTCCGCTGGAGTGCCGCCGGTGCGGCCGACGCAAGATCGACCACCGGGAGCTGACGATCGTGGCGCACCCGCCAACGTGGCCGGGTTACATCGACAACCGCTGATCGTGTGTGTGATGGTCCGGCCGGAGCATGCTCCGGCCGCTGGCCACCGGCGCACGGTGCGTACGGAGCGAAGGGATGACCATGGATGACCCGCGAGTGACCACTTGGGCCAACGGTTCCGGCGTCTGGCACGTTCGGGTGCCTGTTGAGTGTGTCTCGCCGCTGATCGCGGCGCGGCGCGCCCTGCGAGACGAGATCACGACGCGCGAGAACAACGCGCATCGGGACGTGTGGATGCACCCGATTCGGGTGCAGGAGCTGGACGAGCCGGGCACAATCGTCTACCGCGAGGGGCGGGTCGAGCACCGACACGACGTCGAGGACTACTCGGACGTGCAGTGAGACCGTGTGTGTGATGGTCCGGCCGGGCGCTTGCCCGGCCGGTGGCCACCGGCGCACGGTGCGTGCGGGGAAAGGCGGGTGCGCCATGGCGCACAGCTTCGGCGACAAGCCCGATCACGGCGGGCATTTCCTGTTCGGGGTTGACCAGGGCAACACGACCAACGAAGGGCGCGCGGTGATCGACTGCGATGGTAAGCGCGGGGTCGTCACTCCCGGCGCCGCGCACTGCACGTACGGCGTCACCGTGTCATGGGATGGCGGCACGCGCTACTACGCCGACACACGGTGTTTGTGGTGGGCTGACGATCCGAGCGCTCCCACCGGGAATTGAGGGATTGCCATGCGTTTCCTATGGAACCACGACAAGATCAGTTACGGGCGGGCGGTCGAGGTGGCGAACCCGGACGGCACGACGCGTACGGCCGCGCCAGTCAAGTACGACGGTCGGCTGGCCGGACACGTGGCACGGGCCGAACAGCGGGTCGACGGGTGGGGGTACCTCCTGGCCGGTGACGAGGGGAGGCAGGCGTGGACCGTCGGTTACGAGACGCGCGCCGATGCGGCCGATCATCTGCTGTCGGCCTGGTCACCGTCGGCGGCCCGGTTGTCCTGACCGTGTGTGTGATGGTTCCGGCCGGGGCATGCTCCGGCCGGGAGCCACCGGCGCACGGCCGGAGATAGAAGGGTAAAGATATGTTCCTCAACATTCTCGTCAACAACCTCGCGTCCTGGGCACGTCGGGTGCGCCGTGAGGGATGGCTGTACGGCTGGGATGCGGAAATCTGAACGGTTCCGTATGTGTGATGGTCCGGCCGGGCAGTATTCCGGCCGCTGGCCACCGGCATACGGCGCTACCGCCGACCGGAGAGAGGCAATCATGACCAGCTACGTTCTGACCGCGCCGCTGAGCATCGGCCCGCGCCTGATCCCCTCGATCGCCATCGATCCGGAACGTGCGACCGGTGGCCGTCTCAGTGCCTGGATCACCGGGTACGACGGTGACAAGGCGCGCGTGTCGTACTTCGTCGACTTCCCCGGTGGGGAGTATTACGGCAACGACGTGGCGCTGTCGCCGCGCGCCACGCGCCTCGAACCGGGCGAGACCATCCGCGAGGCGCTTGCCGTGCTGTGTGGATACCTAACCGCTGAAGCCGAGGCGTATCAGGCCACCATGGGCGCGAGCGAACCGGTCGACGGCTGGCTGTTCTCGGCCGCTGTGGCCGAGTGGGCGTACCTCAACTCCGATGAGCTGAGCATGGCCGCGCTCGACTTGCGCGGAGATGAGGGCTGACCGTGCTCGTGACGGTGCTCGCCCGGCAGGCCGGGCGGGTTGCCGCCGGAGCACGGCACGAGGCCGGGCACGGAGAGAGGTATTTCGATGCGCATCACAGGCACGACCGCGCAGGACATGAGCCGCTACGCCAACGAGATCAGCGACGGGGGGATCAGCGTCTGCAATGTCGGCGCGGACCTCGGGCACGGCGCGCGGGTCATCGACGGCGATGAGCAGCTGGTCTGGCTGGGTCAGCCGCGCGAGGCGACGGCCTACTACCTCGGGCAGATCGAGGGGTACCGCGACGTGAAGGGCCTGGGCGACGTTCCCCTGCCGTCCCACGTGCAGGAGGCCCGGGACGAAATCAACCTGGACATCGGCCGGAAGGCGTCCATCGCCAAGTGGTACGCGCGGGGCAAGAGCACCGGCGCATACCGAGGCGGCGCACGCTGATGGACGGAAGCAACCGTGTGGTAGAGGTGACGCCGCAGCTGCGCGAGGACCTGGCGACGGTGTTCGGGTGGGCGGAGGTCCACGTAGCCGACGCGTCGGCAGCGCGAGAGACCGATCGCCAGTGCTACGAGCTGATCAAGCGGGTGGCCGACGTGTTCGGTATCGGGCCGTTCGGATGATGGTGCGACCCTGGCCGGAACGGGCCAGGGTCGGTGCCACCGGCGCACGGTGCGACGGAGATAGCGGGTTACGGGCATGAGTGACGTCGAAAGCAGCAGTGACCGTTACGCCAGCATGATCGGGGAGCCGGTGGTGGTCACCTTCTCCGACGGTGGCCAGGAGGCAGGATTCCTGCGCGCATGCAGGAATCCTGCCATCGAGGTCGAGCACTGTGACATGACCGGAGGTGGCCACTTCTGGACGGCCACTTACACGCTGGTCGGCGATGATGAAACGCCACACGTCGTCTCGGTGGTCGTCTACCAATCGCAGGTTGTTCACCCGCAACAGGATGCTTTGTTCGCATGATGGTCCGGCCGGGCACACTCCCGGCCGTCGGCCACCGGCGCACAACGCGACGAGAGAGGTAGTTGAGGATGGAACTGCAGGAGCTGATCGACGGGTTCGCGAGCGCGGAGCCGATGGCCGATGTCTGGCGCCGCTATCCGGATGTCAGCGCGGACGAGGACGATGCCACCGACACGTGGGCTTGTGATCAGGCGGGAGCCCGGTTCGCCGCGTACGTCGGCGAGCGCGGCGGGGCGGCCTGCGTGGTCCGGGCGACCGAAGCCGAGCATCCGTGGGCCGACTATCACGTGTGGACACGGGTGGTGGTCGACGGCGAGCCGGTGAACGTGGATTTCACCGCACGGCAGTATCACACCCTGGACGGGGTCGGCGAGGCCGCGCTGAGCGCGACGTGGCCGCTGATGTGGCCGGGTACGGAGCCGGTGCATCCGCTGGTCGGCCGGTTCGGGGCAGTGCTGGTGGTGCGACCGCGCGGATGATGGTGCGACCGCGGCCGGCCGGATAGGTCGTGGTTGATGCCATCGGCGCACGGAGCGCCGGAGAAAGGGGTACTCGAATGCGTATTACCAAGGAGCACGTCCGCACCGTCAGCGCGTATGCACGCGCGTTGAGCAACAACTACGTGGCCGAGGCCGAGTTCGGGACCGATCTCGGGGCCGGATCTCGGATCATGGACGGTAACAGCCAGGTGGTCTGGCTGGGGCAGCCACGCGAGGCCGCCGCGTACTACATCGGCCAGGTGGACGCGTTCGCCGATGCGCGCGGGGTGATCCTGGCCGATTACCCGCCGGAGGTGGCCGAGGTGCGGTCGGAGGTGCGCGGAAGCGCGACGGTCCGAGTCGATGAGTGGTATTCGCTGGGCGTGGTCGACGGCAAAAGCCGGACCAAGCATTACTGCCCTGAGATCAAGGGTGCGGGTGTGCCCGAATCTGGCCGGTAACCCTGAGCTGATGGTCAGGTCTATCGCAAGCTGGGCGCTGACTGCTGACCGTGGGTGTGATGGTCCGGCCGGACTTCGGTCCGGCCGGTGGCCACCGGCGCACGGTGCGTACGGAGAGACGAGAAAGATCAATATGCCGAGCATGAACCGCGACGACATCGTCGACGCTATCCGCGACCGGCGGGCGTTCCTGTCCGCCAGCATGTCCGGCCGGGCCGGTGGTGGACTGGCCAGCGATCATCAGCTGAGCAATGCCGATCGGGACGGATACGAGGCCGACGTGGCGCGGCGGGAGGTCGTCTACACGGTGTACTCCTACGCCACGCCGATTGCGTGGGTACTGGTCGATGGGAGTGTCCGGCTGCCGGAAGCCCGGTACAGCAAAACCACCACCCGACAGCAGAACATCGCCCGAGAAGCGCTGGCGTAGTCCGGCGCACGAGCAGGAAGAGAGAAGATCATGGATCCTGATGCCGCCCTGGCCCGGCTGCGCGCGGCGCTTGCCGAGCTGGAACACGTGATCGCTATCGCCGATGTCACCGCGATCACGCACGTGAAGGACGCCGGTGATGAGGTGATCGAGGCGTTCGGCGACCTGGATGACTGGCTGTCTCGCGGTAGGTTCGCGCCTGCCGCCTGGACACCGCGCGGATGATGGTCCGGCCGGGTGTGAGCCCGGCCGCTGGCCACCGGCGCACGGTGCGTTCGGGAAAGGGATCGGCGACATGGCTTACGTAATCAAGGACTTCCCCGAAGGCTCGCTCGCTGCACAGATGAGCGGAGCCAGCATCGAGACCGCGCTACACACCCTTGCGGAGGTGCTCTACGCCGGGCACACGGAGGATCTGAGCCTGCGGCAGCAAGAGGTCGTGGAAGAGGTCTGTGCGCTCTGGCGGGCAGCCGTCGCCGAGGATGACGACGAGGACTGAGCCGCGCGGATGATGGTGGCGACGCCGGTCGATGGCCGGCGCCGCTCGCCACCGGCGCACGGTGCGTACGGGAAGGGAGAGTTCGGCATGGATGAGTATCACGAGACCTATGTCCGAGGCGAGATTCAGCGGGCGCTGGCCGGTCATCCGGAGCGGCACGCGCTGACTCTGAAGATCACCGGTGACGAAGCAAGCTCGAAGTGGCTCAACGTCACGGTGCCACAGGTGCGCGCCATCCGGGAGTTGATCTGCACGGACACCCCGGACCTGGAGGCGATCCGGGCGATTCTGAGCGAGGACCGCGACGAGGAACCGGCGGGATGAACTACGTCAGTAAGCCGTACCGGATCGGCTATCACATTCATCCGGTGGACAAACAAGGCCGCTACCTGCCCGAAGGCGGGATGTTCGGCGACATGGATGTCTACGCCGATACGACACCGGCCGACGGCGGCGACGAAGAACAGGCCAAGGCACTGGCCAAGGCGCGCGAGATCGCCCGGGGATTCCTGACCGACCCGCGCGCCGATGTGGTGTACATCCGGGAAAGCCACCAGGCCGGGCCGGGTACCTGCTGGACGGCTGGGCCGGGCGTCGAACGGCTGACCCGTGAAGGCCTGGGCTGAGCCGCGCGGATGATGGTGACGACGCAGGTCGATGTCCTGCGTCGTCCGCCACCGGCGCACGGTGCGCCCGGAGAGAGGATCACCCATGCGACGCACGATCTATGACGGCACCCCGACCGAGGCGCTGATCGCGGACGGCACCGACCCGTGGGTCGAGGTTGACGGACAGCCGGTGGACTGGTTCAACGGCCCGGCCCTGCTCCCGTCGCCGGTGCCGCACGGCGACTGCGACACCTGCGAGTTCTCGCCGGTGCCGGGGGCGTTGGAGGCGATGAATACTAACGAGGGAATTCAGGCCTGCGGCTCGTGCGCACTTTTTGTCAGCGACCTCGATGCGGCGCTGGCGCTGGCCCGCACCGTCGGCGGGGTCGCCGTGTTCTGGGCGGAGGCGTAGTGGGTGTGCGCGAGGTTGTCGTCTCCAAGTCGGGTCGGATACCCACTGGACGGCCGGGCCGGGCGTCGAACGGCTGACCCGTGAAGATCTGGGCAAGGCGTCCGGATGATGGTGCGGGCACAGGCCTAGGCCTGTGCCCGCACCATCGCCGTGCGAGCGCGATGGGAATCTGTGAGGGAGAGATCATGGGAAATGTCTACGTGCTGTTGAGCGACAACGAATCCGCGCTGCTGGTGGCGTGCCCGAACACCGAGGCAGCCGCGTCGCTGGGACTGGCGGCGCTGCACGGCGGCGGCGACGTGTCGGCATGGCGAGTGCCGGAGATCGCCATTGTCGAATGGGAGAAGGTCCGTAACGAGTTGCGGAAAAACAGCGACTGCGGGGACCTGGGCGACAAGTTGGACGAGGGCGGGTTCACCGTGGCCCCGCGTGAGCCGGGCCTGACCTGACCCCCCCTGCGCGTGATGGTGGCGACGCCGGTCGATGGTCGGCGTCGCTCGCCACCGGCGCATGGTGCGTTCGGGGAACAGAGAGGGATACATATGAGTTCAGCACAGCTGGCGTCGGCCGTGGATGGCATGGCCGACACCCTGATGGCCATCAGGGTGGGCAACGCCTTCTCGGCAATGACCTGCGAGGAGATCGAGAGCATCGCCGCAGTGTTCGTGATCGCCGGACGGACGGACGCCGCCGGACACGTGATCATGATGCATGGCGACGGCGACGGCGAGCCCGAGGATGTGCATCACGACATCTTCCGCGCGCTGCTGAAACCCAATGCCGGTTTCAGTCACGACGAGGATGACGAGCCGTTCCGGCTGGCTATGGCGCACGTTCGCGACCTGATCTGACCGTGGGCATGATGGTGCTCGCCCGGCGCTGGCCGGGCGGGACGCCACCGGCGCACGGTGCGTACGGAGAACGAGGAGATCGACATGAGCAAGCCGGTTATCGCGATCGTCGAGTGGAACAGCGACAGCGGGGCAGAGCCCGGTGTCTGGCTGGCCGACTCGGCCGAGCAGGCGTGCGCGGCTGCGGCCCGCTATCTGTGGCCGCTGATCGAGAGCATCAATTACATCGACGCCCAGTGGATCGAGCAGAACCCCGAGCCCGACTACGACGATGCCGAGTCCGTCAAGAAGTGGCTGTACGAGCTGAAGGAGGCCACGACGGACGCCTGGCTGAGTATCTACGAGCCGGCCGAGCCGGGCCAGGGCGTCAGCTGCGGCAACTACGAGGATCTGCGTATCTGACCAGCGGGGGTTGTCACAGCCAGCCGCTAGGCTGCTGACCGTGGGTGTGATGGTCCGGCCGGGGCGTGAGTTCCGGCCGCTGGCCACCGGCGCACGGTGCGCGGGACGAGAGAGGGAGCTGAACAAGATGACCGCATTGAACATCGTCCGGGAGGTTGCAGGCCGGACGTTCGAGTTGGAGCCCCACTGGCGCGGCGGCTGCCGTGTCGCGGAGACCACCGGCGGAGCCCGGGTGCCGCTGACCCGCGACATCGACCTACCGGACGAGGACCAGTTGACCGATGAGGTGCTGCTGGCGCTGGCCGAGCCTCGGCGGCTGCGCCTGGCCAATGTCATGGCGGCCCACAAGATCGTTTCCGGGCCTCGGCGGCTGCGCCTGGCCAATGTCATGGCGGCCCACAAGATCGTTTCCGGGCCTGACTATCCGCGCGAGGACGACTACGAGCTGCTGTACTCGGCCACGCCGGTCGGCCGGTACGTGGTGGTCAGCGGGGATGAGACCTACCGCTGGATCCACGTGGTGGACACCCGCGAGGATGCGGCGGCCAGCGTGCAGTTCGACATCATGGATCAGCGCGGCAACGAGTACCCGCGCCACCCGATCGTCATCATCGACCTGGAAACGGGGCGCGATGTCGAATTCAAGTACGACGTTGTCGTGACGCTGAGCAGCTGAGCAATCGCCGTGAGCGTGATGGTGGCCGCCGGGTTCGCCCCCGGCGGCTGGCCACCGGCGCACGGCGCGTGACCGGAGGACAGGAGGCAAGACCATGGTGGCGATATGGATGATCGAGCAGGAGCGGCACGAACGGTCGCTGACCGAGCCGTACGGGTGGATCATCACCCGGGACCGCAACTACGAGATCAACGAGGCGCATCGGGCGGCGGGCGAGGAAACGCTGAACGACGATGCCAGCGAGGTCGGCACGATCGGGCCGAGCAGCGTGCCGGACGAGATCAAGGCCCGCCTGCAGGCTGGTGAGGGTGTGCCGTTCCGGCTGGTCGACGAGGGCGACCTGGACGAGGTCAACGACAACCGCAACGGCGCAGTCCCCGAGGGCCACGAGGACTACGCGGTGACGTTCGAGGGCCGGCTGATCGACCCGAGCGGCGAGTGGGCCACGGCGCCGCTGGACGACTTCGGGATGTACCGGGCCATCGGTGTTCAGTACCGCGACGCTGACGGCCGGTGGGTGGACGCATGAGGGCCGAGATGACGGCCGCATTCAACAACTGAAACCGTGAGCGTGATGGTGCTCGCCCGGCGCTGGTCGGGCGGGTCGCCACCGGCGCATGGTGCGACGGAGGCAAGGAACGAGATCATGAACAACCCTCTGCCAGTGATCATTGAGTTGACGGCCGACAGCGACGACTATGACACCCCCGCAATGGCAGATCCGGTGCCCGCATTGCGGCACGATCGGCCAGTTCCGCGAGGTGGACATCGCGATCCGCTGGAACACCTGCGAAAACTTCACGATCGAGGACGGCCGGATCGTGTACGCGCCGTGGAGCGAGGGACAGACCGACTTCGAACACGAGCGGTACGAGTGCCAGGGGTGCAGCGGGGTGGTCACGATGGACATCGAGGACGAGAGCTGGAACTGATCGCACGGGTGATGGTGCGACACCGGCCGATGGCCGGCGTCGTCGCCACCGCCGCGCGAACGACGCGACGGAAGACGAGAGAAGAGATCATGAGTCTGAACTGGAACGCCTCCAAGTGCGCCGAGAAGGACTTCATCCTCGGCGAGGACCCGAACGGCTACCGGGTGACCCAGTGCATCATCTTCAGCCTGATGGATGTCGGCATGCGCGGCATCCTCGGCGAGGACGATGCCGCCGAGTTCGTCCGCCGGACCGCCGAGATCGCACCGGCACGCGGCGGCACGATGATGCAGCAGATGCGGGAGGGCGAGATCGTCGACCGGCCGTACACGCTGGAGGAGGCCAAGCTGCGCATCGGCCTGACCACCAACGTCTCGCCGATGACCAGGCGGCAGTTCGCCGCCAAGCTCAAGAAGGTGGCCGAGGCGGCGCAGGAGCGGGCAGCCGAGGAGTGGGCGGCCGAGGAGCTGGAATGCGAGGGGCATGAGTCGCTGGACGGCGCGCACATGAGCGAGACGGTGTTCTGTGACGGCAGCTGCCGCAAGCACGAGCGGAGGGCATCGTGAGCGCCGAGGAGATGACCAGCGACCGCGCCAGCGCGCTGCTGCGCGGCGGTGGTGAGATGGTAAGTACGGCGAACGTCTACGACCAGTGGTCACAGTGGCTGTACGAGACCTACGGTGACGGTCTGACGACCGAGCAGCTGGGCAGGGTGTACAGCCTGGCCTGGGACCACGGGCACTATGCGGGTCTGGTCGAGGTGGAGCGCTACTTCGAGGAGTTCGCCGACTTCGCGCGGGACCTGCTCGCCGCGGGCTGATGGTGGGACGCCGGGCCGATCGGCCCGGCGTCCACGCCACCGGCGCACGGTGCGTACGGAGAAGTAGGAGTGATCATGTTGCCGAAGTGCAACAGCCGGTTCGTGCAGCGCGGCGACGACGAGCAACCGTACGAATGCCCGGGGCACCTGGGCAAGTTCGGCAGCTGCGTCGACGAGGCGCTGTACACGTGGAGTCTCGACCAAACGGAGGACTCGTGCGGTGACACCGACTTCGAGGGCCACCTTACGGTGGTGATCGTCTACGCCGACGAGGTCTTCGGGCTCGGGCAGACCGACGAGGCCGACGAGCGCGAGGTGATCGTCCCGGCGGGTAACTACCTGGTCTGGACAGCCAGCACCGGGCAGGTCTCGGTCAGCAAGGTCGGCAGTGTCGGCGAGGCGCGGGAAATCTTCGAGCGCGCCCAGACTCGGCACGCCCTGTGGGGGGCCGGCTGCAACCCGGACGACCCGCAGGGTCACGAGGACTGCGGGGACTTCTGCCGCAAGCGCGAGTGGGTGAACGCATGATGTCGGCGGCAAGCAAGCTTGCCGCGCTGGTCCGGCGACGATTCCCCACGGCGGACGGGATCCGCTACGGTCACCGCAGCGGATCGGACGGTGACACCGTCCTGTGGCAGGTGCTGCGAGGCAAGCGCGCCATCTGGAGCGCTGGGCCTGGTGTGAGCACCCAGATCCCCCGCTGGGACGAGCTGAGCGAAGCGGTACGGCTGCTGGTTCAGGTCGTCCCGGCCGACGTCGAGGGAGACTGGCTGGTGCTGAAGCTGACGGCCGCCTTGGAGCAGATAGGCGAGCAGTACTGAGACCGTGGGCGTGATGGTGCTCGCCGGGTACGCCCGGCGGGACGCCACCGGCGCACGGTGCGCACGGGGAGAGGGACAGGCAATGGGTATCGAGTACGACCCGACCGAAGAGGTCGAGGACGATGATGTGATCGGCTGTCTGGACTACGACAGCCGACAGGACATCTGGATCCTGCTGTGTTCGGAGCATCAGGAACTGGAGCGCAGCCGCGACGGATCGGCCGAGGCCCACGACGCCTTGATTTACCGGTGGGTGCAGCACATGCAGGAGAAGCACCACGGCGACGGCGTCCTGTCGTTCGACGAGCGACAGATGCTTATCGAACCTCTGCGCAGGTCGTGAGCGTGATGGTGCTCGCCGGGTACGCCCGGCGGGACGCCACCGGCGCACGGTGCGCACGGAGAATAGGGAGATCATCGTGAATGAAAAACTGGGGGCTGCACTCAGCCAGTTGGCCAGGGGTGTGGTCGACGGGCATCGGGTGCTCACCGCGCAGGTGGGTAACGTCGCGATCGGCCTGGAAGTGCTGCCCGACCACGTAACCGTCCCGGGGGATTTCGACTGCTACGGGCCGGCGGACATCGCCGGGTTCGAGGCGCGCGACTGGCGTTACATCGGCCTGCGGATGACCGTGGGCAACAACCAAAGCAACGCCACAACCGAGCTATGGGCGGTCGAGTCAGGTCTGAATGAGCCGGACACTGAGGCTCGCTACCTAGCCACTGCGGTGCTGCCGGATCTGTTCGACCAGTGCCAGGAAAACACTGCCGCCCTCCGAGAGCTTCTGGGTGGCCTCGATGGCTAAGGTCGAGGCGAAACAGAAAGCGCAGGAGATGCTCATGCACGGCTTGGGCAACGTGCTCGGCTACTGGTCGGAGCAGGACGGCCGCGTTGCCGAGGAACTCGGCCTGACCGATGAGCAGTTCCACGAGATTCTCGTTGCTCAGGCCGACCGCGTTGCCAAGCTGTTCGGCTACGAACGGGCCTGGAGCAACTAAGCCCGCCCCGATAGTGTCTAGCCCGGCGTGCCAGGCTGTCGTACCTGACTGATACGTTGCCTTGAGCAGGGCAACAACCCCACCTGAAAGCGAGATCATCATGGCGTACATCGCCGCCGACGACTTCACCACCACCGGCCAGACCGGGATCTTCCCGGCCGACGTCAACGAGCGGATCGAGTACCTGAAGAAAACGATCCGGGAAGCCCAGCAGGACGGTGACGAACCGTTCGACGAGGACGTTCAGGAGTATGACGAGCTGATCGCGTTCCGCGCCGAGGTCGAGCAGGCCACCGGCGCCGACTTCGACACGGCCACGATCGTGCCGGACGAGCAGTTCGAGGACTACGCCCGTGAATACGCCGAGGAGGCGGCGCTGGCCGACATCAACTTCCTGGTTCCGTTCGTCAAGTGGGACAAGTTCGCGGACAGCCTGAAGGCGGACTACCGCCGACTCGACTTCGGCGACGACCTGGTCTGGGTTCGGGCCTGAGTCGTGCGCCGACGGTGCTTGCCCGGCTACGGTCGGGCGAGCTGCCGCCGGCGCACGAGGCGCTGGGAACCAGGAGAAGATCATGCTGAACATGCGGGTACGGATCGAGGGCCGCACGATACTGGACCTGGAGTGCGCGCTGGACGAGATCCGGCGCAGCTTCGAAAGTGGCAACATCAACGGCGCGGACAGTGACGCCAGCGGCGGCGGGTATGTCTTCGCCGTCGAAGGCACCGACGAGAGTGAGGCGGTGGCGATCGGGTGAGCGCAGCCGATGTGCACTTCAAGCGGCCCGAGGACCACGGGAACTGGTGCGCCCAGGCTGGTCCGTCCAGCCGGGATACCAGCAAGGTGACCTGCGAGGAATGCACCCGTCAGATCCTGGCCGACGGCGCCGTGCTGGCCGAGCTGGAGTACTGAGTTCCGTGAGTGTGATGGTGGCCGCCGGGTTCGCCCCGGCGGCCGGCCACCGGCGCACGGTGCGTACGGGGAACGGAGTCAAGACCATGCCGATGACGACGACGGTCGACCTCGACAGCTACGCCGACGAGGACACGGGGCGTCTGAAGATCGACGAACTGCTGGAGCGCATCGACGAACTGCTGGAGCGGCGCGACGAGTACGAGGCCGACGGCCGTGACCTGGAGGCCGACCTGGCACTGGAGCTGCGCCTGCTGCGCGCGTTCGTCGCCGATGTGAACCGGGGGTTCGACTGCTGCGACGACAGTCTGACCTTCGTGGCCGAGGACAACTTCGAGCGGTTCGTCCGCTACGAGGCCGAGCAGGAGCACGGCATCGGGCCGGACAACGTCGGCGACTACGTCGACTGGACACGCTACGCGGGCGACCTGCGCGGCGACTGGGCCGGTGTGGTGCTCGACAACTGCACGATCCGGATCCGCCGCGACTGGTGAGACAAAGGGGGCTGGGCATGATGGAAAGCAGGACCTACCGGCTGGGCGACGAGCTACCGCCGGAAGTGGAGCTGCACGCCAGCCGGTGGCACAAGCAGACCTCCGTCGAGGCGGAGACCACCGAGGACGCACCGGTACTGCTGCCCGCGGTCGCCGCCATCCGGAGCGCCGTGCTGGCAGCCATCGACGTGGCGCGCGGGTGCGGGCGTGCCCGGCTGGCGTATCTGACCAGCCCAGAGCGGGCCGAAGCTGATGCGCTGGCCAACGAGCGGGAGTTCACCGCGGACGGGCAGCTGTATCTGAACCGATGATGATCGCCTGTAAGTCCTCGATGCGCCGCCGCCGGTCGACCGGCATCCATGCTCGGGCTCCGGATCCGGGCGGAACGGGAGGGTGCGGATGCGCAGGAGGCTGCGGCTACGCGACATTCTGGTCGTGTATCCGCTGATATGGGTGGCCGATTCCCGCAGAAGTGCAGACATCGGCCGCAGGCGGCGGCAGGCTGACTACCTGCGGCCGGGAAGCTTGACCTACAACCGTCAGGTGGCGCAGCAGCGTCACCACTGGCAGCTCTGAGACCCGAATCGAGTCGTGAGCGTGATGGTGGCCGCCGGGTTCGCCCGGCGGCCGGCCACCGGCGCACGAGGCGTACGGAGAGATGAGGAGATCGTGAAGGCGACGGCGCGGGAGTACGACCCGGCGGTCGACGGGCCGACCGAACTGGTCATGGTGGTCCGCTACGACGGCCGTGTCATCCCGGACACCGACACGGTAGTCCGCCTGGCCACGCTGCTGGAGCAGCGCAGCTACGGCGGGGTCGAGATCGAGATCGATCAGGTTCAGGCGATCGGCCCGAACGGCAGGCTGGCCGACTGCACCTTCCGGGTGGAGGGTGCCCGCGAGTACGACGAGAACTACTTCGCGCACCCGAAGGTGACCGTCACGTTCCCGGACGGGCACGAGGAGTTCGCCTACTACCGCATCGATGGGGCGGCGTGATGGATCAGGTCGAGAAGGCCGGCGATCGGCTACCGCCGCTGATCGCGGTGGTGGCAAGGAATCTGATCGACGGAATGCTGGTGTGGGGAAGGATCGAGAATGACGAGATTCGCCTGTGGCGCTACCCATTCCTGGTCGAGGAGCCCGCGAAGCCGGCCAGTTACGCCGGGGGAGTCCGAGTGGAGGTGATGTCCCCCGTCGAAGGGCCTACCTTCCTGCTGTATCACGAGAAAGATCTTGTGATGGTGCAAGTGGCGGCGTGAGCGTGACGGTGCCGGCCGGGGCGAGCCCCGGCCGGTGGCCGCCGGCGCACGGTGCGTGCGGGGAAAGGCAAAACCATGGAGATCAATCTTCGCGGCGGCTGTGACGGTGTGCCGCTGGAGCTGACCGGCGATTTCGACGGCTACAACAACGCGGCGACGATGCAGATCGGGCTGTGGATCAACAACGACGCCGAGTACATCAAGATGGCGCGGCACTACGCGGTCCATAACGGCCCGGAACGGCTGGCGCTGCGGCTGCTGCACATCCTGGCCGACGACTGGCACAACCGTCCCGGCAGCGCCGCCGCCGCGGTCTACGGCCTCTTCCAGAACTTCACCCTCGACGAGGACAGCATCGACTGGGCGCAGATCTGCTACAGCCTGGTGCTCACCGAACCCGACGACAAAGACCTGGACTGGGCGCGCAGGATGCTGGCCGCACGGCCGGACTCCGTAGGCACGCCCGGCGAGGCCGAGGTCTGGAAGCATGCGTACGCGTTGAACGCGACGGCGGCCGAGTGGATCGCGTTGAGGGGGATCAGCAAGTGACGTTCTTCGCCTTGGTCTACCCCAACGACCGGCCGCAGCCGGCTGTGCGCGGCGACGAACCGAGCTTCGGCGACGCCCGGCAGGCGTGGGCATGGCTGAAGCTGGCCCGCTGGCAGCAGGAGGAGCGGCACCCGGAGTGGACGATCGGGGAAGCCACCGAGACGGTCGACTACCTGGAGTACGCGGCCACCGAGTGCGAGTTCGGCAACCCGCACGAGGACTGGCCGCTGAACTCCGACGGCACCGGCGTGATCGTCGGAGCGACGCCCGGCGTGGGTGATCACGCCTGGGACGACCAGGTGCATGACCCTGGCGTTGCGTACGCGGTGGTGCGGCGATGAGCGCGCACGTCGATCACCCTGGCGTCGGGGCGAGGATCGCGTGGACGATGACGGTGGCGCAGGCGCTGGAGCGCGGGCTGCTGGAGTCGATGTTCGCCGAGCACACCGGCGGATGGCCCGGCAAGTGCAGCGACGACACGCCGAATCTGGGGGACAATTCCCAGCGCCGGATGGGGCGCTTCTACGCGATGGAGTGTGTCCGGTGCGCGCTGCTGGCCGTCCAGCAGGATCCAGAGAAACATCGCGCAATCGCGGGATCGGAGCTGACGGTGACCGTCCACGCCGACATCGCGAAGATCACGGCCCTCGGGTCGATCAACTGGGGCGACTGAACCGTGAGCGTGACGGTGCCGGCCGGGGCGAGCTCCGGCCGGTGGCCGCCGGCGCACGGTGCGTGCGGAGATGAGGATGAGTGATGAACGAGCAGATCCCCGTTGAGCTGCTGACCGCCGTCGGGCTGCTGTCGCAGTTCAACGGCGACAACCGGGTCGTGCTGCATGTCGATCCGACGATGCTGTACGGCGAGAACTACCTGCCGGTGATGAACGTCGAAGGCGACAACGGTTTCTACCGGTTCCCGGAGTCGGCGCGCCGGGAGGTGGCCGCGTTCTTCGGCCCGGCTTACACCAAGGCGCAGGTGCGCGTCGATCAGGTCAACGAACACCTGGGCGTCTCCACGGTCGACGCGCGAATGATCGTCCTGGGAATCATGGGTCGCGGGCGGGCGTGGTGAGCATGGAGACGATGAGTGACGGCAGCCCGATGCTGGCCGTGGGCACCTACGTGATCGTGGACGAGTCGAAGACCTGGTCGGCGAACGCCTATCGCAAGCCGAAACCGCCGTACGTCGCCCGGATCACGGGCACGGACCTCTTGCGCTCGAAGTACGAGATCGGCACGCGCTACGCCGGCTGGGGCAGGTGGCTGTTCCTGACCGGCGGCGGCTGGGCGTCTCCGCGACACATCACCGAGATCAGTGAATCGCAGGCGCTGGAAAGTGCCGGGGGTGACCGATGAGTGATACCTGCGTAACCTGCGGACAACCGTCCGTTCTGGTGTACGAGCTCGACGGGAATCCGATCCGGATCGACCCGCTGCCGTGCGACGATGGCGAGCTGGTGCTGCGCGGGGATCCGCTGGACATTCCCGTCGGTGAGTTCGTGCTGGCGCTGTACGGCGTTGCCGATGACGGCGACGCCGCGTCCGGCATCCCGTCGGGTGCGCCCCGCTATCGCCAGCACGTCTGCAACCACTGAGGGGGGGGACATGCCGGACGAATGGGAACTGACACCCGAGGAGCTGCAGTTGCTGCGCGAGGTGGCCGCGGGAAAGATCCTGCACACCCGGGGGAAGTTCAAGAAGCTGCAGCCCGGCAGCCCGGACGTCAGTATGGCGGTGCAGTTGTTGCGCACCAAGCAGCTCGTCCGGCTGGTCGACGTCAGCGGCTGGTCGCGGGTGCCGCCCAGCCGGCTGTGCGAGCCGACCAGGCTGGGCAGACAGATACTGGCGCAGCATCGTTCGTGAGCGTGACGGTGCGACCGAAGAGGCACTCTTCGGTCGTGGCCGCCGGCGCACGAGTGCGGCGCACGGAGATGAGGGAGAAAAGATCATGCAGTACATGAGTTTCGGGACGGACGCCGGGCACCTGATGAACCGGCTGCTGGAGAACGCCGGCATCAGTGAGGTCGACATCAACACGGTGCTGATTCAGCCGGAGGCCGACGAGGCGGCGCTGGAGATCCTGCATGAGGCCGCCCAGGGCGGCTGGGTGGTGGAGCTGCTGGACCGCGCCGACGAGCCCGGTACCGGTGAGGGCGATCTGATCAGGGTGCGTGGTGTCGGGCTGGGCGCGATCCACGGCGAAACCGTGGATTGGGAGACATCCGCGGCTGACGGCGGCTACCTACGTCTGGACCTGCGCAAAGTCGAGAAGGTGCACATCTTCTGACGCCGTGAGCGTGATGGTGCCCGCCCGGCTCGGCCGGGCGGGCAGCCACCGGCGCACGGAGCGTACGGAGAGAAGGATGGGACATGGATACCTGGGTAATCACCGACCCGAAGGCCGAGGTCTTCTACGGCACAGTCGAGGCGGGCAGCATTATCCACGCGGTCACGCTGGCCGACGGCGGCCGGGGCCGCTGGTTCGCCGATGAGCGACCGGCGGAGTCGACGCAGTTGAGCGCGCACCCAGCGGTCACGCTGGCCGACGGCCGGTGGCGGGAGGTGGCGCCGGTCGGTGCGCAACCGCACGGCACCTGCGGCGGCGACGTGCAGGTGACCGAGGCGTACGGCCGGCGGTTCATGCAGGTGCTGCCGGACGGCACCTGGGCGGTGGTCACGTACTCCTGGTACGGCATCGCCGAGGGCGTGGAGGTCACCGGTGACACCGTGGCGCAGGTCGTCGAGCAGCAGATCGAGTACCTGATCCTCGCCGACCCTTACGACCTGGACCGTAACGAGTGGTGGGCCGACGATTTCGAGAAGAATTACGACCCGGAACCCACCACGGCCGGGGTGCGCAAGTGGGCCGAGCAGTTCACGGCCGCCGACATCGAGTGGGACGGGCGGGTGGGCAGCCGATGAGCACCCATCATGCTGACGACGACTGCGCGCGGTTCCACCCCGAGCAGGGGTTGAACGTCATCGGCTTCGACAATCCGGTGATCGCCGCCGACGTGCAGGCCGGCGACTTCTTCCAGGACCCGGCCCTGGTGTGGTCGTGGTACCTGGTCCGTGGCGTCGAGCGGCCGCCCTGCGACCAGATGGTCCACATGCTGCTCGACGAGGCCGACGGTGACGAGTTGTCCGCGGCGCGCGACGATGCGGCTGCGGCCCGATTGCAGGATGGGTTTATCGGTCCGTGCGGTATCGGGTAAAAGTGCTAGAAAGGGTCACAGGTGAGCAACCGATGAGTGGGCTTCCCGATGCCGGCACGTTCGTTGAGGTCCAGATGGGCTCGGCGTTCGTCTTCGCCGTGGTGGTCGAGCCGCCGGCCGAGCATTCCTTCTCCGACACCGGCATCGTCTGGGTGCGCTACGTCAACAACTGCGTCGCACCGGTGCGTGAGTACTACGTGCGGGCGCTGAGCGCCCAGCAGGTCCTGGCGAAACTGAACGCCCGATGAGCGGGCGGTGGAGTCCGGGCAGCAGTGACTGGATCCGGGTTCTCGACTACGGGTCCGCGGCCGCGTGGGTCCGGCCGGAGGCCGGAGGCGCGTCGATCGCCGTCTACCTGGGCGGCTTCTACGACGAGCAGATCGCCGACATCTGGACGGTGCGGGTGTTGCGCGGCTCCAGCCTGCTAGACACGATCATGGACAAGGTGCATCGGATCCGCTGGGTCGCCGACAACGGCTCGTGGGACGGATCGGGGATCGTGCCGGCGCTGTGTTCCGGGTTCAAAGTGGTCTCGCACGAGCATCACCAGGAACCGATCTCGCACCAGGGGCACCGCCGGCTGAACCACAACCGGCACATCTGGCTGGACCCGCTGCCCCGGGCGGTCCGGGACGCGATCGGCTAGCGTGACACAGGTGATCGCGAACCTGTTGTGGGGCAGCGCGATGGGCCTGCTGATGTGGTCCGGCGCCGTGGCGGGGACGCTGTTCGGGGACTGGCGCGCCCGGCGACGGGGCGATCCGATCGACCGCGGCTGGCATCAGGCGCGGCCCGGAGATCCCGACTACTGATTTACTGTTGGCACAGACACGTAGGGGGCCAGGACCTAATCCTGGCCCCCTACGTGTCTATCCTAGATTGACGCGTCGCATACTCGCTGTTACGCTGCCGAAACCGTGCGCGCGACGGGAATGCCCGGGGGTTCCCGGTTGCTGCCGCCGGCGCACGAGTCGAGCACCGGAGAGAGCGAGAACATCCCCATGGATGAGCCGAGCAACCACTACATCGGCCGGGTGGTGGAGCAGTTCAGGAGCAGCAGCCACCGGCACAAGGGCGACAACGGTGACCACGCTGTGCTCTTCGAGCAGTCCCAGGAGCTGATCGAGCCGTTCATCCGGCGATTCTTCCCGGTGCTGCGGCACTACCACCCGGAAAGCGTCGGGCAGTGCCTGGCGCTCAGCTACGACGACCCCGAACTGGGCTGGCGCAGCGAGTCGCACGGATTCGGGTTGTCCATGCGGGCCGGCAACCACCCCTACGACTACGAGGGGCCGCTGGGCAGTTACCGCGACGACGGCACCTACCTGGCATTCCAGGCGCACGACTTCTTCCAGGACCAGACGGGGGCCAGCTGATCATGCCCGAGTTCCACGGCTTCTACGTGCGCCGCTGTGCTGGCGAGGACCGCCTGTGGACGGTCGGCTTCGACCACCCCGGCGACGGCCGGTGGGTCCCGGAGAGTGACCACGACATCGAGCGTGACGCCAAGCGACGGGCGTGGGAGCTGAATGGCATCGAGTTCCGCTACACGTACCTGCAATCCGAGCCGGGGTTGTGGACGGTGGGTGACTGCCGGCTGGGTTTCTGGGATCCGGTCAGCGACCACGGCTGCAAGGCCGAAGCGGCCGCGGCGGTTACCGCGTTGAACGCGTGAGTGATGGTACCGGCCGGGGGTCCACCCGGCTGGTCGCCACCGTCACACGGGCGACGGAGAAACGGGAGAGATCATGAGCATTCAGGACCTGATCGTCGGCGTGATGGCGGCGGTCGCACAGCACACCGGCTGCGCCGTGGCGCTGTACGTGCAGGACGAGATGACCTGCACGGGAGCGGACGGTGTCGTGCGCTTCCTGCCGGTGATCGCGGTGGAGCGCGGTGGCTACGACCCGATCCCCGACTCGCAGCGCGAGCAGGTGTCGCAGCACTTCGGCTCGCTGCTAGCGGTGGCCGAACTGCGGGTCGAGCAGATCAACCGGATGTGCGGGCTGGAGCCCGGCGACGCCCTGGCCCTCGTCGACCGCTCGATGCAGGCCAGTACGCGATGAAGCCCGGCCTGTTTCGGCAGCGCCTGACCGGCGTGACCATCGAAGCGGTGCAGGTCACCGCCGAGAATGCTGTTGAGGTGGCGGCCTGGGTTCCCGCCGGGATGGTCTATTCCTCCGACCGCGGGCCGGTGGTCACCTTCACCTGCGCCTACCACCGATCCGACGCTGGCGTCGGCGAATGGGTCTGGAAGGACCCACAGACCCTGTACTTCTACCCGATCAGCGACCGTGGATTCATCGAGCTCCACGACGCCGCGGAGACGCAGTAACCGAGCTGGAAGGAAATATCCCTGGTGGACACCATCCTGGTGCTGATGCAGGTAGGCCGCGACGGCGACTGGACCGACCGCGGGCTGCCGGAGGTCGTCACCGGCTACGACCGGGCAGACAGCCCGGTCGTAGCCGGTGCGGAATGGATGTTCGACCATCACCCGTCGCCGGTCAGTGACGACTGGCGGCTGCTGGTGTGGGCGAACATCCGCAACGGCGCGTGGCATCGCGAAACCCCCGACGCCGTGGTCACGCCGGCGCTGTACCGCGCCTCGATCGCCGATCGGGGGTTGAGCCGCGGGAACAGCCGGCGGCGGCCCGGGCGGCTGTCGGCGCAGCCGGTCATCAGCAAGATCCGCGCGGACGAGGTGGAGCTCGGCGAGCTGGTGCTGCTGACCTGCGACGTGCGTAACGCGGCGGTCCGCAGTGCCGGGGCCTGGCACATCGCCGACCGGGACGGCGCCGGGTGCGTGGCGGCCCGGGTGCGCCGCCTGTCGGTGATGATCCGCGGTGACCAGGAGAGCATCAGCTTGGTCACCGGGATCGGGGAGATCGACCGGCTGCCCGCCGGGCAGCCGGTCATCCCGGTTGACGAGGACTGCTGAGGCAAGCCGACATCAAGATCGAGGAGAGATGATCATGACTGAGAACGAGTCAACCGTTGATCGGTACAGCAAGGAAATGGCTGCCGGCCCCTTCCTGTTCGACGGCGACGACGTGCTGCGAATCGACGGCGTAACCGGAAGCGGCCAGCACCGCATCGCGTCACTCCTTCCCGGCATGAGGAACGGTGCACCGCAGCTCCCCTGGTATGCCGGGAACCCGCAGTGCACCGCCCGCGACGAGCAGGGCCGGGACTGCATCCTGCCCGGCGGCCACGACGACGCCGAGGACCACGCCAACCAGCACGGCCGATGGCCCGGCAATTGCGGCGTCTGCGGATCCGACAATCGCGCGGTCAAGCTTTTCGATGACTGCCCGGACGGTTGGCACACAGACGAAGACTGTTGACGCAACGACGTCATGGACCCGAGGGAGGGCAACCTGATGGCTGACGACTACACCACCATCGAGCCGGACTGGATGGAAGGTTACACCGGAACGCAAGAGGCATACGAAGATCACCTGGTCGCGGTCGCGGCCAGGGAAGCCGCGATCGACAAGGTCGAGGACGCGCTCGATGCGTTCCTGCGCAAGCCGGGCGACCAGAAGTCTTCGCCCCACGATCTGGTGACGGAGCTCTCCGCCGACGAACTGCTCAACGTCCTGCATCGCGCCGGCCTGCTTCGCGTGCCATAAGAGAAGGAGATTGCATCATGCAGGACCAGGATCTTCATGTGCCGCGGCACGATGGGTCAACTGAACTGATCGAGGTGGCCGGCCAGCGGATCGGCATGCTGCCGGTCGAGGAGCTGGCCCGGCTGGCCGCGCATGAGTACGACGACGAGGCGGCCGTGCCGCTGGCCTGCTCGTTCGGCGAGCAGTTTCTGCGCGCGGTCGCGCAGGACTTCACCCGCTTCCTGACCCGCGAGGGCCGGTTCCCCACCGACCCTGAGATCGATGAACTCGCCGGGCAGGCGACGTGGCATCGCCGTCAGGCGACAGGGTCGCAGGTGGCGCAGGCCTTCGTCGACCTGGGCCTGTTCTACAGCGCTCACCGGTCCGCGGCGTTCGGCGCCGGCGCCGACGACCTGCGCCACGTGCTGGATTCCGCCGCCGGTCAGCTGATCTTCACCCTCAGGCAGGAATACGGACCACTGGGCTGACCTGAGGTGCAACTTGCGCGTTGGACTGGCAACCAGCCGTCGCGTCCGGCTCCCCGGATCCGGACGTGTGCGGTGGCCGCCCGGCCAGGAAACAGCACGGACAACAACCCCTCAGGAGTCCACCATGTTCACGTACCGCAAGGAGACCGATCCGGAACTGATCAGGGCCGCCATCGTGGCCTACCACGAGGCCCCGCCGCAGCGCAACACCCGCCGCGGCGCCTTCGCCCGAGCCTCGCGCGCGGCACGTACGCTGCGAACCGACGGTCCCGCGGCCTTCGTGCCGCGCACGGACGGCACCTCCCCCGCCTGAACACTTCCGTGCCGTACCGGCCCGCAAGGCCGGTGCGGTGCGGTGGCGTCCAGGGCGGACGTCAGGAAAGGTGATCGTGCACAAGAACCTGAAGAACCCGAACTTCGCCGCCATGACCAAGGCCGAGAAGACGGCGGCGCTGGCCGAGGCGTACACCGAAGGCGCCGCCGAGTTCGCCGAGCTGGCGCGGAAGCTGGCGATTCCCGCCCGGATGTGCCGGGAGATGGGGATGCCCGAGGCCGAGATCTGGGCAGCCATCGTCCTGGCCAACGCCGAGGCGTTGGAGCTGGATCTCGACAAGGCCGGCGGGATGGCCGCGGCGGCAATCATCTCGTACTACCAGATGCAGGGCTGAGCCCCGCAGGTCGCTGCCGACGCGCCCCAGGTACTCGCCCGGGGCGCGTGGCCTTTCTGTCTGGACACGACGAATGTCCAGCTCAGACCGGCGAAGTCGCACGGCGCCTCTATGCTGATGCGGCATCGTGACGAGAGGACAACCCCACCGTGTCCCTGTACACCTCCGAGGTGCGCGGCACCTTCTACCACAGGATCTGGCAACGCGCGCTGGCCATCGAGGGCCGGCGCTGGTACGAGGTCACCGAGCAGCATCTCGGCCCGGCCGGTGTCATCGCCCTGGTCCCGAGCCCTCAGCTGCTGCTGACGCCACGGCAACTGATGGCCTGGCCGGTCCTGCCGGAACAGCCTGAACACGCCGGTGCGGTGCAGCTGCCCGGCTGGGTGCCGACCACCCGGCGCCTGGAGGCCGCGTACGCGTCGATCCTGCGCGCCGACGGTCCGGCACTGATGCGCGGCCATGTCGGCGATGAGGCGGTTCGTCGCCGGCTTCGCCTGGCCGAGCAGCACGTCAACGCCGACGAACTGCTGACGACCGACGCTGACCTCGTGCTGCAGGTGGCGATCTTCGGGCAGGTCGTCTTCACCTGACCGCCGCCGTGCCGGCCGGGCAGGTACCGGCCGGGCGCGGCGGCTGCCAGAGCGGCAGACGTGAAGGGAGAGACATGGATCAGCAGGAAGCTCAGCGCGCCGAGCAGACCGAAACGGTGCGCGCGGTCGCCGACGAGCTACGCCCGGCGGTACAGGCCGTCATCGAGTTCACCGTCGCCGCCGCGCGGGCGGTGCTGGCCGGCCCCGGCGACCCGGACGAGGTGTGGGCGGCCACCGTCCTGAACATCGGCCAGAGCCTGGGCCTAGACCTGGACCAGCCGGGCCAGCTCACCGCTGCCGTTGCGGTGACCGAGCTGGTGATGCAGCAGGCCGGCGCCGGTCGCTGACGGCTCCCGTGACGCCCGGCCCGACGACGGCCGGGCGTCCGCGGCGGCCGCCAGCAGGGCGGTTCGCGCGATGAAGAAAGGAACAAATCATGTACTCGCGGATTCTCGAGCCCCGCGGCGGTGGGGCGATCCACCTGACCCTGGAGGGTTACAACTCCAACATCACGTTCGAGGTCGACTCCCGCTGCCGCCGGGCGCAGATCGAGGCATACGCCGAGGTCAACTCCGGCCCCACCGTCGAAGCGATCGACCGGCTGGCGCTGCGCGAATCCAGCGAAGGCGTCGAACTCGTCCTCCCGGCCGAGGCCACCGGTGGCACCATGATCAGCAGTTTCGGCGGCACCTCCGTCATGAACATCAGCAGCGGCGTCGTGGTGTCCGGCGGGACCATCGCGATCGGCCGAGGTGACGCCGACATGATGATCAACGGCAAACGGATCCAGGTCCGCGGCGGTAAGACCTACATCAACGGCAAACTGGTCGAGGGCGACGACAACGGCGCCGCGGCCGGCGACCCTCCCGCCGTCATCCATCTGCGGGCCATCCTGCCGCCCGGCAGCAGCGCGAAGGGCAAAAGCTACAACGGCGACGTGCACAGCGTCGGCGTCACGCAGGTACGGCTGAAGAGTTACAACGGCGATGTCCGCGCGCTGGGTGTAGGCGAAGAATCCAAGCTCAAAAGCTACAACGGCAACATCGCCGTCGGTGCCGTCGGTGATGCCCGCCCGCAGGTATGGGCCGAAACCTACAACGGCGACATCAGCGTCCTCGACGACAACGTGCGGCTGCGCCCGAAGACCTACAACGGCGACGTGCTCTACCCGCGCTGAACGACACACAGGCCCCTGCAATCACCGCGGCGCTACTGCGCCACGAGACACATCGCCGGCGACTGACCCCGTAACCTGCCCGATCAGCGGCCCCGTACCGGACATGCCCCCGGTACGGGGCCGCCCGTATTTCCGGACGCCCCCACCTGGCCCGCTGAGCTCCTGACGGCACCCTGGGGTATACCGAGCTACCAGGAGCGCCTGTCGTGTCGTCCTGGACGCTCTCAGCGCCGTCTGCGGCGGGTCCTTGTTCTGATGCCATCCCCTAGGTGCGATGAACCCGCCCATCCCCCGGCCTGCGCGAAGATGTGACGCAGGTCACACCTCAACTTTTGAAATTTCCCTTTTTCCCCAGAACGCGTTTTGATTTCCGGCCAAAACCAGTGACCTTCGTATATATGTGACGCGCGTCATAGTTTTGCACGGCTGAACGACTTCACGGCTTGCCCCTCCGACGGCCCCTACCTGATGAGGGACCAACCCGAAGGAGGAGATCATGACCGACGAGCCTGAGATGACCGACGAGGAACTGGACGCGGAGCTCAGCGTCTTCAACGACGAACTGCTCGCCGCGGTGGACGCGTACCTGGCGCGCACCGGCGGCGTCGAGGCGCGGCTGCGCCAGCTCTACGAGCGGCTCGGCCTCGACGAGCACAGACGGTTGCCCGGCGAGGCGGATCAGTCGCGGCCGGCGGCCAGCAGCGCGGAGACGAAGATCCAGCCGTAGTGCCAGCTCTGGTCGAGGTGGAACAGGCCCGTACCCGGGCCGGTGTCCTGCGCCGCGCCGTCCGGGCGGCGCACCACCGTGGCGTGCTGCAGGTAGCCGGCTCGGCCGGTCAGGCGGGCCAGCTGCCGCAGCGGCGTGCGGCGGTCCGCGACGTAGTGGCTCGCCGCGTTCAGCGCCAGTCCGGCGGCCAGCCAGCCGCCGGACATCGGCACTCGCAGCCGCCGCGAGGCCGCCGTCACCGCGAGCGCGCCGGTGGCGGTGTAGGTCGCGACGTGCGCGGCGCAGGCCAGCCGGCCGGGCCAGCCCGGTGCGCCCTTCGTGCAGGCCTGGCGGTCGGTCTGCACCCAGTGGTCGCCGACCTCGTGCATAGCGGTCAGGGCGGCGGAGACGAGCAGGAAGCGGGACAGGGCGGCATTCATCATGGACTCCAAGAGCGTCTAGGTGGGGTTGTCGCTGCGCCCAGTACATCAATGAACGGCGCTCGCATCTGCCCAGAAATAAGCACTCGAAGTGTGGACTGCATCACGTTTCTCCGCCAGCCGGCCCGTCCGCACGAATAAACGGAAAACCCCCTGCATGGCGTTTGCCATAGCTGGGTTAAATCGGACAAAACGGAAAACTATTGGATGGCAATTGCCATCGCTGGGGTTTTCCGTTTATTACATCTTCGCAGGTCAGTGGTTGTTCGGTAATTCCGCAAAACCACGTGATGGCACTTGCCATCCCAAGATTTTTTAGAAACTAGGTGGATGGCAAGTGCCATCACGTGGTTTTCCAGGATTTTTCGCGGAACCCCTCAACGATCTATCTCTGCAGGTGAGACAGCTGTTGGCATCGACGGAACGTGATCAAGTCTGGTCCCTCGTAGAGACCTACCCAGAGGGGTCGGAAGGTGCTGTCGCGATACCTTCAATCTGACCTGGGCAAACACGGAGTTTCCGCAGGTCAGATTGAAGGTATCGCACGGATCCCCACAACTACCTACTAGAAAGAAGTACTTATATAAGAACTTAAAATCAAAACCCTAAGAGACTTCGTCTCTTCTGTCCGAGCGGAAATTCGCCGCTCGGACGTCGGGCTCAACGCGCCGAGTTTCTTGAGCCGCTACGAGCTACTCGTAGGACCTGCTATCGTCCTTCGCATGGCATTGCGACGACCCAAGCCCGAGGGCTTCGACGAGAATGTTGAGCGCCTGATCGCTCTGCAGGAAGAGCGAGATCGTCTCGACGTCGAGATCGACGAGCTGTACATCGCGGTCTCTACCGGCGGCCCCATCGCGACAATCGCGGAGCGCCTCAGCGTCATCCCGTCGACCGTCACCAACCGTCGAGCCCAGGCGTTGAGGCGGCAAGAGCTACGCCAGCAAGATCCACATACGTCCCGGGCTGCCTAGCTCGGAAAACAGAAAACCCGGGCCTGCCAGCCCGGGTTTTCTGAAAGCTCCTGCTCACGCCAAGAGTTGGAAGCTTGTTCTTACGACTGCGGCAAACGAATCGAGCCCCCATGCTACCGGAGATCATGGCCGTGTTCCACTTCTGTAACACGGTGGCGTCATGAAGACCACCCGAGGGGTAGGTCAATTTCGCGTTCCCCAGGGCGAACCCTGGTTCGCCACCGCGCTCAGCGATGTAGCCGGCCCTCGGCCGCTCAGCAAGGAGGCGCGCACCGTCCTTGACCTCGCGCTGACCTTCCCCGAGTTCCAGGTACCGGGCCTCAACGAGCTGCTGCAGTTTCACCGCGACGTTGAAGCGCGCACCAGCTCGGGCTATCGGCCCTACGGCGAGGTCCGGATCAAACGAGCGCTGAAGGAGCTGAAGGAGCGCCGCTTCTACGGCATTCGGATGACCTCCAACGGCCGCGCTCCCAAGGAGCAGGGCGAGCGCACGCTGATGGCATATGCACGCTGGTTCGGCAATGTGTCCGACCCCGACCTGGTGGCGCTGAACGCGCTGAGCAGCGACGACATCCGGTGGCATGACCAGATGACGCGGAGAGCCTGGACCCGGTATGAGATGACCGGCCAGTTGGTCAGCAACGTAGTCAGTCTGAACGCACACCGGCTCGGCCGAGCCGGCTGAGAAAGGATCCCTCATGACAATGATCGAGCCCGAACCGTTCGACCCGGCCGTCGCGTGCGCCGAGGTCCGCGGTTGCCCGCTGGCCGACCCGTGCACCCTGCGCTGCCACGAGCGGTTCCTCAACGACGAGGTGCAGTGCAACGACGCCTGGGCCGACGAGGAGAGTGCCGCTGCGTGGCGGCGCTACTGCGACGCCAACCCGGGGGCCGAGGAGGCGTTGCAGCGCGCCTGCGACCCGAAGACGTACGGGTTTGGGCGATGAACGATTTTCCACTGATGGTTCGCTGGATGGAATTTTCGGCCTGGACTGACTGGAAACCGTGCCAGAGCGCCGCCGTCCACGGTGAGGTGCTGGTCGTCGACTACGGCCAAGCCAGCCGTGACTTGATCCCGCTGCACGTGATCCGCGGCGCCATCGAGGTCAGGTGCAACGACGAAGTACGCAGTGATCCCTTGCCGGGGCACTCAGGAAAAATCAAGGAGCGAGCATGACAACCGCGTCCATCAGCGTGCAGGCCCGCATGTCCGACCGCCCGCGCAACGAGGTGGTCATCGGGACGGCCGACGACTGCGACATCCAGATCACCGGCGACCCCTGCGTATCTAGCCGGCACGCCAAGGTGGTCCGCGCGGTCCAGCGCAACCCGGTCAACGGGTGCCCCGGCATCTCGGAACTGTCCGACCTGGGTTCGACCAACGGCACCCGGGTGCATCGGCGCGCCCTGAAACTCAAATGCGGGCCGGGCATCTTCATCACGCTGATGCCCGGCGACATCATCCAGATCGGCACCACGCTGTTGCGCTGGTCGGGCGAGGTCGACCGGCTGTGAGCCGCCCGGGTGACGGTCGGGACCGGACATGCCGCCGGTCCTGTGCCGCCGCCGGGCGACCTGCCCGCGGAGACGAGGAGAAAGATCATGAGCAAGCTGGACACCCTGGTGACCTTCGACGTCGCCCCCGACTTCACCGAATACTCGGTGGAGATGACCCGAGCCGACGCCGAACGGTTGCAGACGTTGGTGCAGACCACGTCCGACCCCAACCACACGGTGACCTTCTGCAACGAGTGCCCGAACGGCGCGTCCGTCGACTGCCCGCACGGCCGGGCCTTCCAGGTCCTGGCAATCGGGAACCTGCGCTTGTTGCCGCTGGCCTCCTGAGCTGCGTTTCTGTCGTACCTGTGGTGGACCATCGATGGATGAGGCCGAACGGGCGTTCGGCCTCATCCCACCGTTGTGTACCGCGCGGAGATGGAGAGACCATGACGGATTTGAAGATCGACGCGACGGCGCAGCTGGCGTACGAGATTGCGCAGCGTGCCGGCGAGCCCGGCGCCTGTGACACGTGGGCACACGTCAAGCACGCCGTCGGCGGGGCCGACCGGGACCCGAGGCTGTGGCCGCGTGACCGGGGGGAGATCGCCGGCATCGGCTACTGCGTCAGCTCGTACGTGGCCCACAAGGGCATGATCAAGGTCGCGTTGACCCAGCACGGCCGGCTCGCCGAGATCGGTGTGCCGGCCGCGACCCAGCTGGCGTTGCTGGCCGTGCTGACCGGCGCGCCCGTCGCCGGTCTGAGCGTCCGCGACGTGGACCATGTCATTCAAGTCGGCCTGTTCGGAGAGGTGCTGTACCCGTGAGCCTGAATCAGACGTTGAACCTGCTGCTCAACCTGGAGCGCATCCCCCGCGATCAACCGTTGCCGACGCGGTATCTCGGCGTGCCGAACGTGCAACCGATGACATCGATGTATGAGGGTGTGATGTGCCGGCGGTGCTCGTACGCGTACCTGGCCCACGAGTGGGTGCTGCTCGTCGACAACAAGACCCAGGTCGACTGCTCGCTGCGACCGCGAGGCGAGCAGTGATCAATCGATGGAAGGTGCTGCCGCACCGGCTCAGCGACGGCAAGTGCCGCGACTGCGGCCGGTACGCGGCGATCACCGCGCCGGACAACTGCCCCCGTTGCATGCTGGAACTGCGCCGCGACGCCGGGTTCTTCACCATCGAGAACCCGGTCGCCGCGTTCGAGCAGCAGGGCCGGGAAATGTGGCGCGAGGTGGCCCGGCAGCTGCGCTGCGGCGATCTGCGTTCCGGACGGTTCTACCTGTGGATCGGTCACGGCGACGGCGGCCCGCTGGAGCGCCCGCTGGACGAGCTGCTGCCGAACGAGCGTGTGTTCTCCGACGCCACGCTTGCCCACGAAACCGGGCTGGACCTGACCCGGCGCTATCCGCAGGTCTGGGTCGTTACCACGGTGGGCTGCTGGGACATCACCAGCGGCATGCCCTGATGATCGAGGAGAGAGAATGATCGGAACCACCGTCGGCGTGATCGAGACGCTGGCCGAGCAGGACGACCGGACGGCCGCAGCCGCGGCCGTCTACCTGAAGTTCGGCGCGGCGCCGCTGAGCGAACTGGTCCGGGTGCTCGCCGACCACCTGGAGATCGAAACCCCCGGCGTGGTCCGGGCCGCGGTGCGCCGCCTCGCCGGCGCCGGACGGCTGCACCTGGCCGAGAACATCGTGTCGCTGCCTGCCGGCGCCGGCATCCGAGACACCGAGGAGAACTGATCATGGAAACTGTCGGGAACGACAAGACGCGCCGGCTCGACGAGCTCGCTGCCGAACTGCCGGAGCTGAGTACCGGTTCTGAATGGATGCACCTGAGCGTGCATGCCCCCAGCGGGGTCGTCCAGGCTGTGATGGCGATGCTGCGCCAGCGGTACGGGTTCCGGGACATCACCGGCATCGACTGGTGCGTGCTGGAACGCGAGCAGGACTTCGCGCACGTCGATTACGCACCGGCTGACGAGGCAACCAACCTGTACGCCATCGACTGGCGCGCCGGCGCGGACCGCGGCGACGTCACGATCCGACTGGAGAACATGTGAAAGCCAACCTGCCCCGGCTGGACCAGGACGAACTGGCCGACGGCATCCGCGCGCAGATGGGCAACCAGCTGCAGCTCGGCCTGCTCGAGTACGAGAAGTTCGTCATGTGGTCCTGGGAGTCGTTCGACAACCCCGACGCGATCAGCGAGCGGGGAATCCGGGCCGCCGCCGCGCGGGTCTGGGACGAGCGGGTCGCCGAGCAGCAGACCTGGACCGGGCGCAGTGACGCCGACCGGTTGGAGGCCGCGTTCGCGGAGCTGGACGCGGCCGGGGTGCTGGCTCGGATGAACTTCTGGTGCTGCGGTAGCTGCGCCAGCTGGGCGCTGTGGAAGAACGAGCTGCCGAATCGGCCGCAGCTGTCCGGGTACGTGTACTTCAACTCGCAGACGGCCGAGCGGATCCTCGACGAAGGCGAGATCGTCATGGCGCACGGCTCGTTCGTGCCTCGCGGCTCGCCCGGTGAGGCCGAGGCGGACCGGGCCAACGCCGAGCGGGTGCTTGCGGTGCTGCGCGCGCACGGCTTGACCGCCGAGGCCGAGGGCACTTACGGCATCCGGGTGAAGTTGCCCGACTGGCGCCGGCGGTTGCCGGCCCGGCCGGACCCGGACGTCAAGTCAAGCTAGACAAAACGCTCGTCGGGTCGTAGGCTGCGACGGACTCATGCAGTGTTTTTCCTGGGAACCCGCCCCGCCGGTCGAGACGCCTATCTCGATCGGCGGGGCGGGGCTGTTCCCGCACCCTGACGGAAGAAGGTGATCACACCATGCTCACGACCGACGACATCTACAACTTCATGGACCGGCTCTACGAACTGACCCGGGAAATGCCGCCGCTGCAGCGCGTGCGGGAGGCCTGCGACCTGCTCGAAGAGATCGAGAGGGTGCCGCAGCGGTTCGTCATGCAGTGGCGCGCCGCCGCGGTCGCCGACCTGCACTATCTCGACGGTGTCTCGCTGCGCGAGATCGGCCGGCAGGCCGACCGGGCGTTTCAAGGCACCAGTCAGTGGCTGCAACGCTACGGCCCCACGCACTACCTGAGCTTGATCAAGGATGGCGACCAGGTCCGCGCGGAGCCGTTCGCCGTCGACGGCACGCGGACCAGGGCCAAAATACGCCAGTACCGTGCAGCCGGACGCATTGTCGTACCCGCGGTGGAGAATCTGTACGACCCGGCAACCGGTGGCATCGCCAGCGGCACCAACCTGCGCGCGCTGTGGAGGCAACTGAGCTGACGACCCCCGTGGCGCCCAGGTGGACCTGGACGTTGCGGAGGTCGCCAACCGGCGACCTGGACTCACACAGAACGGCAACCCCATGCCCGACAACTACCCGAGACCGCCGGCCTGGTGGCCCAACGACAAGCAGCGCGTCCTGGAATCCCTGCCGGCGGTGGTGGCCCGATGATCGAACTGGTCGCTGTCGCTGCCGCGGGCGGCTACTCGGTGCTGGTCGCCGCTGGTGAGGTTTTCGCCGACGACGAGCGTGGCGCGCAGTACCGCCAGGCCGAGATCCTGCGGGCGCTCAGCAGGATGATGGTCGCGCGTGTCACCCGGGTGCGCCCCGGCGACGGCCAGCGCATCAACGCCTGGCTGGCCAAGAACGCCGGAACCACAGATCTCCCCGAAGAGGAGAAGCTTTTCTTCCGAACCCAGCTGGAACTGGCCACCAAGGAGGTGGACGGCCGATGAACGAGCCCCGTACCCCGCTCGACGAATTGTTCGCCGGCTGGGCTCCGGCCCGGACCAGACCGGAGCACGCCGACGCACTGGAGGAGGAGTTCTGCGGCTACCCTGCCTGCTGCCACCACATGGACTCCCACGACTACGAGGCGACAGGCGCCGTGGTGCCGTGCACCGAGTGCCCCGGCGGGGTGTGCGTGCGATGACCACCTACAGCCAGCTGGACAAGGTGTTACAGCGCGTTTTGTGTTCCCACATCCTTGAACGGGCCATGCAGCCCGGTGGCGTCGACATGTGGGCCGCCGTCGACCGGAAGATCCCCGGCGAGACCTTCGGCTGGGTGATCGTCCCACAGACGATCGACTACAGCCCTGGCACCCGAAGACTGACCGACGAAACGGTGACGAACGCGATTCGCATCCTGCAGAGTTCGGCCACGCTGGACCAACTCAACATCACCGAACAGTTCCTCGACCAGGTCGACCAGCTGCTCGGTCATCAAGCGGCCAGCCCTTACGACTTCGAGCCGGTGATGTGCGCGAAGATCGTGCAGATCGGCCTGTTCGGGCAGGTGATCTACGAGTGAGCGGCTACTTCGACAGCCTCGGCGAGGCGCTGCACTCCGGCGACTACGTGTGGTTCCGCAGCTGGTGTGACGAGCTGTTCCAGGTGGAGCGTCTGCAGTTCCCCAATGACGCCATCATCCGCAACGTCATCCCCGGCGGCCGGCTCGGCACCAGTACCGTGCTGTGCCGCGACCTGACCCGGGCGATCAACAACCCGGCGCAGGTGGCACCGGCCTGGTTCGACACCACCTACGAGCAGCCCACCTTCGATCCGCTGCCGGGCACGGTGCTGCCGTGCGGCTGCCATCTGCGCCGGATCGACTTCGAGGCGGTGCTCTGCCCGCAGCACATGATCGAGGTGAACGGCTGATGGGCGTCGTCTACCGCTGCCCGGGGACGGTCACCTTCGGCCGGCGCACCGAACGCACCGTGCACGGCAACTGCTGCGCGCAGTTCGCCTTGATGGACCCTGAGCGGCGTAAGAAGATCGGGGTGCGTCACGTCGAACCGGGCCAGCTGCTCGCCGTCGAGCCGGACGCGAGCGAACCGCTGACCGGCGGCGAGCTGATCGAGGTGGTCCGGCTGCTGCAGCTGGCCGACGACGACCGTGTGACCGCGCCGGTCGCGCACGTGCAGTACCTGCGCGCCGACCACGGCCTGGCGCCTGACCAGCTGGCCGCGCTGCTGGAGCTGGGCCGGGCCTACGGCCTGCAGGTCCAGCTGGTACGGCCGCCGCAGAACTCCCGGGCCTGAGCCCGGGCCGAGATCCAAGGAGGGATCATGAGCATCACCGTCAACCCCCACCGCAAGCACCGGCCCGTCCTGGTCGCCGGGCGCGGCCTGCCCGGCTGCGGCCTGCACGTCGTCGCGCTCAGCTGGGTCCGCGCCGACCCCGACTGGCGGGTGCGGATCACCCGGCGGGACCTGCGCGAGATGGGCCACGGCAGCCACCTGGGCACCGGCGCGCAGGAGGCGATCGTCTCCGGCCTGCAGGGCGCCGGCGTGCGCACCGCGCTGGCCAACGGCACCAGCGTGTTCGTCGACGACACCAACCTGCGCGAGAGCGACGTCAACGCCTGGAGCCGGGTGGCCGCGGAGATGGACGCCGACTTCGAGGTCTACGACCTGCGCGACGTCGACGTCGAGGTGTGCGTGGCCCGCGACGCCCAGCGCGACGTGCTCGACCAGGTCGGCGAGGACGAGATCCGGCGGATGCACACCCGGCACATCCTGGCCGGCAGCGGCGCGAAGACCCTGCCGGCACCGACGCGGACCATCGCGCGCGGCTGAGACTCCCCAGGCCAACCGGCCCGGGGCGAGAACCACGAAAGGAACCCCCGATGCTCGTGAGCGAATATGCCAGGCAGCAGGTGGCCCGGCGACTGGCCGCAGCCGGCGAGCCGGTGACGATCGATGCACTGATTGCCGACGCGTGGCGACTGACCGACGACGGCGACCCGCGCTGGATCGGCGTCGCCGTGACACACCTGGAGAAGGCCGGCCTGCTGCGGCACGTGACCTGCGACAACAACCACCAGCACGACAGCACGTGCACGCTCGAGTGGCTGCCGGCATGAGCAACGTCGTCGACATCGAGCCCGAGTACCCCGATGTGCAGGTGTACTTGGACAACCAGCCCGACGCGCTGGCCGTGGTCGAGACGGTGACCGGCGCCCTCGACCGGGCCGGGCACCCGCTGATCGCGGAGGCGTTCTCGCAGGCCGCCATGGCCTGCGAGAGTGACGCCGAGCTGATGCTGCTGATCCGCTGCCTCGTCACCGTGATCTGAAGGAGGCCCGATATGAGCAACGTGATCGACGAATTCGAGATTGTCAGCCCCGTGGCTCGTGACCTGACCGCGCAGGCCGAGCGGCTGCGGGCTGCACCGGTGCCGTCGGAGATCTGGCTGACCTGGGATACCTACTTCGGTGTCAAGGTCAGCGGCTGGCGGCCGCTGAACAACAACGAACGAGAAAGCCTGATCGCTCTGCTGGAGCAGGCGCACCGTCGTGGTCCTGACTTCAGCATCCAGCTGATGCAGGGCTACGAGATCGGGGAGGTCGGCTTCTTCATCGACGTCACCCTGAAAGACATCCTCGCGCTGAACGTGCAGGTGCACGGATGAGAGGGGTGGCCGAGGACGTCTACTACGTGCCGCGCGACGGCGGCACGGCTATCGGCCTCAACCAGCTGCTGGAGGTTCCCGGCCACCTGACGGAGGTGGAGCTGGAGGCCATCAGTGGCATGTGCGGCCGCAGTTCGGTGACCATGTCGTACCGGAACAGTATCCCCCCGATGCCAGCGTGGCGCGCCGGCGGCTCGATGGGCCGACTGCCGCACGGGCTGTACTACGTGGGCCCGGACGGATCGGTCTGGTTGATCAGCCAGCCGGACTCCCGTCCGGATCTGGACGGCTCGGCGATGGATTTCGCCGTGGCCACCGTCCGGATGGGCCAGGAGAATCTGGATCGGCTGCGCCGCGATCGGCAGCGTTCGGCCTGAGCCCGCCCCTGCGCTGGGGCTACATGATGAAAATCAGCAGGCCCGGACCACTTACGGTCCGGGCCTGCTGATTTTCATCCCCTAAGGATCGCTGCTCTCTCTGCCGTGCCCAACGAAACGCTCATCACACCGTTGCGCAGGCTGCCCCCCCCCAACACACACACACACAAAGAACGACCCGCCCTGGGCATCGAGGGTGGGCCGTTCTTTGTGGGGTTGTTGCACTTACCGCACGCGGCGGAAGTTTTCGAGTCCCGGCCGCAGTGGGCGCCTCTCCGCATCCCACCCCGGCCGGGCATCTGCGGACAACCCTAGCCGGGCCGAGAAATTTCGTCAAGAAACTTGATCTCACATCGAGAAACGTCGAGAAAGACTGCTACGCTGTGTCCCGGCCAGGTCGCCGCCCCGTGCGCCTTTGCCCGGCCCGGGCCAGGAAAGCGGACGCCTGGGCTGGGCAAAGGCGCAATCAGGTGGGACGATCGGAGCAATTGCTCAACCCAGATGAGAAAGGCGCCTCTCCGTGAACCTCACTCAGCTGTACGTCACCCCGACCTGCTCGGGCAACGGCTGCCCCGCCGTCTACGACACCGACCGCGACACCCTTGCGGTGCAGGGCTGGCTGATGCCCGGCAACGCGGGCATCGACCTGCCCGGCGGTGAAGGTGTCGTTGAGGTCCCCCGCGACGTCGAGGACTACATCGGCCAGCGGTGGGCGCAGCGCCGCGGCCTGATCTGAGCGCCCGCACCGACCGCCCGGCCGGATCTGCCCCTGCGCGCAGACCGGCCGGGTCGCATTTCGTAGCCAAACCCCTCCCTCGGGCTGCGACCTGGCCGACCAACCCATCAACCCGAGGAACAGAAAGCATCCGATGACGACAACCCCGAACCCTGCCAACCCACTCGGCGACCGGCTGCGCGCGGCGCGCGGCGCGATGCTGAGCAAGAGCCTGGCCGCCGACGCCGGCTGGCCGCCCTCGAAGGTCAGCAAGATCGAGACCGGCCGGCAACTGCCCACCGAGGACGACCTGCGGGACTGGGCGCGCATCGTCGACGCCCCGCCGGGGTCTCTGCAGCAGTGGACGGCCATGCTCGAGCAGGCACGCGCGCTGCGCCGCAGCTACCACGACGACCTGCTCTCCGGCCGCGTGCAGCAGCAGAAGTCCTACACCCAGGTCCTGGCGAGCGCGACCCGCTACCGCTTCTACGAGAAGGTGTTCGTCCCGCGCTTCCTGCAGACCCCGGCATACTCCGCGGCGATGCTGCGGCACATGGACGCGCTCACGACCCCCGACATCGACCAGGACACCGAGCAGTACCGCATCGACCTGGCCGCGGCCGTGGCCGAACGCCAGTCCAGCGGCCTGCTGGTCTACGACACCCACCGGCAGTTCGAGGTTCTGCTCGACGAGGCGGTGCTGCGGACCTGGCGATTCAGTCCTGAGATCATGCGCGGGCAGCTCAGCCGCCTGGAGTCGGTCATCGATCTTCCCAACATCCGGCTCGGCATCCTGCCCCAGGACCGCTTCCTGGATACCTTCGCCGCGAATGCCTACGAAATCGTCGACGACCGGATCTACATCGAGCTGCACGTCGGCGACGTCGAAGAACTGCAGGACGACCGGGTCGCCCAGTACCACCTGCTCACCGACAGGCTCTGGAACGATGCGGTCACCGGGACCGCGGCCGCAGAACTGATCGGCGCGGCCCGCCGCGCCGTGCCCCACTAGCCCAACCGGAGGTCATCGTGCGCTACGAACTGGCCGACGACGACGTCGGCACCGTCCTCGACGAACAGATCACCGCCGCCACCGCCACCGCCTGGCGGTGGGAACAGCAGCCCGGCTACGCCGTCGGCGCAGAAGACCTGCTGTACGCCGCCTTCTGCGCCGGCACCCCGCGGCCGGCCACCGACTCGCCCTGGCTGGTCCGGTGGTACGCCAATGTGCGTGCGCTCACCGCCCGCGGGGTGCGCGTCGAGCGGGTCCGCGTCGTCGACGAGCCTCCGACGCAGTACCAGAAGTTCGTGCAGTGGAACGACCGGTGGAACCGTGCCGCCGGCGAGCAGATCGTCACGCTCCCCCGGCCGGCGCTGAACATCCTGGGGGAGGCCCCGTTCGGGCCGCGCGCCGACTGGTGGATGATCGACAATGCTCGACTGGTGATCATGCACATGGACGACGCCGGCCACCGCGTCAAGGTCGAATACGACGACAGCCTCCCCGACGTGCTCGCCGGCGTCTCATGGTGGAACTGGGTCCACGAGCTGGCGACCCAGGCGCGGCCGACCGCCCGCCGCGCTGCCTGACCCACGGCACACGAAAGCCCCCGGTTGGTAGCCGGGGGCTTTCGTGTGCCGTGGGTCAGGCGAGTAGAGGAGACGAGTTCCGGCGTCTCAGAGTCGGTAGGGCGAGTGGGGTAGATCGGTGATGCTACGCAAGGCGTCTCCTCGGCCGTCTCATGAGACGGCGTCGTCTCCCGTCTCATCGTCTCAGAAATGTTGAGCAATTTGTGACTCCTGCTAGAAACTTTCTCGGCGGTGTTGTACGGTCGTCTCATGAACAACGCCCCCACCCAAGACCGAGACGGAGACGAGGAGACGCTCGGCGTCTCTCCGAGCGCTTCGTCGGAGACGCCGATGGCGTCCCCCGGAGACGCAACGCCGTCTCCTATGGGACGGACGGCGTCTCGTCTCTCTGCCTGGCGGCGCGCACGCGTCGTCTCCGCCGAGACGCGCGCCGAGCAGGAGCGTCTCGTCCGTCTCCGCCGAGAGCAGGAGCAGCGTGAGACGCAGGAGCGGGCGTCTCAGGCCGCCGCGACCAAGCGCCGCAGCTCGTCTCGCGGTTTGGAGACGGAACCCGGCGATGACGTCATCGCCCCGTTGCCCATGTGGCTGCGAGTCGCCGGGGTCTGGTTCAACCGCACCTTCGGCGCCCTGCCGCTGGCCGCGCCGCTGGTCGTGTCTGCCATCTTCACGATCAAGTCGGGCGTCGCTGAGCCGTTGAGCCTGCCCGACGGAGTCGCCCTGGCCCTGGCCCTGGCCTTCGAGGGCGGTATCTGGAAGACCGCAACCCTCTACGAGAAGACCCGCATCGAGGGTGACTCCACCGCCGGCCATCGGCTCCTGCTGGCCGCGTTGATCCTGCTCAACGCGGCTTTCATCCTCTCTCACTCGATCTTCGAGCTGACGCAGGACCTGGCCCGCACGGACACCGTCGAGGTGGACGCCGCCATGGTGGCCAAGTGGGCACCAGCGATGATCGTGGCCCTGATGAGCACCATGGGCGTGCTGATCTGGGGCAAGCAGGCCGCCTACAAGCACCGTGCGCGGCTGCGGGAGAAGGGCCTGGTCGACGCCCGGGCACCGAAGTTTTCGGCGATGAGCTGGATCCTGTGCCCGTGGGACACCTGGTGCTCGCTCAAGCACGCCACCCGCTACCGTCTCTCGTCTCCGATTCTGGCGGTCGAGGATCGTCGTCTCTGGAAGATGTCCGGCAAGCCGAAGGTCTGGCCGGCAGTGGAGACGGTCGAGGCCGAACTGCTGGAGACGGAGACGCCTCGCGTGCAGCAGCGCCTGCACGTCGTCCCGTCCCTCGTCTCCTCCGAGACGGCCGCACTGACCGCGTCTCCGTCTCCGTCTCGCCGGCTCCCGTCTCCTGGGCCGCTGGCAGAGACGACGAATGAGACGGGAGCGGGAGACGCCCGTCTCCTGCACCAGGTCGCGTCTCTGCGGTCCGGGACGTCTCCCGTCTCCTACGCGGAGATCGGTAAGCGTCTCGGCATCAGCAAGGCGCACGCCGGCCGTCTCGGCGTCGAGGCCGGTATCCAGAACCTGATCCGTCCCGGAGACGACGAGACGGATCAGGTCGCCAACTGACCCACCGGCCGGCGGGAGTCATGACCCGCCGGTCCCACCCTCCAGAGCAACAACCCCGTGCAACAACCCCAAGATTGCGAGACAACTCCATGAAGTCGCTGATCCGTCGCCTGACCCGAGTCCGTCACGCTGTGTACGGCGCCCTGCTACAGGGAGTCCTTACGGCGCTGGCCGGCCTCTACTTTCAGGCCCAACACGTCCCGAATCTGCAGATGAGCCCGGTCTTCCTGATCGTTCTCGGCGGCGCGGTAGCCGTTCTGGCCACCGCCGCGGCCATCTCCACTTACGTGGTCGACCCGGTGCTCGAGGGCGTAGTCGTCGATGTACAGCAGCCCCAGCTGCCCGATGTGCGCACGCACACGCGTCGCACACCCGAACTGCCCCAGGCGGCCTGACCTGGGGAAACGTCGAGGAGAGCCAAGGATGCGCCGAGAAAACCATCTATACGACGAGGACCGGCCGCTGCCGTATCTGGTGCAGCTGGCCCGCATCGACGGGGCGCCGCTGACAGCCCCGAACGTGACACCGAGCACCATCACCCCCGCGCTGATGCACCTGGATCTGCGCGGCGGGGAGTTCTCTCGGCCCACCTCGGCCCGCCTGGCCAGGACCTTCGACTGGCTGATCCGGGCCTACCGGATCCGCCGCACCGACATCGACGACCACGCGCTGCTAGTCACTCCGCTACCTGCGCAGCAGGATGAGCAGATCACCGGTGGCCGTACCCCCTACATCCCCGACGACTGGCCTGACCTGCGGAAACGTTCGTTCCTGTGGGTTCCGGTCGCCTACGACGACCACGAGGAGAAGTACGCGTGGCAACGGAAATGACCAAGCGCCCCGCCGGCGGGGCCGCGTCCCGCCGGCGGGGCCGGCAGGCCCGGCTGCTCAAGGACCTGGAGGAGGCCGGCAACGGCCGCGAAATCCTCGCCGCGGTGGCCCGCTACTACCGCGCCACCTTCGCCCGCGCGGACGACAACACGGTCGAGCGGGTGGCCCGGGAACTGATCGAACTGACCGACCGAGAGGCAGGTGTGACCGATGAGCGCGCAGCCCTTTGACGATGTGCGTGCGCATGTGCATCGCCCAGATCTTGCCCGGGAACACGGATTCGAGGCCCGAAAAGGGGCGGAATCCGCGTGCCCGGGGGCACCCGCGGGCGCGCGAGTACCACATCTGAGGCTCGTAGATCAAGGTACGGCGCCGAATCCGGAGCCGTACGCGCCGCCCCCGCCGCCGCGAGGCGGGCTGGGTGCGGCGCTGGCCGAGGAGCTGCGGGCCGCGCAGGTGCAGGCGGCCGCTTCGGCGGCCGGCAGCGACTGGGCGGTCGAGGCGATGACGCCGGTGCTGGCCTGGACCCGGCTCGCGCCGGGCAAGGGCGAGGCCGCCAACTGGATCATCTGGACGGTGATGACCGCGGCCGGGCTGTGCCGGGCGTTGTGGAACAGCGCCGGCTACCTGATCGTCAAGGGCACCGACACCCGCATCAAGGCCGGCGTCGCGACCGGCGTCCTGCTGATCGCGCTGGGCATGGCCTACCTGGCCGGGCACAGCGCCTGAGTTTCGTGCGTCGCAAGAACAACCCCAACCCCTGAACCATCAAGGAAAAGAGTCTGATCATGAACATCCTGGGCTGGATCAACGCCCACCAGACCGGACTGATCGCGTTGCTGATCGCGATCTTCTGCGTCACGACCGCCAAGAAGATCCTGCCGAAGATGCGGGACAAGGACCGCGGCTCACACGCCCGCTGGGGCGCGTTCGTGCTCTACGCGATCGGTGGCCTCGCGCTGACCGTCGCGATGATCCCCTTCATCCACTGGCTGATCGGCCTGGGCGGCCGCGCCGGTGTCGGCGCGCTCGTCGGCAACCTGACCGCGGTGGTCACGCTGGCGCTGGGCTGGCACGGTGTCGCCCTGCTGATCAGCATGATCCGTGACCTGGCGGACAAGCAGCCCGACCACGAGGCGCGCACCGCCGCGCTGTGGACGCCGACGCTGCTGCCGATCGGCGGCACCGCCGTGGTCGGCCTGCTGCAGAACCCGCAGGGCATCGGCCAGGGGCTGACCGCCGCGGCGATGGGCATCGTCACCCTGATCTACGCCTTCATGATCGTCAAGCGGGCGGACGCGGCGACCAACCACAAGAACAAGTGGAACTGGTTCTCGTTCGGCGTGCTGCTGCTGGCCGGTCTGGTGATCATCCCGCTGATCGCCTACGCCGACACGGCGCTGATCTCCCAGCTGCCCTCGGGCATCCGCGCCATCGTGCGGACCGGCATCGGGGTGGCCGGCCTGGGCGCCATCGTCGCCGGCGCCTACGACATCTGGGTCGACAAGGTGCCGGACAAGCTGGCCCGCACCGCGGCGATCTTCGGCATCGGCGCCGTGTTCATCTTCGGCGGAATCGCGCTGGCGGCGATCACCGGCGCCACCGCCGACGGCGCCGACGTCCTGAACGGAGTGTTCTGATCCCATGACCGTTACCGCGCCGCCCCCGGCGAGCACCAGCTCGCCGGGGATGGCCCCCGAGGAGAAGAAGGCGGCCGCGCTGACGATCGGCGCGGGTTTCCTGCTGGGCGGCCCGGTGATCGGGATCATCGCCGCCCTGGCGGTCGGCATCGAGCAGGCGTTCATCAAGTCCGGCTGGGACAAGCCCGGCTGGTTCGAGGGCCGGCCGCGGCTGACCGCCGAGCAGCTGGCCGAACGCCGCCAGCAGCTGGCCGCCGACGCGGCGCAGGTGCTGGCGGACCTCAAGCAGCGGGCGCAGGCCCGCTCGGCGCTGCTGGAGGAGCACCGGCAGCGGCTGCGGGACTGGATCGACAACAACCGTGACGGGGACAAGCCGGACCGGCCGGACGGTTCCGTCCGAAACCCGTGGGAGTTCCTGAAAGACACCGTCGCGAAGTCCAAGGCGGGGTATAGGCTCTTCGACGATAAGATGGCCCGCGCGAACGAGAAGATCACCGGTACCTACCCGGCGATCGGTGCGTTCTTCCGGGACCTCTGGAACTTCCTGACCGGCTTCGCCGAAGGCGCCCGCGCCGGCTGGCGGCAGTGGCAGGAACAACAGCGGCCGGGCAAGCGCAGCGCCCAGCCGGACGAACAGAGCCCCGAGCCGGACGAGCGCGGTACCGAGGACTTCGCGGCCGAGGCGCTGGACGGCCCGGAGCCGGACTTCGTGTACGAGCCGGGCGCTGCCGGGTCACCCCTGGCGGATCCCGTTGTGACCGGTGGGCCGGCGGCGGCTGTACTCGACGCCGACGAGGCCCTGCCGCTTGGACCTGCCGGCCCGGGCGAGCGAATCATCGAAGGAGATGTCATGACCGCAGACGGCACCACGGTGCTGCCGTCCGGTGAGACCCCGCCACGGCGGGGCCCGCAGGGCGAGACCAACCTGGACTTCATCCTGCAGCTGTTCGCGCCGATCCCGCCGCTGCTGGCCAGCGTCGAACGGCAGTTGCCGGATCTGCAGGGCTCACAGCGGGTGGTCGCGCGCCGGCTGCACCGCATTCGCAGCCTGGCCGGTATCTACCCGGTGCCGATGGTGGTCTGGGAGCTGCTGGCTGAAGCCGGCCGGATGGCGCAGGTCCTGCAGAGGGGGCTGCGGCTGGTCGGGGAGAACAACGCCACGGCGATCCAGCTGGGCGAGCAGGCGCTCGTGTCGCTGCAGCCGGCCCAGGAACATCTGCAGCAGGTGCACCGCGAAGGTGCCAGCGGCGAGGTCTTCGCCAACGCTGCCGAGGCCGGGGCCTGAGGAAGGAGAAGATCATGAGCACTGACGTCGTTCCCCGCATCGACAACGCCCCCGTGGTTACGCCGGGGCCGACCGCCCTCGCCCCGGCTCGACCCGCCGCCGGCGGGTCGACGGCGGGGGCCACCGGTCAGCTGCCGGCTCGCCCGCTCGCCCGGCAGGTGCCGGCGAGCCAGGCGGCCTTCAGCGTTCTCGATCTCATCGGCCTGGAAATGGCGAACCTGAACACCGACCTGGCCACGCTGGGGGAGCAGCTGATCCCACTGAGCAAGACGGCCGACGCGCTCGACGCTCTGGTGAGCAACCTCGACGAGGTCAGCAACCTCTACCAGGCGCCGACGGCGACTCTGGTCGCCACCGACGCGGCCAGCGCGGTCGCCTCGCACACCGCCGACCTGGTGGTCGCGGTGCACGAGCACTCCGTGCTGGTGCAGGCGCTGAACGCCGCCGCGTTCCAGGCGCTGGCCACCATGCGTGACGTGCAGGACGCGGAGCGCGCCACCGGCGCCGGCCCGGCGCTGCTGCGCGACGCAGGGCGCCGCTGACCCGGCCGTTACGGTGCCGCCCGCCCCGCGAGGGCGGGCGGTGCCGCAGCCGCCGGTTCGATCCCGCCGACTGAGAACCAACACCCAAGGAGAATGATCATGTCGACCGCGACGATGCCCCGCACCGAGCGGCCCTTGCCCCCGATTCCCGGCAACGCGAACAAGTCCGACGTCTGGCGCGACAAGAACGGCAATCTGGAGCAGCACGCCGTCGAGCTTCCCGTTGACAAGCAGACCTACCAGGTCAACGGGAAGCTGTACGCGTGCATCACCGCCGCCTGCACCACTGCGGAGTGGGTGATCGCGCCGCGGACCGAACCGAAGGCCAAGCACTGCCCGGTCGACGGGCAGCTGCTGGCGCTGGTGCCGCTGGACGACACCGACGACGACCCAATCGCCGTCGGCCGGCAGCGGCAGCTGGCCTGGGTCGCCAACCTGTGGGCGCAGAAGAAGATGCAGTACGCCGAGAGGATCCGGGCCTCGGCGGCGATGACGGCGGTCCGTGACACCCGGGCCGGCGCGCCGGCCAAGCTGGCCCAGCTGGCCGAGGACGGTAAGGGTCACCTGCCCAGCCTGGCCGCGAGCGTGGCCGTCGAGGTCGGCGTCGTCTACACCGTCGACATGACCGGCGCACTGCAGACCGCGGCGCTGGCCAGCGTGGTCACGGTGGCCGGTGTGGTCGCTGGCTACCTGCTGGCCGTCTACGTCGAGAAGATCCGGGCCCGGCTGCGCAAGCAGGGCCTGGAGGGCCGGGCCGCGAAGAAGGCCCGCGAGCGGGGCCTGTGGGTGACCCGGGCGGCCGCCAGCACCGGCGTCTTCCTGGCGGCCACCGGCGCCCTGGATGCGCTGGCCGGTCTGGACGCGGCCAGCGGCGTGCAGTGGGCGGTGCTGACCCTGCTCGGGCTGGGGCTGGCCTGGTGGACCAACCGGGCGCACTGGGAGCGGCTGTGGGCCGAACGGCAGCGGATCCGCCAGCTGGCGATCGACAACGCCCGCCGGGCGGCGGAGGCCAGGGCCCGGCAGGCCGAGGTCGAGGCGCAGGCGATGCTGGCGGAGGCGGCGCTGCGCCAGCAGATGGCCGATGTCGGCGCGTACGACGAGGACAACCCGGAGCACCAGGGTGAGCGGATGCGCATCGAGTGGGAGCGCATCGGCCGGCTCGAGACGGCCCGGGAGAACTTCCTGCAGATCACCCGGACGAAGATCGCCCCGGCGCAGACGCGGGAGATCACCGCGCCGGACCCGACGACCGGCGAGCGGGTGCGGATCGGCTGGGAGTACCTGGGCACCGCCGAGCCGGGCGCGCTGGTCGGCCGCGGCGGCATGGTCTCGCCGCTGCAGGCGGCCAAGGACTGGCTGGTGGCCGTGCTGTTCGACGGCAAGCACGACGCGGCGGCCATCTCGCTGGTCGACAACCCCGGCGGCCGGCAGAACACTTTCATGATCATGATTACCGACCGGGCCCGGCTGGGCGACGCCGTGCCGTGGCGCGCCGAGACGGCGGTGCAGGTCGACGCCGACGGCACCCGCCACGGCTACCTGGGACGCGCGCTGACCGGCGACGACCTGCAGGAGGTGCTGTACAAGCCGGGTCAGCCGTTCGGCGGCGGTGTCGTGGGCACCACCGGCGGCGGCAAGGGCGCCGACGCCACCCGCTACCTGTGCAACCTGCTGATGGCCTGCATCTTCCCGATCCTGGTGGACCCGAAGCGGCTGGTCGACTACGCCGACTTCGCCGGGATCTTCCCGATCGGGTTCACCCGGCGGCACCGGCGCATGATCCTGGCCTTCCTGCACGCCGAGCGGCAGCGCCGCGAGACGAAGCTGGCGGCCGCGCCGAAGACCAACCGGTACGGCGCGAAGGTGGCCGGCGAAAGCAAGTGGAACACCCACGACCCGCAGACCGGGAAGATCGGCGTCTACGGCCAGCCGATCGCCCACATCTGGGACGAGTTCCACGACCAGGCCAAAGATCAGGGCTTCCTGGTGGACTTCGTCAACATGGTGCGGTTCCAGCGCGCCGCCGCGATGGGCGCGAAGCTGCTGAGCCAGGGCGGCGGCCTGGCCGACTTCGGCGACTCGACACTGCGCGACCTGATCAACCTGACGTCGCTGACGATGTACCGCACCGGCGACCTGTCCAGCCGGCTGGCCGGCGGGCGCAACCAGAACTACTCGACCGCCGACCTGCCGCTGCTGCCCGGCATGTGCCTGCGGCAGGCCCCCGGCGCGCCGCAGATCCCGCTGCGCGCCGCGTTCGTCAGCCGCGACCCGGCGGCCGAGGACACCGTGTACACCACGCTGTGGGGCAAGGGCGCCGAGCCGGCGCTGCAGATCGACGACCCGCTGACCTGGATCTCGCAGGAAACGGTCGAGATCATGAAGGACACCGGGGTCTGGGACATGTGGATGCTGGCCCGCGACTACCAGCCCGACGGCAGCTTCCGGCCGAACATCGGCCGGCTGCTCGCCGACGCCCAGGAGGACGAGGAGGACGACGAAGCGGCGATGACGATGGGCGCCGCGCTGGCCGCCATGCGGCCCAAGGCTGTGCAGCCGGCCGACCCGGCGCAGCCGCAGGGCAAGATGGCCGCCCGCGACGTGGTCCTGGCGATCCTGCACGAGAACCCCGGCATCAGCCGCAAGGAGATCGACACCCACGAGGCGTGGGGCCGGGCGCCCGGCTGGGGCAAGCCGCCGGTGGAATCGACCATCACCCGTGCCGCCGACCAGCTCGACCCCACCGTCGGCGGGAGCAAGCCGTTGCCGTCCGACCGGGTACAGAAGATCGACCGCGGCCCGGCCAGCGGTAGCTGGACGCTGACCCCGGACGGCGTCGAGGCCGGCCGGCGTGCAGCGGCCCGGCTCATCCAGCGGCCCGCCGGTATGACCGAGACGCACACCCCGGAGCAGGGCGTCTCGGCAACGCAGCTGGCCGAGATGGCCGCGCTGCGGGCCGCCGAGCTGGCGCGGGTGCTTGCCGACGAGGCGGCGATGGCGAGCCGGCAGGCGTAGTCGCTCTCGTCGCAGTAATACCCTAGGCTGTTGTCAGCCGCTGAAAGCAAGACCCGCCACCGCGGGCCTGATCCACAACGAAAGGAATCTCATGACCTCCGTACTCGAAGACCCTCGCGTGCAGGCCGTCCCTGCCCGCAGCGCGTCCACCAACCCCGACGCGCAGGACTACCTGATCGATGGCCCCGTCATCGGCTACCGCATCAAGTTCGTCGACGCGGGCTGGAACGGCGACCTGCCGGGCGGCTGGGTTGTGATGAATGGTTACTCCGTCTGGCTCGGTATCCGCCCCGACCACCCGCACGTCAAGATGCGCCCACAGCTGGCTGAGACCGGCGGCGTCGACGCCAAGGCGGTCTACTCGTCCGCGGAGGATGCCGTGGGCGCTGTGCTTGCCGGCCTGGATGCCCGATGACCGGCTGCACCCGCGCGAAGGAGAGCAGATGAGCGACCAGCCGCTTCCGATGATCGTGTCGAAGGTGCTCGGCAAGCCGGCGACCGGCCAGGTGTGGCTGGAGCAGGACGCCGGCGGACACCAGCACCTGCGCTGCACCAAGTGCGGCACGTACGAGTTCATGTCGGGCATGGCACCGGGCCTGATGGCCCTGCGTCCGCACGCCGACAAATGTGGCATCGAGGGGGAGTGGGTCGAGGTATGAACGTCTACACCTTCATCAGGGCAGAGCTGGCAAATCCGTTTGCTCCCCGGGACGTCCAGAAGCGTGACCTGCCCGACGACGCTGCCGCCCTCGAGTGGATGCGCTGGGAAGTCATCAGCAGCCACGAGGTGCTGGGCGCCTACCGGGATGGTGAGGTTCTCCCGTTCGCCATTCGCAGGTTCGCCGAGAATGTCCAGGTGGTGCAGCGGTGAGCGCCTACGACGTGGACCCGCGGGTCGCTTGCTACAACGACGGCAGCTTGTATGAGGTCGATACGACAGACGGCCGGGTGTCGGTCTGCCGTTGGGGGGATGTCTGGGCTCTCGTGACCGAGCCGGCGGGGCGCTTTGGTGCAGAGTTCGCCACCGACGACGAGGCGATCCGGTCGCTGATCGGGGACCCGCAGTGAGCGCCTACAAGCACGACCCGCGTGTGGAGATAGGCGTGTTCGAGGCGTACGTGTCCAGCCCTGACGGGCCTAGGTACATCTACGCAGCAGCGGGCACTGACGACTGGGTGGTTACACCCAGCTTCACGAGCACCGAGCTACGGGCTGCGGAGGCCCGAGGTGACATGGAGACTGTCAGGTCCATCGCGGCCCAGAACCCGCACTACCCGACGTTCGACGATGCGGTCTGGTCGCTGATCGGGGATCCGCGGTGAGCCTCAAGGAGTTCATTGCTCGCCGGGTCCACGGTGTCTTCTGCCAGCCGAACGAGGTGCCGCAGGCCGACTGGGGTTGCTGCGGATGCGGTGCGCCGGAGATGGACGTGTACATCACGCTGGGCTGCTCGTACTGCGGCGCGGCTGGTGAGGGCTACTGCTGGGCGTGTGTCGACTCGATTGACTGGCCACCCGACCTTTCGGTTGCCGAGTTCACGGTGCTTCCCGGCCGGGAGCGGCCGTCGTGAAGCCGCTGGGCCAGGTCTCTGGCACCCCGGCCGCGATGGCTTTGGCGAAGGTCGAGGAGGAATTTCGCCGTGACTGAGTCGCTGCCGTCGGTTGCCGCCTTGCGGGACGGACTGGATCATGCTGTCCGGTGGAACTCCGCCGGCGGCGCTTTCGAAGTTGCCCAGCGTGCGGTTGCTGCTCTGCAGCGGCTGGCCGACGCGGAACCGGCGGCGGTGTTCGGCCTGATCGACGAGCTGCGTGGAGCCGAGCATGGTGCTGAACGCTCGCCGTAACGGCCTGGGGTTGCAGGTCGTTCGCGACCTGACCCCGGACCTGCCGCCGGCCTACCGCCCACCGCGGGCGTGCGACGACGAGACGCTGATCTGTCACGGGATCATCTACGCCTTCCCGGTGTGGGAGATCAGCAGCAAGACCGGCCTGATCCTGCTGTACCGGACGAACCCGGTCACTGGTGAGCTGGTTCTGAACCGGGCCGGCGAGCCGATCCCGGCGGGCCAGGTGGCGCACGCCGACCTGGCCCGGCCGGACGCCCGGCCCCGGATCGTCTACGACTACGTCGGGCAGACGATCCGGGCGCTGGAGGTCCGCGAAGCCGAGCACGTCGAGGAGAAATGCTGGGCAGACATCCGTGCCGGTCGCGCGATAGTGATCGCTGAGGGCGAGTGGGACAAGGCGGAACGCGACCGGCGGGAGATCGCTGCGATCACCGGGATGCGACCGCGGTTCAACAAGGAGTACAACGAGAACAACCGGGATCGGATCGAGATCTGGCGGCAGGTGCAGATGCGGCACGCCCGCGACGACGCGCTGAAACGAGCGCGCTGGATCCCGCTGCCGCAGCGCACCGCGCTGGCGTTGCGTGCCGCTGAGCTCGACGTGGTCGGGGCCGGCCTGGACGGCCGGGAGCCGCGGTATCCGCTGAGTGTCCTCGGCCGGGCGCTGGCCGCCGCCGGGCGCTGGATATGGTCCCGCCCGGTGGCGCGCCGGGCGGGACTGGCCGTGGTAGCCGGGTCACTGGCCGGCCCGACTGTTGCAGTGGGACTGCTGTCCGCAGGCTGGCCGGCTCAGGTCGCCGGTCCGGCCGGTGCGGCCGCCGGGGTTGTTCTGACCGCGGCGACTGCCCGCAAGAACCATCGCAAGCGACGCCGCCGGCGTTGAAAAGAGATTCGCCCCTGACCGCGGCAACGGTTCAGGGGCGAATTTTTTTTCGGGGGTGGGGACGACCCGTTAGGAGGTTACTGATGCCAGGATGCGGCCAAGGCCTCCCGCTGGTCAAGACCCTCGGCCCAGCGTGAACGATTCACGCGCCGCGATTCCCAGGCGTCGGCCAGCCGCAGCACTCCCCGGGCTCCGACCCTCGGGTCGGCCCGGAAGGCCCGCACCGTGGCGCGGGCCGCCGCGATCATCTCCATCCGGAGCCGGACCTTCGAGCCGTTGTGGTACTGCAGGCACAGCGGGCATCGATAGGCGATACCGCCGCCGTTACTCTCGATCATGTCTGCGACCGGCTGGCCGAGGCGGTTCTTGCCCCGGCACATTCCGGCCAGCGCGGTGAAGTCCCCGCTGCATACGATCTGTCCGGCGGACAGGGTGTTGCCGCAGCCCTCCCGCGGGCAGGTCGCGCTCATGCGCCAACTTTACGGCGCAGCGCCCGGGCGCCCTGGCCGGCGTAGTGCGTCAGGTAGCCCATCAGCAGCGCGCCGTGCAACGCGATGACCGATGCGTAGCCGGCCCGCGCGATCACCCACATCTGCGGTCCCATCGTGCTGTAGATGGCGATCACCGTAGACAGGAACAGCGCCACCACCAGGACGTCGTGGGCACCGTTGGGCAGGCCCAGTTCGTACGCCTCGCGCACCGCCCAGCGCGGCAGGCCTTCCTCGGCCCAGGGCCGCCCGCTCTTGTTCTCAGGCGTCTCGTTGTCGGACATGGTTCTCCTCCGGAGAGTGGGGTTGTTGTGACTTTGGAACAGCCTACACTAGGGTTTGGACATGACGACAACCCCCACGCAACGACTTATCGAGATGAGCGCACCGGAACTGGCCGACCTGTACCGCGGCTACCTGCAGGCCATCGCCCACCTGGGGCAGGGCTGGGCCGTCGGCTTGATCTGGGGCGACGGCGCCCGGGAGAGAGACGCTGCGTTCGCCGAGTGGATGCAACGGACGAGCGACGTGCTGTGGCTGGCCGAGGAGCAGCTGCACGAGATGGCCACCGGCCGGCCGGTGGCCATCCAAGGCAGGCGGGCTTGTTACCTCGTCGTGGTCGACGACGTTGAGCAGCTCGAGGAGCTGCTGGCCGACGGCGAGGACTGATACACCCGTGCGATGGAAAACCGGGCAACGCGGCCGACACCATCGCACACCGGTAGTTACGGTGCGTTCAGCAGTTATCTACACAGCGGTAGCAGTGCTGGCCACGGGTTTTCTGACGCTGATCATCATCGTGCTACGCCCGGACATCCGGCTATCAGGGTGCCCGGTGATCGCCCGGCGACCATCCGAGTGCGGCGCAGGCCCCCACCTGCGCCGCACTCCTCTCGAGCCACCAGGAGTACGCCATGAAACTGGCCGCAGTCGCCACTGCCGCCGGCGTCGCCTACGCCCTGGGGTGGCTGACCCGCCAGCCCCAGCTCACCGCGGCTCGCCGCGAGGCTAGCACCGACGCCCTCACCGGCCTGCTCAACCGGCACGGCCTGACACAGCAGCTGCAGCTGTACCGCGGCCGGCCCTACACCCTCTACCTGATCGACCTCAACGGATTCAAGCCGATCAACGACACCTTCGGGCACCGCGCCGGCGACCAGCTGCTGGCCCGGCTCGGCCGGCGCCTGACCGAGCAGCTGCCCGGCCGGCTCGTTGCCCGCATCGGCGGCGACGAGTTCGTGGTGCTCGGCGCCGGCCGGCCCAGCATCACCGTGGTGGCGACCCTGCGGCAGGTAATCGCCGCTCCGACGATGCTGCCCGGGTCACCCGAACCGGTGAGCCTGACCGCTGCCCTGGGTATCGCCTACACGTGCGTGAACACCGACCCGCGCGGCGTGCTGCACGCCGCGGACCTGGCGATGTATCGCAGCAAGAGATCAGGAGAGCCCTGCTACGCCGATCCGGTGATCGATGGGGATTCGCGCAGGCCGCACCTGGTGTCCGTGTCGCTGGATGCCTGTAGTCTGCTTCATGACTGAATCACCTTCAGGTGTGGAGACAGCCATGAGCCAGTCAAGAGCAGACGAAGCCGACCAGCCCGTATGGGCCGTCCGGGCAGCACAACCAGGACCGCACTGCTACATCTGCGGGCGCGGCCGGGCCACCGCCACCACGGTCCTGGCCGGGCACCTGCCGAACGGCGGCACGAAAGTCCCGTGCTGCGTGGAAGGTAGAGGCTGCCGGGACGGGCGGGTCTACCACGGGCCGCAGGGCGCGCCGCACTGGCCGGGCGAAGCCTGCCCGATCTGCGCGCGCAGCACCGGGATGGCGCAACCCGCCCGGGCGCGCAGGCGCAACACCCGTCGCAGCTGACCGACCCTGTCACTTCCGGCTGAAGACGTGCGGCGGCCAGGTGATGCATGTACGACCTCCGAGCCGGCCTGCTCGTTGAGCTGGTGCAAGAGCTGGTCGTGATGATCAGCTGACCACCACGGCCCTGCCGGTTTCCCGGCGGGGCCGCGGTCGCCGCACAGGCTGACCGCGGGGAAGGAACCGATGGACTTCGCAGACCTCAAGGAGCGGCAGTCGAAGCCCTGGACCGAACGGCCCGAGGGTGTCGTGCTCGAGGCCGTCCTGGGCAGCCGCGCGTACGGGCTGGATCACGAGGAGTCGGACGAGGACCGGCTCGGGGTGTTCCTGGCCCCCAGCGACGCCTTCTTCGCCCTCGACGATGTTCGCGAGACGGCGAAGAACCCGTGGGCCGACGAGGTGCTGCACGAGCTGGGCAAGATGTGCCGGCTGCTGTTGAAGGTCAACCCGTCGGTCACCGAGATGCTGTGGGTAACCGATCATGAGATCTGCACACCGGTCGGACAGGAACTGATCGAGCTGCGCAGCGCCTTCCTGAGCGCCCCCTACTGCCGCAGCGCGTTCCTCGGCTACGCGACCAGCCAGCTCGGCAAGCTCAAGGCCCGGCTCGGCGACCCGCTGCCGGCCGATCTGCATCAGTCCACCGCCAAGAACGCCCGGCACCTGGCCCGGCTGCTGGTCAGCGGGTTCGGCCTGTGGTCGACGGGGCATCTGCGGGTGCGCCTGGACGACCCGCAATGGTTCCTCGACTTCGGCGAGCAGGTCGCCGGCGGAGACCTGCTCGCCGCAGAGGATCTGATCGGCAACTACGAGCAGCTGTTCACCGACACCCCGACGGTGCTGCCGCCGCAACCGGACCGTGAGCGGATCGATGCCTGGCTGCGTGCGACCCGCCAGCGCGCCCTGACGGGCGCCGTCTAGCCGGCCTGGAAATGTCATACCCTCCCTGTAGGCTGTTTTTGTCACAGCAGCCCCACCCGCGGACGGGAAATCCATGACCATGAACCGCATTACCCACGTCAACCTGGTGCTGGACGCCTCCTACTCGATGGAGGACCACGCCAAGAACCTGATCAAGGTGGTCGACGATCACATCGCGCACCTCGCCGCGCGGTCACGTGACCTCGAGCAGGACATCCACATCTCGGTCTACGACTTCGCCGACGACGTCCGCTGCCTGATCTACGACCGTGACGTGCTGCGCCTGCCGTCGATCGCCGCGCTCTACCAGCCGCGCGGCAACACCGCGCTGATCGACGCCACCCTGCAGAGCATGCAGGAACTGGCGCAGACCGCCCAGATCCACGGCGAGCACGCCTTCCTGACCATCGTGCTGACCGACGGCGAGGAGAACTGCAGCCGCCGACGGCCCGCCGACCTGCGGGCCAAGCTCAGCCAGCTGGCTACGAACGAGACGGTCGCCTGCCTGGTGCCCAACGCGTTCGGCAGGGACACCGCGATGGCGTACGGGTTCGCCCCGGACAACATCGCGGTGTGGAACCCGGCCGGCCGCAACGGCCTCGAAGAGGCCGGCGGGGTCCTCCAGGAAGCCGTCGACGGCTTCCTGGACAACCGCGCCAAGGGCAAGGTCGCCACCCGATCGCTGTTCTCCACCGGCCTCGACGCGGTCAACGCGACCACCGTGCGCTCGACGCTGGACCTGCTCGACCCGGACACCTACTGGGTGCTGCCGGTACCGCGGGACACCGACATCAAGGCGTTCTTCGCCGGCCAGCCGGTGGTGTTCCAGCAGGGCCGGAACTACTACCAGTTCACCAAGCGTGAAACCATCCAAGCCAACAAGCAGGTGATCGTGCGAGAGAAGAAGACCGGCCGGTTCTACGGCGGCCAGCGTGCCCGGGATCTGCTCGGCCTGCAGTTGCAGGACATCCGGGACAAGCCGGGCTACAACCCTGAATATGACGTGTTCGTGCAGTCCACCAGTCCTAACCGCAAGTTGATCGGCGGCACGGACCTGCTCGTGCTGCGCTGAGTGCACCCGTTCGCATGACGCCCGTCGTGGTCGGCCCGCGGCGGGCGTCATGTTTGGCTAGACATGTCGCATAGCTATGCTAGGCTCCTCGCATCAACAACCCCGCCGTGATCGGAGAATCATGAATCTCAGCTGTGCTGCCGCGCGCCTGCTGCGCGAGCTGGTCGAGGAGGCCAGGCACGACATCCACACCGGCCACGTCTCCTACGGCACCGACGCGCGCAACGCCGACATCCTCGGGGAGCTCGACGAATTGGACGAGCTGGCCGGCGTCACCCTTACCCAGGACACGGTCCTGCCCGCCGCGAACGAGGCCATCCGATGAGGGGCGGCGATGAGGCGGCCGTTGCTGCGATGTTCGCGAGCGACGTCGAGCGCCACCGCCTGATCGTCAAACACGATCAGGGGCTCTACCGGCATCTGCTGTTCACGCAGCGCGAGCACTCCTGGTGCGACTGGTTCGAGCTGATCTCCACGCCGGGCATGCTGACCATCGCCGGCGACCACGGCACCCACAGCTTCCGCCGCGACACCGACATGTTCCGGTTCTTCCGCAGCAACCCCGACCGGCCGCACCGGATCAACCCGGGCTACTGGGCGGAGAAGACCCACGACCACGGTGCCTCCGTCAAGGCCTACGACGAGGATCTGCTGCGCCGGCTCGTCGACGACCACCTGCAGGAGGCGATCCGGCACCGCGACGCCATCCAGGCCGAACTGGATGAGGAGAACAGCCGACAGCTGCTCGAATTTCTCGAGGATCTCAAGGCTGAGGGGGTCGAGTTCGGCGACCCCGAGTACCCGGCACCGACCCCCGAGCGGGCCGAGGACTGGCCCGAGCTGATCAAGGCGCGCGAGCTCGTCGAGCAGGCCGAGGAGCTGATCCGCGACTACGACGCCGATGACTCGCTCCGCTTCGAGGAAGGCGCCCGCGATCTGCTGCGCGAGCTGGAAAAGATCGGTCTGGTCAGCGACACCTGGGAGTGGGACCTGCGCGACTGGGACTCCCACTTCCTCTGGTGCCTGAACGCGATCGCCTGGGGCATCCAGCAGTACGACCGGGCGATCCGCGACGGCCTGCACGTGGTCCGGACCGGGCCGATGCCGTGGGACACCCCGCTGCCGACCACGCCGCCCGCGGTTCCCGGCGATTGCCGGCCCGCGATTCCGCCGGCCGCGGCCGACGTGCCACCGATGCGCGGGCTGCGCACCGTGGCCGTGGCCGGCGGGGTGCTCTGATCGTCGTAGTGGTGCAACTGTCGCAGCGGTATAGTTCGCTGTTGTGAGATGATGATGAGGCCGCCCGCGGATCCGCGGGCGGCCTCAGCCTGTCCGCACGGCCCAGGAGATGACGATGGATTCGACCCGCGGCGGCGCCTACCAGGAGATCCCCGACGATTTCGCGCGGACCCTGCGCGAGCTGAACGCGGCGGCGCCCGGCGATCCGGCGCTCAACGTGGTGCTGGCGGCGGCCCGCAGCAAGCGCTGGCGGACGCCGGTGCTGGCGGCGGCGCTGGGGATGAACCCGTCGGCGGTCAGTAAGCGGATCGAGCGGGCCCGGGCCCGGGCCGGGGATGAGGACGTCGAAGCGCTGGCGGCCGCGGCCGGGTACGTCGTGCCGGAGCCGGTCCTCGTCCACGCCATGATCGACGGCAGGCGGCTGTCGCCGGAGGCCATCGCCGCACTGCGGCGGTCCCAGCAGATCGCCAGTAAGGTCAACGGCGGGGTGTCGGCCGGGCGCGGCAACCGCCGGACCAGCGAGGCCTTCTCCGCCGAGCTGTACCGGCTCACCACCGTCGAAGGCTTCAGCGCCTACTACCTGGCCGCCGTGCTGGGCATCAGCCACCGGGCGGTCACCAGCCGGCTGGAGCGGCACGGGATGCGCACGCCGTGCCCATCGGTGGCCGGCACTGCCTCCGGCGTCTACTCCGGCCGCAAGATCGGCGACCCGGGCCAGGGCGTCCCACGGGTCACCCGCGAGCAGCGCGCCGAACTGCGCGCGCTCTGGCAGGCGTATGCCGAGAAAAAGCGGGGCGCCCGGTCGGCGCTGGCCACGAAGCTGCGCGAGTACCTCGAGGCGGAATTCACCTTGGCGAACCTGGCCCGGACGATGAGCTCCCGCGATGTGCGGGTACGCTACGGCGCGCTACAGCACCTGCTGGCCGCCGATCACGAGCCGGCAGAGGCCAACTCATGATCAGGTTCTTGAGCTGGGACTTCCGCGAGGGCGTCACCGCCGAGGCCCTGGCGGCCGTCATCGGGCAGTTCCACGGCGGCCCGGTCTATGCCACGGCGGTCGACTCCCACAGCGACTCCTACGAGTTGGTGTTGTCCACCGAGCCGCTGTCGAGCGACCAGGCGCAGCAACGCTGGGAAGCGCACCAGGTGGCCTTGATCGAGGATCCGCCCTGAGCCGGCCCGGGCGGCGGTTGCTATCTTGCCTGCTGACCGACTTCGACCAGATCGAGAACCCGATGGCGGATAAGCCGGCCGAGACTGGTTCGGCCGAAACAGAAAAGAAGGACACCCGGATTGCCCCCGGACGCCCTTCCCAGAATCCCAACAGCCTCCAGAAGACCGAAGGTACCGACACTGTAGCCGAGGACGACGAGCCTGACTACAAAGTTCGCTCGAAGATCACCATGAGGGGGTTGCGTGCTGGCGTCCGATACGACGATCGCGATGTTGCTGACGGACAAGCAGCTTCGGCTCGACCCCTACGATCCGCAGCTGCTGCAACCGGCAAGCATCGATGTACGACTGGACCGGTTCTTCCGGGTCTTCGCCGGCCATCGGCACACCGCGATCGACCCGGCGATCGAGCAGGCAGGGTTGACCGAGCAGATCGAGGTCGCCGACGGCGAGTCCTTCGTCCTGCACCCCGGCGAGTTCGCGCTCGGCGCCACCCTGGAGCGCGTCAGCGTCAGCGATTCGCTGGCCGCCCGCATCGAGGGCAAGAGCAGCCTCGGCCGACTCGGTCTGATGGTGCACTCCACCGCCGGGTTCATCGACCCCGGCTTCAGCGGCCACATCACGCTGGAGTTGGCCAACGCCGCCGGGCTGCCGATCAAGCTGTGGCCGGGGATGAGGATCGGGCAGCTGTGCATCTTCCAGCTCAGCTGCCCGAGCGAGCATCCGTACGGTCATCAGGTCTACGGCTCGCGCTACCAGATGCAGACCCGCGGGCCGGTGCCTAGCCGCGCACACTGGGACTTCTGCACCTGGCCGACGTGATCCGGGTCGTCCGAGAGCATCCACTTTTATGATCTTCTTCATGTAGGCGCGACGCCGCCGGAAGATCGTAGAGTAGGATCACGACACCGCCGCGGGAGAGGAGAAGCGATGGAGTCCGCCGTGCGCATCTGCGCGAACTGCCGCGTGCTGGTGCGACCCGTCGAAACCCCCGGCGACTTCTCCTCAACCTGGCAGCATGTGCCTGAGTTCGCGGAGAAGTTCTCCCGCAGCGTCTGTGATACCGCCGCGCCCGGGCGGCCCCCGTCCGGCTCGGAATCCCGGTTCGGGATGGCCCGGATCAAAACGCCCGGCGGCGACAGGCATGTCCTGCGCGGCACGGTCGACGACCTGCCGACGGCGGGCGACGTACCGGTCACCGTCGGTGTCGACGGCAGCTACAAACTCACCCTGACCGCCGCTGAGCGCGTGATGAAGCCGATGTCCTGGGCGTACCTGACCACCAGCGGCCTCTACGGCCTCGGCACCTCGCTTTCATCAGGCAAGGTCGTCGGCGGCCGGGCGCAGCCCAACGGCTCCGACCCCGAGCGGACCTTGCAGGCCGAGCTGCGCGCCGTCGCCAACGCCCTGACCGTCATCGAACCCGGCACCCCTGTGGTCATCCTCAGCGACAGCCGCGACGCCATCGGGTTCGTGAATCTGTGGCGCGACGGATACCAGGTCTGGCCGGCCGGCTACAACCTGCAGCGTGCCGGCGGCCGCGAATCCACCCTGGCCAGACTGGCCCGTCGCGTCCGCGAGGACCAGGACCGGATCCGGATCGAATGGGTGCAGGGACACTCGGGGCATCCGCTGAACGAGGCCGCCGACCGGCTTTCCCGGCTCGCCCGGATCTGGACCACCGATCAGCTGGACCGTGACGAGGTCGCCGCCACCGCGCTGCGGATCGCCACCGCGGCGCTGAGCTGTTACACCGCGCCTGTCCGCTGACCGGCGCGGGGCGCACCCCGCTCGTTCCTGCCCGACTGACCCGTCGCGCTGATGCTTGCCCTGTCGCGGGCGATCCCGTAGCCTGAACGTGTCACACTTATATCCAGATTCCGAGGTGTTCTACGGTGCTGAGAAACGGCGAGGGTGCCCCACTGACCCCGGCACAGATCGCCGCGCACCTGCACGTCAAGGTCTGGAACGTGACCCGAGAGCTGCAGCTGGCCGATCGTCAACCGCACCGGTTGCACGGACAGAAGATCCGCGGCGAGGGGGTCGGCCGGGGCGGGCAGTGGCGGGTCGATCGCCAGGCCTACCTGGCCTGGCTGCAGATTCCCCTGCCCGACCGTACCCACCTCGGACCGGACGGGCTGCCGGAGCTGATCCCGTTCGCCGGCGCCGCGGCACACCTGAAGATCGGTGAAGCTGAGCTGCGCCGGATCGTCCGCGCCGAGCGACTGACACACATCGCCTTCGGACGAATGCGCTATCTCACCCATAACCAGCTGGAACGCCTCCGCGTTCAGTTGGACGAAAGCTACCGGGAGGCGACACCCGGTGGAGGAGACCCAGGCCCGGTGACTTAAGGGATGAACGCTTCGCCGCGGTGCCCCTCGTTCGTGCCGGGCCTGGTGTCTCTTTCTCGTAGCAAGAACCTCAACCCCGAGGAGCATGATCACATGAGCAACGACGCAACGCAGTACCCCGAGCGCGACAAACTCGACCTGGTCAAGGACAAGACGCAGGCCATCGGCGAGTTCCTCGACTGGCTGGGCTACGAGAAAGACATCCAGCTGGCCAGAGTCGACACCGACGGGATCTACCTGACCTGCGAAAGCTGGCTCGACCTGCTCGCCGAATGGGCCGGCATCGACCGGGACCGGCTCGAGGCCGAGAAGCTGCAGATGCTCGACCAGCTGCGTGCGGCGAACGAGCGCTGAGCCTTGGAGGATCTGCTGTCGCTGGCCGGTTTCGCGGCCGGCCCGCCGAGGCTGCTACCGGCGGTCGTGTATCGCCGCCGGGAACACCGTCGGCGGGTCGTCGGGGAGTCACGGCCGTGCGCGCATTGCACGATGAACCGGGAACGCTGGCACCGCAATCCCGCCTACATCCCGCAGTGGGTGACCCGCGACGACATCGTGACGGCCTTCGCCGCCGTTCTGATTACCAAGAGGGACGGCTCGACGCTGGAGTTGTGCGCACAGCATGCTCAGGAATATGACGACAAACGGGGAGATCGCGATGGCTGAGGACACCTTCGTCCAGATGCTGTTGGAGGTCGCCGGCGGGCAGGTGGCCGACGAGCGTGACGTCGGGCTGGCCCGGGCTGCCGCACGGTGGGCCGTCGAGCGGGGCCACTGGCAGGCGCATCTGTCCAACGGCTTCTTCTTCGAGATCGAGACCTTGACGTTCTGGATCCTGGTCAACCGCGTGGAGCAGGTCCTGGAGATTCGCACCCGGCTGGCCGCCGGCAAAGGCTGGCTGGTGCACGCCCGGCACCGCATCGCGCACGTCGGGCAGGGGCTGGACGTGCTGGCCACCGAAGGTCTGCTGCCGCCCCGCTTCTCCGCCCTGGGCCGCCAGGCTCTGGACGACTACGCCGAGGCCATGGATCGTGCGGCGGCCGAGATGGCCTCGGGCAGGGGCTTCAGCGGCTCGGCCGAAGATCGCTGGGAGATGCAGATCCGGGCCGTCACGATGAACCGCGCCGCGGACCAGGCGCGGGCGTTCCCGCGCGCCGAGCTGGCGGTGATGCACCGGTGAGCCGGGGCCGGGTCGGCATCTACGACCGTCACAACGAGGTGCGTGCGGCGAAGCTGGCCGCGATGACCCCGCAGCAGCGTGCGACCCAGCGCGCGGCTGCCAAGCTGAAGCTGCTCGAGCCGGTTGCTGTGGCTCCGGTGGTCGGGGACCCGAACGGTATCGCCTGGGAGACCTGCGACTGCGGCTACGTGCCGCAGGTCGGCCCGGGCGGCAAGGCGCTGCCCAAGTCGGGGGTCAACGCCGAGCCGGCCTGGCGGTGGACCGAGGAGAAGTCCCGCGGCCGTAAACCGTATCTGCGGGCCGTGGTCAAGGACATGGCCTTGAAGGTCTACAAGATCGGATACCGGCACAATCCGATCGAGCTGCACAGCGGCGACGGATTCCCCGATGACATCTACTGGGGGCGCTTCGGTCCGAAACTGATCATCAGGGAGCTCAAGGCGATGCGCCCGGAATGGAAACGCGGGCAGAAGCAGCACCTGCTCAGCCTGCAGGAGGCCGGGCAAGATGTCGCCGTGTGGTATCCCTGCTGCCTGCTGTCGGGCCTGATCGACCAGGAGATGGCGGCGCTGGCCGGGGTCCGGCCGAAAGGCTTCTACGCACGTTGTGCCGCAGGCACTCCCAACGCGCCGCTGACCTGGGAGGACGTAGCTAAGGGGGCCCTCGACGAGGCCTGTTGACACGCCCGATTGGCGCCGCCGCGCCGCCTGCGCCGACGGCCGTCAGGACATGGTTCCCGACGGCCGTCAGGCAGTCCTGCTGGCCAAGAAGGTCTGCGCCGGCTGCCCTGTGCAGATGCGGTGCTACGCAGATGCCGAAGACCTGAGCGCCGCCTACGGGCACGACAATCCACAGGGTGTCTGGGCCGGCCTGACACTGCAGGAACGCAACACATGGGCCGGCCTGCGGCGGACCCCGGCTCCGTGCGCGGAATGCGGTCTGATCTGCGTTCCTGTCAGTCATGCGACAGACCGGTGCCAGGCATGCGACCCGGAAACCCCGCTGGCCTACCGCGATTACCGTGATCAGATTCTTGAAATGATCGCGGCCGGCTGGACGTATCAGCAGGTGGCGGACCAGTTGCGCCTGAGCAAGTCGGGGGTGGCCGGCGCCTGCTATCGATGGCAGGAGAAGGCACGGACCTCCCCCAGAAGAGGCAAGCGCGCGGTGAAAGAATGCGGCACCCTGGCCGCCAAGTCCCGCCATGCCAGACACGGGGAGAGCTGGGAAAACTGTGCCTGTAAGCACGTTGCCTGGAAGCGGGGGACGCCGCAGCAGCAGACCCACAGGGAGGTAAATGTAGATTGAAACGTGACTTCGTACGTCATCCTCTGTTCTAATGGTCAGCAGCTAAGCGGTTCTGCTGGACACCCTCCCTCCAGGAAGGCACCTCATGAGTCCCACTCCCTCCTACTCGACCGAAACACCGGCCGCGAAGATCGCCGCGGTTGCCCGGGCGCGCACCAAATCCGCAGCGGTCAGCGTGCTTCAGCAGCCGGTCTCGATCCTGACCCACCCGCAACTGCCGGACGTCGAGATCACGCTGGAACTGATCACCCCGGAGCTGGCCGAGCACTACCTGTCGAAGCGGCCCAGTGCCACCTCGGCCATCAAACAGCGCTCCATCTCGGATTCGCTGGTCGACCGCTATGCCGAGGACATGCGCAGCGAGAACTGGCCCTTCACGGGTGACCCGGTGCGCTTCAACACCCTCGGCGAGCTGATCGACGGCCAGCACCGGCTCAAAGCGGTGACGCTCTCAGGTCTACCCGAGTTCATGGTCGTCATCCGCGGCCTGCTGCCGGACACCTTCTCGGTGTTCGACACCGGCCGTGCACGGTCGTTCACCGACGTGCTGACCAGCATGGGTATCAGCAACGTGTCCATGAACGCCGGTGTTACCCGCAGGGTTTTCTACTGGCGCCGGGGCAACTACGGTGTGGCCAACATCGGCCGCATCCCGAACCCCCCGTTCCTGGGCATTTCCGCCAGCCCCAGCATGCTGCTGCAGACCTTCAGCGAGCTCAAGCCGGAGATCCAGGCCGCCTCTCGCCGCGGCGCCGGGGTGCGAACCCTGTTCGCCCCGAAGACCGCCGCGCCGGCTGTGGTCGCCTTCGTGTATCTCGTGCTCTCGCGCATCGACCTGGAACGCTGCGAGATGTTCTTCCACGAGCTGCAGGTCGGCCCCGCACAGGTCGGCCCCGAGTACCCCATCTTCGTGCTGCGCGAGCGTCTCAAGAGGCACCTGTCGCCGGCCGAGACGGCGGCCCCGGACTGGGTGTGGATCCACTTCTTCTTCCACACCTGGAACAAGTGGTATCAGGGCGCGACGATGGGCGCGCTGAAGACCCCGCCGCACGCCCGGTACTCCCACGTCGCGCGGCCGATCGACCCGCATGCCGCCGACCGTCCGACCGGCTGGGAACCGCTGGGCGGGGTGACCGCGTGAGCACGTCCAACCTCCTTGAGGTCCGTATCGCCGAGATGGCCGACGTCGGCACAGCGATGCGGCTGATGGCCGGCCGGTTGAAGCTGAGCCTGACGAAGATGGTCGAGGCAGGCGGCGTGCAGAACGGATCGTTGATCGGCATCGGCACCGGCAGCAGGAAGACCAAGGATATGAGTCTCGTCCCGCTGCTGCGGCTGCTGCGGGCGGTCAACTGGGAGATGGCCGGCCGGGTCCGCGACCCGCGCGGCATCGTGATCTACCCGGAGGGAGCCGTCGAGCTCCTGATCACCGCGCCGGACGGTGCTCGCATCGAGGTTCCGATCGGCGCACTGTCCGACGTGGCCGTGCTGCTGAACACCATGGCCGCCGCCAACGCGCTGACCGTCACCGGCTTGAACAAGAAAGCCAAGCTCGGCGGCGCTTCGCTGGTCGCACTCGCCAAGAACTCGGGGCCTTACGACGACATTCGGTTGCGCGGGCTGCTCCAGATCGTCGAGGCCGCGCAGTTCGAACTGCTGATCCGCCCGCGGCACGCCACCCGGCGCGAAGCACGGCACGCCACACTGCCGACACGTTCGGACGCAAAAGCGACCTGAACAAGCCCGGCCCCCACCTCGGTTCACTGGGTGGGGGCCGGACTTTGTTCAGACCAGCGCAGCGGCGCGGCTCTGCCGGCGCAGCGGGCCCAACCGCCGGCCGGGCAGCGGATCCTGGGGGTGCTGAATGCGCCACCAGATGTAGCGGCGCATCTCCGCCGAGCATTCACTGTCCCCGACCGTTGCCATGAACATTTCCCAGCGCGGCTCTTCGACGCGCAGAGTCGTCAGGAAATCGTGCGGCGCGGCGACGTCATCGCCGAGCACGGCATCCGTATGGTCGATGCGCCAGTCCATGAAGACCTTCAGGTCACTGGCGCGGCCGATGTCACCGACGACCTTGCCGTACTGCTGCCACAGCCACGACGGCAGCCGCAGTGAGCGATGGTTGGTGTCGGCCATGGCGCCATCGTATAGATCACGATGGACGCCCGCCAACGTCGTGGCAGAATTCGGAAGAAGTGCCTGCTGGATCCCCCGATCGGGGTTTTTCCGAAAACCCCGATGTTGCACTTGCCATTCGGACATTTTGACATTAGGTTTTGTATTTACGCGCGGCCTCAAGCCAGCGCGATCGTCACAAGAGCAACGACCCCAAGGAGCCCACCGTGACGGTCTCTTCGATGCCTGCTGCGCTCGTACCGCAGGCGGATTCGAACGACCCGACCCGCGGACGTCGGACAGCTACCGACCCGCGACCGCACGTACGTATGACCGCCGGATTCTTCACCGAGCCCGGCAAGCTCACGCACGTCGCCGATCCCGTCGAACGGATGGCCACGCTGGCTCTGCATGCCGCGGCCATCGGGATGTCCCGTGAGTTGGGCACCGACGGGCACATCGTGCCCGAGACGGTGCTCGAAGCCACCGGCCTGCCACCGCAGTTCGCCAAGACCCTGATGACCGACGGTCTCTGGCACCAGGCCGACCACGGCTGCCCGCGCTGCCCGCAGCCGCGCTACCTGCACGTCTACCTGCACGACATCCTCAACCACAACCGCACCGCCGAGCAGGAGCGGCGCATCGCCGAGCAGCGGCGCGGTAGCGGCGCCAAGGGGCTGGCCACCCGCTGGGACGGCCACCAGAAGCCGGAGAAGAAGCCCGCCCGGCCACCGGGACGCCCGCGCAAGAACCCGCCGGCTGACCCGCATGCGGGTGTGGCACTGGTCGCGGTCGAACCGGGCGAGACGCCGCCGGTGGCGCAGCATCCCGCTGAAGCCCGGGCGCGAGCGCGCCGTGGGCGGCCACGGCGGACCGAGCCGAGGGTGTTCGACCCGATCGTGGTCGAGCTGTGCGACCTGCTCGCCGATCAGATCGCAGGTAACGACCCCGACGGGGTGCGCCCGAACGTCACCGACACCTGGCGCAACCAGTGCCGGCTGATGATCGAGAAGGATGGCCGGGAGCCCGAGAAGATCCGCAAGGCGATCCTGTGGTGCCAGAAGGACAGCTTCTGGCACGCCAACATCAAGAGCATGCCGACGTTGCGCACCAAGTACGCGACTCTCAGCGCCCGGGCGCACGAGGAGAAGCAGCGCCTGCTGGGCCGCGCCCCTGCCCGGCGCCCCGGCGACGCGCCGGCCGCGGTGGCGGTGCCGGGCATGAACGCCCTCTACGACGACGACAACATCCCTGGAGCACAGCGATGAGCGGCGAGGCCGTATCCGAGAAGGCCGCCGGCGGGGACGTCTTCCGCGACATCATGGCGGCCCGGCTGCGCGCCCGCGGCATGGATCCGGCGCTCATGGACACCACCGACGACGAGATCCTCGACCCGCGCGGCAACGTCTGGTACAACCGGGACGAAGCGGTCCGGCACCTGACCGGGCATGCTCTGCGCGCGCTGAGCATCTACGCCGACGGCGAGTTCGACTTCGACCGGCTGCCGCAGACCTACCGCTACGTCCAGGAGTGGGCGGACAGCCAGAAGGCCGACCCGAGCGCCGACCCGATGCTGATGCTGCGCGGCACGATCGGCTGCGGCAAGACCAGCCAGCTGATCGTGCTGCTGCGCGAGCTGGTGCTGCACCACGCTCACCTGGCCCGGCACTTCCGCTGGTACTTCATCACCAACCGCAACTTCGCGGCCGCGATGCAGCCCGGCAGCGGCCGGGACCCGGATGCGCTGATGCACCGGCTGCTGCACGCCGACCTGGTGGTGCTCGACGACCTGGGCGACTACAACACCCAGGACTTCGGCCGGGCCGCCGACGCCACCAGCCGGCTGATCAACCATCGCGCACACCACCGGCTGCCACTGGCCACCAGCAGCAACCTGCCGTTCGTGCGCGCTGAGAAGGTCAAGGAGCGGGAAGAGGAGCTGGGTCAGCGCATCGCCGTGCTCGCTGACACCCTCGACGGCCGGGCTATTTCCCGGCTGCAGGCCGGCTGGGTCGTCACCATGCCTGAAGTCGACTACCGGGCCCGGCAGGGCCGGAGGCTGGGGCCGTGAGCGCCCCCGCCATCGATCAGGCCCAGCAACGCCACACCCGTATCGACGAGATGGCGGTGCTGGGCGCGATGATGCAGGCCGCGCCGCACAGCACCGTCCCGGCGCAGGTGCGGGGGCTACTGGAACCCGCCGACGGCCAGGAAGGGGTCGGCGAACACCACTTCAGCCTGCCCGGCCACAAACTGGCCTGGCGCACGATCATCGCGCTGATGAACGCCGGCGAGCCGCACGACCTGAATGCGGTCGCCGCGGCCATCCCCGTCGAACAGCTGCGGCTGCTCAACAACGGCGCCTACCTCAGCGACCTGGCGCAGGCCTGCCCGACACCGGCCAGCGGCACCTGGTACGCCCGCAACCTGGCCAACGCGACCCTGCTGCGCCAGATCGGCGACGCCGCCGCCGCGCAGGCGCAGGCGGCCGCGGTGACGGCACTCAACGACGCCACCGAGGTGCTGGAGGTGGCCCAGGCGCGGCTGAACGCGCTCGCCCCGCCGGGCCGGCGGGGGGCGATGGTGCCGTGGTCGGTGATCGGCCCGGAAACGCTGGACGAGATGGAGCGCCTGGCAGCGCTCGCCGCCCGCGAGGATCCCGAGGCGGACACGGCGTTCTCCACGCCGTGGCCGGATCTCAACCGGCTCCTCGGCCCGGTGGCACCCGGCGCGATGATCATCATTGCCGGGCGCCCGGGAATGGCGAAAAGCTGCGCGATGAGAGACATCGCGCTGCATCTCGGGATGCGCCGGCAGCGCCTGGCGCCGGTGTTCTCGCTGGAGATGAGTCGGATGGAGATCGGCCTGTGCTTGATGGCGAACGGCGCGAAGATTCGCTCCGACGACATCAAGCACGGCACGATGAGCGACGACGACTGGATCCGAGCGGCCCGCTACGTCGCCAAGACCGCCGACGCGAAGCTCGTCGTCGACGACACGCCCGGGATGAACCTGGCGTACGTCGACCGGACGCTGGGGGATCTGGCCCGGCAGTACGGCGAGGACCCGGCCGGCTACTTCTTCGACTATCTGCAGCTGGGCAGCGAGCGAGGCCACGGCAACCGGCAGGAGGAGGTCTCGGCGATGAGCCGCGGCCACAAGCTGCTGGCCAAGAAGCGCAACACGGTGGCGGTGGTGCTCAGTCAGCTCAACCGCGGGCCGGAAGGCCGGGCCGACAAACGCCCCCAGCTCTCGGACCTGCGCGAGTCGGGCAGCCTGGAGCAGGACGCGGACATCGTGATCCTGCTGCACCGCGACGACTACTACGACCCGGAGTCCCCGAACGCGGGGGAGATCGATTTCATCGTCGCCAAGAACCGGGGAGGGCCGACCGGAGTGGTCACTCTGGCGGCGCAACTGCACATGTCCCGGCTGGTATCGATGGCTGTGGTCTAGCCGGGCAGTATAGAGATCAGTCGATTACGGAGTGTTCTGCCCGACCTCGTGACACTCCGCTATCGCAACGGACATCTGTTCGAGCCGACACCTGACGAGCATCCGACCGTTTAAGCAGGCAGGACACGGGTTCGATCGCCCCCTGAGATCGCCCCGTGGCCTGCCTGCGTACCTCCGGCCATCTACTCCCCGCACAGAATGACCGCGGCGCAGCATGTTACAGATCGTCATGGTCGATGGCAAGGAGCCGCGGATGAGTCAGCCCACCTGCATCCTGTGTGCGTTCTACTACCCGCAGACAAAACCGCATCTACCCGACATGAGCCAGCCCGGGCGGCAGACCTGCGACGCCGGCCTGCGCCGGCTCGAGCACGAGTTGCTGAACATCCGGTCGTCGTTCGCCCGCCTCGGCGAGCAGGAGCAGACTGAGGCGGGCGCGAACGATCCGGTCAGCCGCCGGTTGCCGGTCGCCCCGGTCGCCCCGGTGACCAGCCAGCCGCACGTCTCCGGCAGCCCCGAGCCGCGCCTGCCGATCAACATCAACAGAGCGGATCTGCTGCTGCCGGTGGTGCCGGGCTACGTCACCGACCCGTACGGCGACCAGCGCGGCCTGATTCCGGTCGCCGCGATCCTCAACGAGTGGGTCGCTGAGTGGCACGACCGCTGGTTCTCCTGCGAAACGTACCCGCAGACCGATGCGATCACGTTGATCAACTGGATTCTCGGGGTCCGGCTGATGTACGCCGTGCACCATGAGCCGGCGATCGCCGAGTTCGCCGAGGAGATGCGCACCATCCGGGGCACCCTGCGCGCAGTGCTCGGGGAGTCCGCCCCCCGCCCGGTGATCATGTGGGGGATCGCCTGCCCGTCCTGCAAACTGATCAGCCAGCTGAAGCTGGACCCGGACAACCCGGATCACCGGCGCGAATGCGGTAACTGCGGGCTGCTGCTGTCGCGCGAGGAGTACCTGCAGCACCTACGTGATCTGGTCGACGCCCACCGCCGGCAGCAGGATGTAGCACACGGGTGATCGATGTAGTACATTGTTTGCGGGGTTGTTGTTCTTCCTCTTGGGTTGCATGGACCCGAGGGTAGACGACGAGTATCAGAGGCTCACCCAGGCGGATCAATTCCCGCCCACGGTGGGCCTTTGGTGCATCTATAGTGATGTTGTTCCCGAAGGGTGGGAGGGTGTCGTGGAGGACCTCTGAAGCCTGGTTTGAAACCACAAAAACGCCCGGCCTCCGATGAAGGAGGCCGGGCGTTTTCCGGTGAGCTGGTCTTTGCTAGAGGAACCGGGTCAGATACTACGCCGGGCGGCGCGCTGGCCGGACAGACTCATCCGTCCGGGTTTGTGGCTCTTGAGGTAGGAACCGAGGAAGCCGACCAGGGCCGGCAGCAGCGGGTAGATGATCGTCTCCAGCCAGTCGGGCAGGACCGTCAGGTCCGTTTCCGTGCTGGTCAGGATCGCGAACAGGGTGAACGCGCCGACGTACGCGGCGATCGCGCCGGCCTTGGTCTTCTCCTCGACAGGCCCGGCGGACGGGGGAACCTCAGCGAGGTTGCTCACGGCTGCTCCTTCGGGTGGCGGACGGCTCGGGGCTGGGGCTGCCTTTCGGCGGCAGAACGAATCCGGGGTAGTACTGCTGGACGCAGCGCACGAGCCCTGAGCCTTCGGGGTCACGCTCAAGTGGGTTCTGCCGCTGGCACAACGCGATAGCGAACTGGGTCTGACGGATCTGCTCCATCACGGCCGCGGTCGACTTCACGTTCTCCTGGGCGCACTTGCTGTCCAGCTGAAAGCACCCCAGCAGCAGGCTGTTGGTGCTCTCCGCAGCCTCGGCGGTCGTGTTGATCCGTGTCAGCAGAACGAAGTTGCCGACCACCATCGCAACCATCAGGATCATGGTCGGCACCAGGACGTACAGCAGCCGGTGAATCATTTTGATCTTCTCGGTGCGCAGGACTTCGCTCTGCTCCACCTCGGAACGCAGTGCGGCCACGCTGTCGGACAGCTCGCTGAGCGCCGCCACGGCGCGCATGAATCCTTCGTCAGTCATCGATCTCTCCTCACCGAGGCGCGTCGAGCCCTCATGACATCGCCATTGGGCCCTACCAACGCCAGCCGGGTGGCGACGTCAGCCCGGTCGCCGGCCGGGTCCGTCTTCAGGTCGTCCGGATCCGTCACGAGGCTCTCCTTTCGCTTCTTCGCGCACCTCGGACATGGTGCTGCGCAGTATCTCGACGGCATCTTCGAGCATTCGCGAAATCAGACTCAGACGATCTTCGAGGTTGCTGACTCCGCCGTTGGTGACAGCCATGATCATCGACTTTCATCCGGGTTAGCCCGGCGGCGGGGATAGCCGTCGCGCAGATCCCGCTGCAGGTCACGCAGCATCTCGGTCGATTCCTCGACCGCACCGGTGGCGCTCATCAACGCGGGGATGACCTTCTCCTGGATCACGCTGTTGAGCCGGACTACTTCCGACTCGAGCCGGTCGGCTCGGGCAGTCTCTCGACTGATCATGAATTTGGCGAACCACACCAGCAGCGTCGCGAAAACGCCCAGCACGCCGTACTGGGCAAGCACCGAGTAGTCCGGTCCCTCGCCGGCCGCGGCAGCCGCCAGCACCAACTGAGTAAGCAGCCCCATCGCGCGGCCCCCTCCCTGGTTTCTGCCACGTGAGGAGAGGCGCCGGAGTCAGACCTTGCTCTGCACCCCCATCGATGCCCAGGTGTTGTGCCCTACCTGACCATCGGCGGTCAGGCCGCGCAGCTTCTGATACCAGATCACCGCGGCCCGGAACTTCGCCCCGGCCACCCCGTCGGCCGGACCGGCCTTACTCGCGCCGATGTAGCGCTGCACGAAGGCGACATCCTCACCGGAGAGCACCGTCCGGCCGGGCACATACTGCAGCACCCGGGAGCCCGGCACATGCCGGATCACCGGCGCCGGCTTGGCTGGTGGCTTCGGCGCGCTGGATCCGCTTTTGGCCGGCATTTCCTCCCGGGCGATCCAGGCCGCCTTGCTTTCGCCGGTGACCACGCTGAGCTTGGCTCGGGCCGCCTTGGCGTCGAGCAGGTAGCGCCGCTTCAGCTCGTCGTGCACATGCCACTTATGGTCGTCGCTGGCGCGCCCCACCTTGCCGGTGACGAAATCCAGCCGGACCGCGTCGCCGGCGCCCGGCCACGTGTTGACCGCGTTGAAGTACTTACGCCGCGGGTCGTCGTGATCCTTGAAGACCGGCCAGACCCGCTTGAAGTGCCGGATCATGTCGGCGCGGCTCATGGTGACATCCAGCGCCGCACCGTACTTCGGGTTGAAGTCCTTGTCGTCGGGCCGCACATTGGAGTAGTCCCGGCTGTTGCCGTGCTTGCGCAGGTCCTCCACCGAGCAGTGGTAGCCGCCGTTGTCCAGGTGCCGGGTGTCCGGCGCGATCCCGGACAGCACAGCCGAGAGGAACCCGGCGTTGTTGGCGTAACCGTCCGCGAGCAGCCGCATAGGTGCGCTGACCAGGGTCGCCATCAGAAATCACCACCCCGTTCACCGGAACTGTCGTCGATCACCGGCGGTTCGGCCGGCTCTTCCTCGTCCTCGCCGGGCAGGGCGATGACGTCCAGGTCCTTGGCGGCCGCGGCCGCCAGCGCCCGGTTCCGGTCCAGCGCCCGGGTGCCGTCCTCGTCCAGCAGCGACGGGTCGGGGGAGGTGTCCAGCCCGAAGCTGCCGTCACCGGAGTTGATGTAGTAGATCCAGGCGGCGAAGCCGGCTGCGTCGACGGCCACGAACCCCCGGTTGCTGTTGATGGTCAGCGTCTGGCCGGCCATCGGCCCGCCGACGCACACGCCCTGATGCATGAGTGCTCCTTGGGGAGTTGTTCCGCGTTGTTTCGCAGCGTTCCGAGGCGTTCCAAGGTGTTTAGGAACGCTGTGGAAGACGGTTCGTCCGGCGTAGTGTCAGCAGTGTTTGGCCTGTCAGTGCCCAGGGCTGGGCGGTGCGGGTGCGGGGCGTGAGCCGATCGACTACCGGCGCGATCGCGCCCCGCATCACCGCTGCGGCAGGCCCATGTGGGTCCACGGGTTACCGCCGGCAGATTCGCTGGCCGGCCGGTTGAGCAGGATCGACCAGACGTGGCTCTGCTGCTGCACCGGCGTGACGTCGACGATGCGGCTGGTGGAGCCGGTAATGCTGGTGCCGTTGGAGTCGAACCAGCCGAGGCTGAGCTTCACGTCGGTGCTGGCGCCGCCGGTTGCGATGTCCAGCCGCTGCGAGTCGGTAGCGGTCTCGATGCTCCAGTCCTTGGTGGTGGCGGTGCCGGGGTTCTCCCGGCCCAGGCCGACGGTCACCAGCCAGTCGCCGGCCACCGCGGCCAGGCTCGCCGCGGTGATCGGCGCGTTGGCCACGTCATGCGTCCACACCTGCGCGGCGTTGGTGGTGACGGTGGCGTCGACCCCCGAGTACGCCACCGCCGCGCCGAGGTTGCGGCCGCTGGACGACCAGGTCCAGGTGTGGGTGGCGCCGACGTCGCCGCTGACGGCGACCTTGCGGTACAGGTAGGTGGTCAGCGTGGTGCCGGGGCTGTAACTGCCGACCAGCGTCCAGCCGGACGGCCCGGACGGCACCGGCGAGTTGCCGACGTTGGCCACCATCACGTAGATCATGTGGTCGACGGCGAGGCCGGCCGGCATCGGCACCGCGGTGCTTGAGCCCGAGGTGGAGTTGAGCACCGAGGCGGCGCCGACGTACGCGATCGGCATCCCTAGACCACTTCGATCTGCACGACGAGGTCGGCGGCGCCGGTGCCGGCCACATCGACGTCGGCGGTCAGGTAGTCGCCGTCGGCCAGCGTGGACACCGAGAAACCGGTGTTCTTGCCGGAGGTCAGGCCGCTGACCGCGATAGTGGGCCGGTTGCCCTGGGTTCCGTAAATGGTCGTGCCGTTCTTGTTCACGTCCACCGTCGGCGTGCCGGAGGTGGACGCGGTACCCAGCGAGATACGCACCGACCGGATGGTCAGGGTGACACCGAGATCGTTGTACCAGCGGTAGGTGCCGGTGCCGGTGGCGACCGTGCCCGACTTGACGAAGGTGACTGAGCGGCCCAGGTTCGGCGCATTCAGCGCGAAGGCGCTGGTCATCCACGCCTTCGCGGCGCCGGTGGAGTCGCGCCACTCCTCGACGTTGCCGCTCTGGCTGGCCAGCGCCTGCAGGATCCGGCCCTGACCGGTGGTGCTGGCCGGCTTGGACAGCTGCCCGGCGTTGAAGTTCTGCACCGTGGTGAAGGTCTTGGTCGCGCTGATCGTCTGCGCGGTGTTGGTGGTGACGTCGCCGCTCCCGCCGCCGCCGGCCACGGTGCCGGCCACCCACAGTCCGGAACCGGAGCTGTAGAGCAGAGCCTGCCCGTCGGTGGCGGTGGCCACCGCGCTGGAGACGCCGATCAGGTCCTGCAGCTTGGTGCCGTGGCCGTTGGACTGCGCGGCGTGCTGATCGAACTGGTCCTTGACGGGGCCCATGTAGGAGCCGAGGTCGGAGGCCTGCATGAGGAACCGGGGTGATCCGTTGGCGCTGGCCCACATCTCGAACACCCCGTCGGGGCCGTAGAAAGGTTTGATTTGCCCGGCGGCGCGCCCGTCGGTGCCGGTGCTGGTGATGATGCTGGTGATCGGGGAGAAGTTGGTGTCCAGCAGGTCCGTGATCGGGTTGTTGCCGGTCTCCGCGCTGAAGAACAGCACCGTGGCGCCGCCGCCGGGCTGCAGGTCGTTCTCGCTGTCGCTGACCAGGTAGACGTCCTCGGGCCCGCCGCCGAACTGCATGCGTGTCATCGCCGCCCCCTCAGCCCGCGCTCGGGTAGGTGATCGGACCGAGCACCGCGCGGCCACCGTTGGGGAAGGTCGACGCGTACGCGGTGATCGCGACCGAGCCGGTGGCCGCGGTGATGAACCCGAACGCGGCCTGCCCGGGCTGCAGGGTCGCCTGGAACCACATGTCGTGCGCCGGGCGGAAGCTGTCCGGCAGCACGCACACGGCCAGGTCGGTGCTGGGCGCCTTGTCGGCGGCGTTGAGCACCAGCGTGCCCTGCAGATATGTCCAGCCGTTGACACGCTGCACGTAGAGCGCATCGGACGTCCAGCCACCGGCCGCAGTCAGTTTCGTCCAGGCACCGGATTCCCCGAGCAGCGTGTAGCCGGTGCCGGTGCTGATGTAGCTGCGCCCGTTGTCCAGCCGCCAGGCCGGTGTGCCGGGCGAGGTGACCGGGATGGAGGTGCCGTTGCGCAGGGTGACGCCGGGGCCGGTCAGCCACCAGTCCACCGGCGTCACGTCGGTGGACTGGATGAACGGCTGGCCGGTGACCCCAGAGCTGGCGACCCGCACGGCGGCCAGCGGCAGGTCCCAGACGCCGGTGGAGCCGGTGTCCTGCACGGGGCTGGGCGCGGCCGGCACCGTCGAGGGAGTGCCATTGATCTTGTTGAGCCGGACCGTGAAGTCGTTGCGGCTCAACCGCAGCACGATCAGGTCCAGCCGCGGGTTACCCGAGGTGTTCGCATCCAGCGCCACCACCGGCGGGGTCGTGCCGGACTCCCAGCGGAAACCCCGCACGACCGCCGCCTGCCCGGCGTAGGCCTTGACCTGCCGGCCGGAGTTGTCCGCGAAGATCAAGGGGGTGGCCAGCTGGCCGGCGGTCAGGCCCATGCCGTACCGGCCGCTGCCGGTGACCGGGCCGAGGAGCCGCTCGTAGGTCGCGTCGGTGACACCGGCGCCGCCGGCTACCGGGAAGGACGTCTCCGCCACCGGCGGACCCCTCTCTGCAATTGGATGTCGCGATGGAGTGCTACGCTGCTCAGCGAGACCCGCTGGTCACGTGAAAGGAGTCAGGAAAATGGCAGACCCGGTGACGGGCTACGGCCCGGACGACCACGACGAGAAGCCGGCGGTGGGGTTCGCCCACGCGCCGTTCTTCGACGAGGAGACCGAGGTGCCACCCGTCGGCTTCACCACCGCGCATCTGGTCGCGGCCACCGAGACCGAGGAGAACGACTGATGACCCCCGACGAGACTGCCGTCGTCGAAGCAGCAAGGGCCTACTACCAGACCAGCGGCGACAGTGCTGACGCCCACAACGAGCTGATGGACGCCGTCCGCACGCTGGAGGAACCGGAATCGGAGTTCGCCACTTACTACCGCAGGCAGCGGGCGGTCCGGCTGGCCGAGGCGAGCGCCTGATGCTGCTCTACTGCTGGAACCACAACATGACCCACCAGTTCGCGCCCGGCGAGGTAGAGCGGATCGTCTCACGAGCTGACGCGAGACCCACTGTCGTAGAGCTGTGATACGCTGCTGTTCGCGGAAGGTTTCCAGCAGCTGACCGCACTGCCACAAGACCTGCGCTTTCAGCGCAGGTCTTGTGTGCTTTGTGCGCCCCTCCCCGGTCAGGCTCTGCGTTCGACCGACGCCAGGCGCCGGTCGAGTTCCCGAAACCGGGCGATGAACGGGCTGTCGTAGCGCGCCGACTGGTCGCCGATGGTGATCCCGACGACCTCCCCCGAGCCGGGCGACGCCTGCAGGCTGACGGTCTGCACCGGCGCGATCTCGTACTGGCCCGGCGCCAGTTCGATGCTGACGATGTCGCCGACGTCGTAGTGGATGCCGTACCGCTGGTCGGGGGTGTCCGAGGCATTGGATGCCAGCCGGGCGCTGGCCAGTCCTTCCGCGAACGCCTGGTCG